TTTGTTTTATGAAGATAAGCCTTCTTATAACAAAGGAATTTTATGGGAGCTTTATGGAAGACAGATTTTTGAAAATCTGAAAACAAAAGTAAATTCTTGTTATTTTCCTAAAAAGAATCCAAATGGGACTCTTGAATTTTTGTATGAAAATTACTCTATTGAAAAGGTCGATTTAAATAAAGTGGAGGCTGAAAACATTGATAGAGATTTATAATGAAACAAAACATATTTAGACCGTCCTTGAAAAAGGGTTAGGCAAGAAATGGTTTACAGACTTGGCTCTTCTGGTGAAATATTGGAAGAGTCAAGGCTATGCAAAAAAGCAGGTAAAAGAATGGTGTATTGATAAATGCGTTAAGTATGTTAAAAACTTCAATTCTATAAAAGATGGTCCCGATTTAAAGAAATCTATTGATAAAGTTTGGAGGGATTGGAAAACAAAAGGAGATAATCCTTCTAAACTTAGAGAAATAGATTATGTTGAATTTCCAAAAGAAGTTCTTGATTGGTTTTTGGCTTTAGAGAATGATTTTATAATTACAGATGAAGAACGAAGTAAAATAAACGAGCTTCGAGCCCCAACTAAAGTAAAAAGAACACCAATGAATTTCAATCGTATTAAGGTGCTATTTACACTTTATATTTGGAGTCTTATTCAAAAAGAATATATGGCTGGGGGATGGAATTATTTTAATTTAGATGATTGGTATCCGAAGTTAAAGAAAGATTCTGATTTGCCCACAAGTTATAATATTCTTAATGAAAGAAATATTCTTGAAGATTTGGGTTTTCTTAAGACAACGGAAAAGAATGTTGATGTTATTCTTGAATTGTTTGATAAATTTGACGTGTTTAATATTGAAGTGACAGATAAGAATAGAATAAGGCTTGAGGGAGAAGATTTATATAATTGTGGACTTTGGTTAAAGAAGCAGAAATATAATTGGTTTATTTGTGAGCATTGTGGGAAAGAAATCTTTGATAAAAACAAGCCTTTAGGTGGAAGACCTCGCAAGTATTGTAAAGAATGTTCAAAAATTTACGACCATGAAATTAGGGAATATACTCCTGTATACTGTGAAATTTGTGGGATTGAAATTGAACCTAAGTTTACAATTAAACATCGACAATGCTATTGTGGAAAATGTAAAGAAGATATGAAAGATATAGCGAGGAACAAATATCGTTCAAAAATCAAAGATTCCCTAAAAGTGGATAAAGTTTGTCGGGAAACCTCAATTCCGCAAACCCCTGAGCCATAAGGGTTTGAGCCACTTTTTCAGAAAATTTTTTCTGGCTCTACTTTGGAAGGAAACATATTTTCCTTTCAAATTTAATGTAAAAAGGATTGATTTTTAATGATTAAGATTTCCCGTTCCCAGCGTGACGCACTTGAAAGTGTAGGTCTCTTGAAGTATCGTCGTAGAGGTTTTAATCCTCAAGACCAGAATTTCTCAGTTGTAAACAAAGAACACGTCTCTCGTGATAAGACATATTATGTTGTCGAAGAGCCTGAGATTATGTTGTTCCTCGGCTTTTATGAGAATCAGAACTTGCAGATTATTAGTAAGCGTCAATATGACCAAGGCATTATAAATAAGCTTTTCAATGAATCTCAGGTTCAGAAGTGGGGAGAGTATAATCCTAATGCTATTGTATTCATTGATTATGCTGGACGTTATCGTGTAAAGCGTATTGCCAAGATTATGATTGGTTTGGGAATTTGGAAGCCAAATAATGCTCGTAAGAGCACTGTTGTGGAAAATGTCGAAGCTCAGAATTGAGTAGAGACGAGGATAAAAGGTAATTTATTAAAGTAAAAACTAAAGTAAAATTTAAAATTTTAAAGGATTTAAAGGAGTTATAAAAATTATGAAGAAGAATGAATTTGTTCAGATGATTAAGGATACTGAGTATTGTGCCGATATTAGCAAGAAGGATATTGAGGCTGTTATTAATGGTATTAGCGACGCTATTACTGAAGTAATTGCACAGGAAGATAGTGTAAAGCTGGGGTCTGTGGGAACTTTCTCAGGTTTTACTCGTCCTGCAAAGGATATGCGTAATCCTCGCGATGGTAGCACGGTCCATGTTCCTGAGAAGCATGGTTTTCCAAAGTTTAAGTTTGCTTCTAATATGAAGAAGTGTGACTGATTTACAAAGTAACATTGAGCGCTCAATAACTCATCTGCCATGTGTAGAAGGAGTGGAGAAGACGTCGGCACTTTAGTTGCCGGCGTTTTCGTTATTTTAGGGATTTAGCAAATTCTTTTTCCAAGTCGTGGTATTAATAGGATATTAATAGCTATATAAAGATATTTAAGGCGTAACGCCATTTGCCCCAGAACGTTACTGAAGGGTAGCGTTCTGGGCAGATTATAAATTGTATAAAATATATGGATTATACAGGTATAAAACCTAAATAAAATGTGTATTTTATAGAATTTGTAATAACATTTAAAAAGAATAAATTAAAATAGTTAAAGGAATGATAAATAGATATGCAAAAGCCAAGAAAAAGTCTGTGGAAAATGGATACTGTAACTCGTAATGACTTTGTAAAAATGGTTATGCGTAATGCGGGTGGCACTGATAAAAAAGAAGCTGAAAAATATGTTGAGGCTTTTGAAGATGCTGTCCTTGAAGTTATTGCTCGTGAACAACTTGTTAAATTATCATTTGGTACAATTTATGGAATTTTTAAAGCTCCTTGGCGAATTACAGGAAAGTTTAAGGCTGAACATAATGTAAAAGCTCGTAGGGGTTGGAGTGATGCGAAACATGGTCAACCTAATATCATTTGGTCTATATTGGCTAAAGATAGTGATACAGTAGACCCAGAAGAGTATTTTAGCTGGCCTGAAAATAGATATACGAAATTAGCATATCAATATAGAAAAGATATGGATTTACCTGAAATTCCTGAATTTGAGGGAATGACAGAAGAAGAAATTCTTAACCAATGTGCAGAGTTCGAAAAATCTCAGCTTGGTAAAAAAGCTCGTGCAAATTATGACCTTTATGAATGTTATAAGGTAAGGAAAAATCATGATAGGTCTGTCCATACACAAGAATATTGGATTGAAAAACAAAAAGCCAAAGGTGTTCCTGAAGACCAAATTCAACGCCTTAGTTATGAAGAGATTCTTGAAATTCAAGACAAAAGAAGACGTGATTATATTGATAAGCAAATGGACGAAAAAATTCGTAAAAAGGTTGAAAGGTCTCGTAAGAACGAACAAAATCGACGTGATTATTACGGATTCCCTCCATTATCAGAAGATATGCCCACATCTTATGAAATTGCCGCAAAGCAATATTTAATTGATGTTCGTGGGACTTATGACTCTTTATTTGGTGATGGAGAAGGAAAGATTCCTGATAGAAAAGCAGATAATAATCTTCAAGAATTGTTTGCTGAAAGACGTGAGAAAAATCGTTTGAGAAAAATGATTGAAGATGGGTCTATTTCTGATGAAGAATATGAGGAATATGTAAATCGGAATCCATATAGCAGAGATAATGAATAAGTGAAAGGAAGGTGTTGCCTGATGGCGATGACCGCAAAGGAAAAACAGTTGAGACAACTTGTTGTTGATACTGCTGAAACATGGGTTGGAACTAAGCAAGGTGATACCAACCACAAAAAAATAATTGAAACTTATAATAGTATTAAGCCATTGCCCGAAGGTACAAAAATGCTCTTATCGTGGGCATGGTGTGCCGCTTCAGTTTCAGCATGGGCATAGATGTTAGGATTAACAGAGTATATTCTTCCTGAATGTTCATGTAATCGCATGATTAAACTTTATAAAGCTAAAAATCAATGGGTTGAAAATGATGCTTATGTACCAGATATGGGAGATATTCTTTTCTATGCTTGGAAAGATAATGGAGTTGGTGATTGCGAACTTGAAGCTGACCATGTGGGCATTGTAAAAGAAGTTAAAAACAATATTATTTATGTTATCGAAGGAAATTATTCCAAGTCTGTAAAAATTCGTCAGATTAAAGTTAATGGTAAATATATTAGAGGTTTTGCTACTCCTGATTATAAAACGGCAAGTAAAACCTATGATTTTAAAAAGAAGGTTACGGTTAAACCTGCTAATTCTACAACAACCACAAATAAGATTGACACTACTATTACAACGGGAAAAGTTTTAACAATCGCTTCTACTGTCCCTTATTTGAAAAGTGGAGATAAAAATGAGGCTGTTAAAGTCATGCAAACTGTTTTAATTTATTTGGGTTTTAGTTGTGGAACAAGTGGTGCAGATGGAAGTTTTGGACCCGCAACAGTTAAAGCAGTTAAGGCTTATCAGAAGGCTGTTGGGATTCCTCAAGATGGTATTTGCGGAAGAGATAGCTGGAAAAATATGCTACTTGGAAACAAGAGTAAATAAGAAAGAATAAAATAGCAGAGGGTCTTAATTGACCCTCTTTTCATGTATAGACGAAGGAGGTTAGAAGATATGGCAAAAATTTATGATGCAACTACAGGTAAGATTATTGATAAGGACACTGGCGCGGAAGTTACCATGCCTTCGTCTTCTATTTAGATTGGAGAGTTAAAAGTTGGTCCAGCAAACGAATTCCGTACTACTGGTAATACTAATTTTGATAATACAAAGACTCAATTTGAACAGAGTTATAGCGATACCAATCGACAAATTACAGAAGTGTATGAAGATATGGTTGATGTCGTTATTAGTACCGAACAACCTAAACATCAAAAGGTTGGCGATTTATGGTACAAAGTCATTGAATAAGATTTAATAAAATTTTTATCTTAGGATATGTAAAAGGTTTAAAAGGTGGTGACTTATGGCTAAATTAGGTCAGGCTGCCAGAGTTAGAGAATAGCAAAAAGCTGAAAAGGAAATTAATGCTATTCAAAAGAAAATGGAACTTCAAAATAAAAAGGCTAATTTTGGTGAAGGCTGGAAAAAAGCCCTTGGCACAGAAAGACAAAAAGCCATGCTTGAAATTATTGGTAATGATGGCGCACCTAAACTTGAAGATTCTATTGATATAAATGCTTTTTTAGAGCCAATTGAATTCTTTAGAGATAAAGAAACGGGCGAAATAAATAAGATTGATTTTCAAACTTATTTAGACGCTGAAAAGGCTTTTCAGGGTGGCATTGATGAGCAAAATGAAATTATTGCGGATGAAGATTATGTTACTCCTGATATAATGGAAAAAATAAACTCTGGCAAAAAGAGTAAAAGTAAAAAGAAAAAAGAAGATGGAATTAATGTTCCTGAATATTTACAAAAATATTATACAGTATGGATGAAATATTTTGGAAGATATGTTCCATTATACAACAAATATGTTTGTACTTGTTGTGGTAGACCTTTGCCCCAAGGCGAATATTATCTCAATTATAATGAGATGGATTTGGCAAGAGTTGAACCAACAGGTAAAATGCACACTCATTTATGTAAAGATTGTTGTAAAAGACTATATGAATATTTGTTTTTTGAAAAAGCAAAAGAAGATGGTCAAGTTGCGATGATGTGGTTTTGTAGTGCTTTGAATATTTATTATGATGAGACAATTTATCTATAGGCCAAACAAGAGTGTTCTAAAAAAGATAGTAAAAAACATATTATTGATAGTTATATGTCTATTATGAATCAAAGTGCTACTGCTAAAGGAAAAGTATTTCTTGAAAGTAAAGATATTCAAGGAATGATTGGTAGCAGTGGAGTAAATGGTAATGGTAGACAGGATAAAGATAAAAAGATTATTAATAGCAAAGACGGTAGTGTTGGTGATGATACTGAAAATGGGTGGAGCAAGCAAGATTTAGAAGCTAAAAGATTAGTTTTGAAAAATGTTGGCTATGACCCGTTTTATTTTGAACCAGAGGAAAATCGTAAAATACTTTACAAGGATTTGTTGGGTATGCTTGAAGCTGGTATGGAACTTGATGGTTTGAAAGTCCAAGCTGCTTGTCAAATTGTTTTAGCTTTTTCTCGCATTCGTGAATTAAACGAGAGAGAAAGACGAATGATGTCTGGCGATGGAAGTGTAGCTGAATTGAAAAATTTAGCTGACCTGAAAAATAAACAACTTGATACAATTACTAAATTTAGTCGTGATAATGGCTTTGGTGAGCGTTATGCTATAGCTAAAGCTAAGGGTGAAAATTCGTTTACTGGCATTATGGCTAAGATGAATGAAATGAAATATGAAGATGCTATACTTAATATGTATGACATTGAAACAAGTAAGAGTATTGAACAAGCCGCCAATGCAAGTTTTAAAGCTATTTTTAATCAGCTTAGTATGAGTGATGCGGAATATGCTAAACAGTGTACTGAGCAATTACAAAGGATTCAAAAACTTACGAGAGAAAAAGATGCTCTTCAAGAAGAGAATCGCAAGTTAAAATATGAAATGACAAAAAGAGATTTGGAAGAAAAAGCAAAAGAAATAGCTGAAGAAAACGGTTCAGAATGGGGTGGTTACTAATGGTTAGCCCTATTTTTAATTTGCTTGATTGTGAGATTTTACCAAAAAGAAAAGAGATTTTTGATAAATACTGTAAAATTATAAGATGGGGTCGAGCAAATCCCACCAGATTTATTGAAGATTTTTTTAAACTGCAATTAACAGATATGTAGAAATATGTGTTAATGAGCAGTTGGATTCCTGCAAATGTTGTTTGGCTTATGGGCAGAAACAGCGGCAAGGCCGTTTCGCTTGATACTCCTGTATATTATCGCACAACTGACAGAGGTGAAAAAATAGAAAAGAAAACAATTGGAGACCTTAAAGTTGGTGATGTAATATATAATGAAAGTGGAAATTTAACAGAAGTAATCCATCTTAATCCAATCGTTATTGAAAACGAATATGTTGTTGAATTTGAAGATGGAGAGAAGATTTCTTGCAATTCTGAACATCTGTGGAAAGTGTTTGATTCTTGCGATAATAAGTGGAAAACATTGGAAACTGGGGCTATTTTAAAGAAGATGGGATAGGAATCTCGCTTTTTTGTCCCGAAAGTAAAAGAAGGAAAAAAGAAAATAAAAGCCATAAGAAAAACTGGAAACAAAATAGCAATGCGTTGTATTACAGTAGATAATCCATCGGGGTTGTTTCTCTGTGGTAATAATTACACGGTAACGCATAATAGTTATCTTGTGACTCCATTTATGATGGCAAGAGCATTATTACTTCCAAACACAAATACATATATTATGGCTCCAAGCGGAGGTCAGGCTCAAGGTACATTTACAAAGCTTGAAGACCTTGCAAAAGGAAATATTGCATCTGTTATAGGAGTGAGTTCCGTATTTTTGGATGAATGTGTAAGAATGAATTCCACGGCAGACCCGTTTACTCATGCAAAACAGAGCTATAGTGTAGAATTATATAATGGTAGCACAATTAACACTTTGAACAGTGTTATTAAAAATATAGTTGGTATAAGGTCCAATTTTAGTGAAAAAACGCTAACTTTCATAGAAATATGTTAGAAAAATAACTTTTTTAATTGCTGGAAAATCTTAAAGCTAAACAAGCTACAACATAGTTTCGAAAGAAGCAAGTGTGAATGCGACGAAAGTAGAAAAAATTGTTTAGATGGTTCAAGGTTAAATCCTAAAAATTGTATCAATAGATAATCAGCAGTCAAGACTTGAATAGAGTAAGATTCAACGACTAAGACGAAAGATTTTTCGTAATGGAAAGATTCTGAAAAGAATAAGATATAGTCTAATCTTTTTTGAGAGAAAAAGCTAATATAAAAATGGTTTATGACGAAGCGGGTGAAGATTTGCCCGAACTCCCTTAATGGCTGGAATCCCTTTATATTTAAATAACTACAACATAGATTTTAAAGGTCAAGTGTGAAGGTTTAAAAATATTTAAATTTAGGCAATCAGCCGCCAAAATCCGAAGAGGAAGAGGTTCAACGACTAATAGGAATAATCCGAAACAGGGAGCGCAAAAAGCGAAGATATAGTCTAATCTTCTTTGAGAAAAGAAGTTAATATAATTGAAAATCGACAGGAATTTCTATGCCCTGTCACGTCCGTTTACAGCACAAGATACCAACTTTATAACGGGTGAAGGAATAAATACAGACCTTTATCCATTACAATTACCGAACAAAAAGTTATTGCTATCTTCGGCAGAAGGAATTGATAGTGAACTTTTTGACCAATATAAAATGGCATTTGAAAAAATGTTACAAGGCGACCCTAATTATTTTGTGTGTGATATAGATTGTAGTTTTTCATTACATCCAATGATGAATGGAAAACCGATGAGACCTTTGATTACACAAGATGAGGTGGATAACGCATTTGCTACTAATCCTTACAAAGCGGAAAGAGAGTTAAAGTTAGCTCACATATTTTTAATAGAAATATGTTAAACTCATTGAATTGCTGGAAAGTTTTAATATCTTTATTGCTACAACATAATTTCGAAAGAAATAGGTGTGAATGCAACGAAAGTAGAAAGAAAATAAAGATTGATGCAAGGTTAAAACCTAAACATTGGAATAATAAACAATCAGCATCCAAGTTCCGAATAGGAAAAGGTTCAACGACTAAAGAAGAAATTCAGTGGTGAGCTTCCTTTTGGGAAGAAGATATAGTCTAATATTAATATATGATATATTTATTGATAATAATCGTTTTGATAGAGATGGTGGCGAGGACGTTTTTGTAAAACGTTCAACAATTTTAAAAAATAGTTATTCTTATTATCCAGTATATGCCAATGATGGAGAAAAGAAATACGCAATTTTCTGGGACCCTGCTTCCAAATTGGATAATTCATTTGTTCTTATAGCAGAGATTATTCATGATGAAGTAAGAGGTTGGATGGCAAAAATAGTAAATGGTGTAAACTTAATTGAGACTTTGCCAAATGGAGATAAGATGGTAATACAAAAACCAGAACAAATTGAAATAGTCAAATAGATGCTTCTTGATTATAACAGGGGCGCAATAGATTATGATAATATTTTAACTATACAATTTGATGCTGGTGCAGGTGGTGGCGGATTTGATGCTGCGGCAGTGCTTTTAAATACATGGACTGATAAGCAAGGAAAATCTCATTATGGTATTATTGATGAAAACGACCCATATATGAAATTAAGACTTGACGATTATCCAGAAGCTATAAAAAAGTTAGTTCTTTTTAACTTTAAGCGTGATAAAGTACAGGCTTATGAACGTACTCAACAAGCAATAAACCAAGGATTGATTATGTTTCCGAAATCCTTGAACGCTCGTAATGAAATGGAATTTGAAGAGCAAGCTGCTGATGGTACTACTCAGTTAAGATATGAAAAAGCTGGCTATGAAGATATGATAAGTTTAGCTCAAATTGACCTTTTAAAAGAAGAGGTTGTAGCTATGCAAAAGACAAAGAGACCGAATGGTACGATAGTATTTGAATTGTCACCTGATGCGAAGCAACGTAATTTTCATGACGACCGTGTAGACTGTTGTGCAATGCTTGGTAATTTTATTATGGAGCTTCGAGCACAAGAAGCTCTCACTCTCGAAGAGAAGCCAGTAACAGCGTTTACAGACCTATTAGCTCAACGTAGGCGTTCTGGAACAGCTTCAAAGGCTTCGCAAAATCCGTTTGCGAATAAAGGTGGAGCGAATCCGTTTACGAAGTACAGTAAACGATAATAACTAAACGATTTTAAAATAATTAATAATTCGTCGCTAACAGCAACATTTTATATTCTATAATTAACAAGAAAAAAATACTAAAAAGGTACTGTTGATAACTTACACAGAAGCTAATCAGCACAACAGTTATTATCTGAGTTTATGGGGAATTGTAGGATAATAACTATTAAACTAATAAAAAATGCGGCGAGCCTGTGTGGTATATGGTGGCGCACAGGAGAGACAGGAGATTCTTTTGGGTGGGGGAATCTCCTGTTTATTTAAATTGAAAATTAAACGTGAACTTATTAAGGTTATTTATTGACAAAAATTTAGGTTTAGAGTTAAAAGGTTTTTAGACTTAAATTTTTTTGAGTAAATAATTACGACAACACGAGAAAGGAGTTAAGTACCGCAGATGTTACAGATTAAAGGTTCAAGTATAAAATTAACTCGTGGTGACGATGCAATTTTTTCGATAGATGTTTATCAACCAGATGGTACATTATATACTCCAAGTAAAGGGCAAAGGATAGTATTTTCAGTATCACGTTAGCCCTCAAAAGAACCTACTCCAAAACCTGTGATTCAAAGAGAATTTTATCAATGTGAGACAGGGCAATGGATGGTAGAAATTAAGTCGATTGACACAAAATTTCTTGAATATGGAAAATATTTATGGGATTGTCAATTTTTCTTTGAAGATGGAGATGTAAATACTATCTGTAGTGGTATGCTCGAACTCCTTTATGAAATCGGATAAAGATGGAAAGGAGTGTAGTATGGCAAAGAAAAAAGATAAAGATATAAGTTTGCAATTTAGTTATGAGCCAGAGGGTACAAACCTTCTTGGACAAGATAAACCAGAAAATATAAAAACAACTTCTTCAAAATGCACTCATGGGTTAAAGGGTGTTTTAAATGTGGGGGTAAAAGAAGTTAAGTCTGATAAGAATATTTCTGATATGAAAGATATTGATATTAATAAGGAGACTCTTAAAGAGGGTGATTTGTTAATATATGATAAAGCTGATAAGAAATGGAAAAATAAGTAGTTTGAAGAATATTATTCTGGTATTGTGTTAGATGGTAACGTTGATTTCTGAGATATAAGAAATTAATGTTGACATATAAATAAATATAAAAGTGCTTTATCAAATTTGATTTTTAGTTTTTAAAGAAAGGAGAAGAGAATTAAGTAATGGCAGATGTTAAGGTTTTAAAAACAACTATACTTCTTCGTCGTGCAACTCAGGCTCAATGGGATGCGATTGCAGGCACTTTTATCCCCAAAGCTGGTGAGCCTTGTGTAACACTTGACGGAAAAAACAAAGGTCAGATTAAAATCGGTGACGGTACTACCCCTTGGGGTGAGCTTAAATATGCTGGCGTAGTTGAGGGTGCTCTTAATTTTAAGGGTTCTGTTCAGACTAAAGCTGAACTTCCTGAAGTTGCTAATGTTGGTGATATTTATCAGGTAATCGAAGATAGCACGATGTATATCTGGGATGGCGATAGCTGGGAAATTTTCCATGCTATTGATTTAATTGGATATGCAACTAAAGAAGAAGTTAATGCTCTTAAGAATGAAATTAACGAAGAGCTTAACAAATATGCTTTAAAGACAGACCTTGATGTTATTAAGATTTATGGCGATTCTGTTGCCGAAGATACGTCCATGTCTGTTGATGGGGTAAAGTATGATACTGCAAGCGAGGCTATTAATGCTGTTCCTGATGGTGGTACAGTTAAGATGTCTGGTGGTCTTGGAGTAGGTGAAGTAATCAATGTTGATAAGAAGCTTACTCTTGATATGAATAGTGCAGTAATTGTAGATAATGAAAAAACTCCTGTTAATGTTGGTGTTAATGGCAATTTGACCCTTACTGGTAACGGTAGTGTTGAATGTAATAAGCATGGCAAACCTGCTATTAACAACAATGGTAATTTGATTATTGAGAATGGTAGTTATACTCGTAGTGTTGATGAGAAGAATAATTCTTATTATACAATGGTCAACCATGGTAATATTGTAATTAACGATGGTATTTTCCAAGCTCCTCGGGTTATTTCGAGTATGATTGACAATGGCTATTATGATTACAATACGGATTACAAAGCTGGTGAAATGGCAGAATATCCTGAATTGACTATTAATGGTGGTACATTTATTAACGCTTTCTATGTTATTAAGAATGATGACAATGGTAAGCTTTATATTAACAACGGTAACTTCTATGGCACTATTTTTAACAATGGTTACGAAATGGTTGTTAAGGGTGGTAATTTCAAAGTTACTGATGGTACTTACAATATTGGTATGCGTAAATTGAATGATGTAATGAATTCTGGTAAGTTGCTCATTGAAGGTGGTACATTCTACAGCAATGGTGAAGTTAACTTTAAGCACAACGGTGGTGGCGAAGAGCCTGAAGTTGTTATTAAGGGTGGTAAGTTTAGTGCTGTTGTACCTGAGAAATATATTGCAGAAGGCTATGAACAGAAGTATGTTGATGGCTATTATGTAGTAAGTGCAAAAGCTTAAGAAAGGAGGATGACAAATGTTTAAATTAGCGTATGTAGATAAGGCAAAGATTGAGAACAGTATTGCACAGCAAGTCATCCCCCAAGAGAGCTTGATTGTGACTAATAATGATAACAAGGATGCCGAATTAAGTTACTATGATGAAAAAGGCAATTTAAAAAGCATTGTAAAGAAGACTGCATTTGCAAGTCAAGCTGAGGCATTGCTTTGGGTTGCTAAATATGATTATTCAGGTGTCAATATTAGTATTTTCGATGCTGCGACAAGTGATTGGAATAGCTATATTGTAGGTGGAGATGGAAGTTTAAATAAGATTGCCAAGGCAGATGAAGTTGCTGGCGATGTGATGGAGACTTTGGAAAACGTCTGGATTGACGGTGGCTCTGCTCCTGAAGTATAAGTGAGGTGGCTGAGATATGGCTACTGAAAAAAGAATTGTTGTAAATGGAATCTCTCTTAGGAGAGATGCCGAAGCAAAATATTTGTTGGTTGCAGACAGATTTATTCCTAAAAAGGGAGAGGTTTGTCTTGTTGATACTGAGTTTTATGGTTTAAGAGCTAAAATCGGTGATGGTTTTACCAGTTTTGCTAATTTGGAGTATACGGATGAGAATAATAATGTTATTCTTGTTGGATATTATTTTAATGGTAATTTTTATACTGATAGCACTTATACTGTAGAACTTGAAAAAGGTGAGCATCATATTTATAAAAATAAAAATGAAGCTGGCTCACTATATGTATGGAATGGTTCAGCATATGAAGCTGTCACTCCATATGCTACAGAAACTGTAGCTGGTTTAATGAAATTATATCAATCTGCTGGGCAGAATGAAGATGGCACAATGAGTCAGAAAGCCATTACTGATGGTGTAAATTCTATTGAATTAAAAGTAGATGATTCTGATAAAGAATGTCTTGTTCTTGATTTGCCTTGGGATTGATTTTTCTTGATATGTAATTTGATTTAAATTAAATTAGGAGGTTTTTATTTATGGCTGAAATTTCTAAGATTAAGCTTGCAAATGGTACTACTGTAACTATTAAGGATGCTCAGGGTCGTGCTGATGTGACCAAACTGCTTGGTGGTCATGCTCTTGGCGCTCTTGGTGCTGCTGCATGGAAGGCTGTTGCTGCTGATATTTCTGGTGGTGGAGAAGCTCTTCCTACTGCTTCCGTTGTTAAGGCTTATGTTGATGCTCAGATTAAGACTATTCCTGAGTTTGATGTTGTTATTGTTGCTGATGGTGAAGAGCTTCCTACTGCCTCTGCCGCTACTTTCCACAAGATTTATCTTGTAAAGGCTTCCGCCACTGGTATTGCTCAGAATATTTATAAGGAATATATCACTGTTAAGAATGGCGATACTTATTCTTGGGAACTGATTGGCGATACTGCCATTGATATTTCTGGCAAGGTTGATAAGACCACTACTATTGCTGGTATTGCTCTCGATAAGAACATTACTGTTGAGCAACTTCAGAATGCTCTTAAGCTTGGTGCTATGGCTTACGCTGATAAGGCTTCTGGTTCTGGCACTGTTCAGACCATTGATAGCATCACCATGAAGGAAGTTACTGTTGCTGGTAATGCCGCTGTTACTTCTAAGACTGCTAATGCTAATCTTACCAAGGCTAACTATACCCCTGCGGGTACAATTTCAGGCTCGGCAATTTCTGGGGGTAGCATTACTGTTACTCTTAAAGATTCTACTACCAAGACTGAGGCTGACCTTGGTACTACTACCTATACTCCCACTGGCACTATCGCCGCTAAGGCGGGTGGTTCCTTCTCTGCTCTGAAGACTGCTACTCTTGGTGAAGTTGAGACTGGTGGCGTTTTGATTGAGGGTACTGTTAGCGCTCCTGCTATTACACTTACCTCTAAAGAAGCTACTGTCGCTACTGGTTTGACTGGTGGTAAGGTTGCTTCCTTTACCGAGGGTGCTTTTACTCCCGCCGCAATTCAGGCCGGTTTCTATACCGCTGGTAGGGCCGCTACTTGGACTGGCGCTGATTATACTGCTCCTACTATGGGCGAGGCTTCTAAGGCAAAGTTTGCTTCTGAAGGTATTGTTGCTAATGTTGGTTCTGGTGAGGACGCTGAAACTTTGATTTTCTCCGCCGCTGTTACCGCTGATGCTGTTACCGCTCAGGGCGCCTTCAATGCTGGTAATGTTAACTTTGGTACTTTCAATGGCGGTTCTGCTACTGTTATTGATATCACTAAGTTCTCTGGTGGTTCTAAGGCCGCTGATACCTTCGTTGCTAATGAACTTCAGACTGCTACTACTGGTAAAGTAAGCGAAGTTTCTGCCGCTGCTCTTGCTAACGCTCCTGTGTTTACTGGTAAGCGTTATTCCGTTTCTACCACTTCTGATACTGCTCTTAAGGATGTTGCCTTTACCGCTACTAATAGCGCCACTATCGTTAATAAGGTTGAGTATGTCAAGCCTGAGATTGATGCCGCTACCTTCAGTGGTACTGCTGCTAATCTTGGCTTCGTTGGTACTGAGGTTGTAGGCGCTCTTGTTACTGGTGTTAAGTACGACAAGGCCGATGCTACTGCTGCCTTTAGCGTTGCTGTCACTCCTGAGACCGACGTTATTACCAAGACTGCTAAGACCATTGATGTTGAGGTTACTCCTGTCGCTAAAGCTTAATTAGCAAGTTTTAAAAATAGCTTAAGTTATGGATATATCTAAGGTTCAGCTCCCAAATCGGGAGACCTATCAAATAAAAGACGAATATTTACGTCATGTAATAAACGTACTTTTAGGGATAGAAGAACCCGATGAGAGAGACATAAAGTGATTTTTATATGAGTGGAGTTGCAATATACTCCACTCATTTATAAAAATGAAAGGTGGTGCAGGATGACAGATAAAGAAGTAGAAGTTTTCTTAGAAGCTAAAGAAAAACTAAGCAAAATAGATAAGAATTTAACTTTAAAAGAATACACTAATAACAAACAATTAATGACTGTATATTGCGATAAATGTAAATAGACTTATCAAGTCTCACCAGCAACAATTTTTCATAGAAAATATAAAGGATGTCTTTGTTGCAGAGGAGAAATAATTAAAAAGGGTTTTAATACTTTAGGAGATTTACGACCAGATTTAATTAAACATTTTGAAGACAAAAACGATGCATATAAATTTGCTCTACATTCTAACCAAAAAGTTAATTTAGTTTGTCCCGATTGTGGAGAAAGAAAAATGATGACAATAAATGACTTAGTTGTTAGAGGTTTTTCTTGTAGGATTTGTGGAGATGGGGTAAGTTATCCTAATAAAATTTTAAGAGCGTTTCTTAAAGTTTTATCTTCAAAAGTAGACAATTCTGAGTTTGAAAAGTCTTTTAATTGGTCAAACAATAGATAGTATGATGGTTATTTTGTAAAAAATGGTAAAGAATATATAATAGAAATGCAAGGTGGGTAGCATTATAAAGATGCTTGGGCTTCTAAAGAAGAAACTCAAAATGTAGACAAAGAGAAAAAATAGTTAGCTAAAAAACATGGAATAGATATTATTTATATAAATTGTTACAAAAGTGACTTCGATTATATTAAAAACAATATAAATAATTCTATTTTGGGTCAGATGTTTCAAATAACAGAAGAGTAGTGGATAGAAATAGGGAAACTATCTTCTGGAAGTTTAGTTAAAAAAGTTGTGGAATTATACGAAATGGGTTTATCTTAGCAACAAATTTCAAAAGAATTGGGAATTCACCATTAGGTAGTAAGGAAATATTTGAAAAGAGCTTCAAAAGCTGGATTATGTTCTTATCAAGCGAGCGTGTACTCTGAACCGTAGTTAATTAGAGTTTATAATAAAGATGGGCAATTAAAAGGTGAAGCGAGCTCATATCGAGACATGGTTCGTTTAATGAAAACAATGGGAGAAGAAATTAATGTAACAGGATTAAAGCCTCATTGCCAAAACGGTAAACCATATCACGGCTATTATTTTGTATTTGTTAAAGATGATGTAAACAATAAAGCAAACGATTAATAACTCTCAAATTAATTGTTTGCAAACGATGAGAGGGTTTACAAATGATTGATACAAATCACCGAGAGGAATATTTTTTATTTCTCTCGGTTTTTAATTTACAAACAAAATTTTTATCACTTTTACTTTTTTAAAGTGAAAGTAATAGCGAATAGCGAAAGTATATTCAAAAAGGAAAAGTAAGAAGTAAAAAGTAAAGAATAAAGAAAGTAAAGGAGGTAAAAATCAACAATGGCGTATATTAAGAGAATTAAGTTGCCAAATGTTACAGAAAGTTATGATATTTATGACCCCTCTGCTGTGCATTCAGTTAACAATAAAACAGGTACAGCGATAACTTTAAGTGCGGCTGATATTGGTTTAGGTAATGTTGATAATGTAAAACAATATTCATCATCTAATCCTCCACCGTATCCAGTAAAGTCTGTTAATTCTAAGACAGGGGCAGTTACGTTAACGGCTACTGACGTTGGTGCTCGCCCATCTACTTGGACTCCAAGTAAAAGCGATGTAGGATTAGGCAATGTTGATAATGTAAAGCAATACTCCGCAAGTAATCCTCCACCGTATCCTGTAACTTCTGTAAATGGAAAAACTGGTGCTGTAACAATTGAAGCTGGTGGAAGTTCCATTCCAGTACAAGCGAACACTCCAACAGGGCAAAAAGTTGGAGACTTATGGTTTAAAGTTGTATAATATTAAGAAAGGAGAGGACATATGGTTATAAGTCAAGTTAAGGTTAAGTTCGCTAATAATGAGCGAGAATTTTTTGTTTCAAGGTCTGTCGCAATGATGAAAATTTCTCTCCCTTCAGGAGCAGTAAAGGTAGAAGGACGCATGACGAAAGAAGAGCAATATGTTCAACTTTCTGGGGTAAAGGCAAATTTAGATGTATCTGATACAGCGGAAGCGGGAATTACTACTTACGAGGTAGCGGGTATGTATTCGATAAAACTAACTAATAATGGTGCTCCCGAAGACGGTGTAGTAAGCACATTAATTGGTTAATGATAGGAGGTATTTTAAATGAGTGCTTCTTATCACGGTAATTATATTTCATACCCAGCTTTAATATATTCAATGGCAGCGTTAAAGCGTGGGGGTGGAAGTGGCTCTGGTATGGACCCTTATGAATATGCTAAGAGCATTGGGTATACTGGAACAAAAGAAGAATTTGACCAAGCCTATTTATTAGCTTTAAGTGGTGGGTCTATTGAAAACATTCTTGACGGGGGAATAGCTGATGAAGCGATTGACCTTGTTTGGGATGGAGGACTTGCTGACGAAAAGTTAAAATGAAAATAAAATAAATTTATCCCTAACTTTTGCAGCGTAAAAGTTGCAAAAGTTGGGGATTTTTGATACATTTTTTCTATTTTCAGTATTAAAACTGTTAAATAAAATTCGCATTTTATTTTTATAAAAATATTCATTGCCATGTTAAGATGTTTGCCAATCCATCTTAATTAAAATCCCTTTTAAAATAATATTTTATAAAGGAGCAAAATAATCATGGCAACAAAAGTAATACAAATGATGGAAAAAACAGCGGAGGGGTATGATATGCTCATTCCTGCTGGAGAGGGAATTGTAATTAGAGTTACCTCGTTGGCGGGGACCACAGTGACTTGTTCTCTTAATGGACGGGGACAATCCTATATCTTTTCTTCGGATGGAACCCATGATTTTTATGGAGCGGGATATGGAGAATATACCATAACGGCGACAGATGGGGTAAACATAAATACTATTACAAAAGAAATTAAGGAAAGTAAATTATATGAAGTGGTAGCATTTCCTTATTCATCAATTTTAGACGAATGCACATGGAGTCAAATTTCTGAAGTCTCTTTCAAAGGAGTGGCTTAGAATATGTGGTCTCTTGGTGATATAAAGATGGTCGCCATAAATGGCACAATAACAAATACAGCCTTTAACGACTCTTATGGTGTATTTATCGCAAGTTTTAGCCATAACCCAGATGTCGAGGGAAGCGGTATTTTATTCCATAGCTTTAAAAACAATCTAACAGAAAAGAAAGACATCGCCTTATTCTCCAATTTCCAAATGAATACATCAGGTATCACAGATGGTGGGTGGCGTGATTGCCACATGAGAAAAAATATAATTCCGCAATTTGAGAGCGCAATTCCCTCTGAGTTGAAGAATGTTGTTAAAACATCAACAATTTATTCTCATAACTATACTGGTGGAAGTCAAAATAATAATGCTTCATATGTAACAACAACGCAAGACAAATTTTATCTGCTTGCCGAGTTTGAGATTTTTGGAGCAAGAACTTATGCAAATTCTTACGAACAAAACCATCAGGTTCAGGTTGAGTATTACAAACTTGGCAACAGTCGAGTAAAGTATCAGTCCACCAGCCAGAGTTCCGCGAACAATTGGTGGGAGCGTTCCGTGTGGTGTGACACCACGAGCACCGGCCGTTTCTGTCTTGTGTACGACAACGGCAGCGCGGCCGGTAGCGTCGCGAGCAGCTCGACTGGTTTTGCGGTGGCCTTCAGGGTGTGACTCTAAAAACCGCGTAGCGAAGCGGAGCCGCCGTGATGCGCAAGCGAATGGCGGTATAGCGAGCGGTGGTAACGGTTGAGATAAAACTGAAGAATTCTTAATAAAGATAAAGAATGAAAAAGTAAAGGAGACTATAATAAGCATGAGTGTTCTCGCCTCAGATAGAAAAGTTAGTACAGCAGAATTTATTAATACTGCATATAATCTAACAATAGCGGTCGGTCAGTCTTATGACCGATTTTCTGCAAACACTAAAAAATTTGTGTTTTCTAACATAAAAGATAGTTTAAATGTTTTAATGAACACCGTGTCTGAAATAAATACAATTTATACCCCAAGTACGAGTTTGCAAGGATTATATTATAAAGAGCAGTTGATTTATCATGCCATTGGTGCAGTTAAGAATATGGATAGCTGGTTTAGTATAGGGTATGATATTAGCATTACAAATAACGGATTTGAAGGAGCTAAGAAAACTCTCCCTTCAAGCGGAGAGGCTTTAAAAATTTGTGATATGATGACAAAGGAAATTAAACTTCTTGAAGGCGTTTTAAGATAGGTTAGAATCGCTATAAAGAAAAAAGTTGGAGAGGAATACAATGAAGTGGAAGATGGTGTTTGTTATACTCCTTTACTTAGAAAAATTATAGAAAATCAATATACAATTTTAGGTATGAAAGAAAACTTAGTTTATGATGTTTCTGTCAATAGTTATACATCATTGGGCTAATTTATCTTGGGTGCATTTCTGTTTATTACTGTCCGCCGTTCCGCGAACAATTGGTGGGAGCGTTCCGTGTAATGTAACAACACGAACACCAACAATTTCTGTAATGTGAACAACAACGGCAACGCGAACAATAACAACGCGAACAGCTCGACTGGTTTTGCGGTGTGGACTTCAAGACTAAGGAGCAATCCACCCCTCGAAAGTTAATTTAGAATTAGTAGGGGGTTAATGCGCTTGTTCTAAGGGGAATAAAAGCGCAATTGAAGGGAGAAATGTTTCCCGTCTTCATAGATTTTATGAAGCGAAATTATGTCATCACAGAGAGATACGGACACTTCTGGTCTGGTTAAAGGGCGCACACTCTTTAATTTCAGGTATCAATCTTAAGCGATTTATCCTTGTGCAATGGAATGAATTAAAAAATAGTATTTTTTTGAGCAGTGGATTGCTCATCGGTCAAAAGGGTTTTATTTTTCTTTCGTTCTTGGGGCTTTAGGGTTGTAGTCGTGGGTGACTGTTTTAGTAAACTTAATAAGCAAAAAACAAAATAAAAAAGTAAAAGGAGAGCGAAATTTGAATTCGTCTGAACGTAAAGAAAAGCGTTATCAAAGACGTAAGCAAAAAAGGTTAGATAAAAGAAAGTCTGATTACGAATAGCTTAATTTACAAGATAAGATAAAAGATTTTACCTTGATGTTTTATTATGGTTTAAAGTGTATCACTGGTGTTTCTTGGAAAAGAAGTGTGCAACTTTTTAAAAGTACATTATTTTCTTCTACCGCAAGGAACATTAAAAAGTTTGAAGAAAATATTCATCTTAGATTTCCATATGATAAGTTCTATTTAACAGAAAGAGGAAAGAAAAGATATATTTCTGCACCAAGAGTACAAGATAGACAATCAGACAAATTTATCACAAAAGAAATATTGCTTCCAATATACACTAAGCATATGGTATATGATAATGGAGCAAGTCTTGACGGAAAAGGATTTCACTTTTCTTTAAGCAATTTAAAAGAAGACCTTGTAGAGCATTATAAGAAATACGGGCGTGAAGGTCGGATTATTTTGATAGATTTTTCATAGTATTTCCCATCTGCTGACAAGAAAGTAATTAAAGAACACCATAATAGATATTTCTTTGATGAAAATATTAAAGATGCTTTAGAAGCATATGTGTATCCACATTTTGAAGGTAAAATGTATCTAAAGGACAAAAATGGTAATTATGTTTACCGCGAGGGTGAAAGAGTTTTAGATGAAACTGACTTGAATGATAAGGGGATGCCTTTAGGGTTAGAACCAAGTTAGGCTGAAATGATACATTTTCCATCCTTGTTGGATACTTGGTTACTATGCCAAAAGCAACTTAAAATGTCTGCACATTACATGGATGACTACAGGATAATCGTTCCTCCAAACACTGATTATAAAAAGCTTATTAAAGAGATAAAAGACAAAGCCTCAGAATATGGAATGAACTTAAATTTAAAGAAAACGGTTTATATACCTTTTACTAAAAGTTTTAGATATTGTAAAATTAAATTTAAGATATTAGAAAGCGGAAAGATTTTAACGAAAGGAAGTAAAAAGTCTTATCCTGCCGCAGTAAGAAGATTAAGAATGTTTAAAAGAGAGATAGAACTTGGGAATAGAACATACGAAAGCTTAAGAGGCTTTGCGCAATCTTCTTTTTCTTATTATGATAACTGGAACGATAGTTATCGAAAAGGAAAGCTAATGAAAATGTTTAAACAGTATTTTGGTTTCGATTACGATGATGTGTTTATGTATAATTATAATGACGCGAAAAAGAAAAATCCAGAATTGTTTAAAGAGATTGATAGAATTATGGAAGAGAATAGACATGATATAGGTGAAGAATATGTTTGTTACAGACCATTTAGCGGAAAAGACCTGTTTGGTAATACTGTTATTATTAGCAGAAACACCCGCTTGAAAAGCAGAAAAGGACTTCTTGTTAGAAAGAATAAAGCTATTTGTGTAATAGGGTCTGAAACATTTTATAACCATTATTGTATCAATAATGATGGACATGGAATAAGAAGAGGAAATTTAATCTGTAAGATTTTAGAATAGACTCAGTATACGGTGGAACAGTAGATGTCTGCGAGATTAAAACAATGGAAGGCTCTAAACAATTGCGAGGAGGCAAAGGCTTACAGATTAAGCACAAAGAATGAGAAGGAATGGATTTGGAAAAGGTCATTGTGGTTTGCTTCAGAAAAAGAATTAAGAAAAATTTTAAAGAAGGTTAATAAAAAATATGTCTACCCAGAATAATCACAGTAATTTTAAAACTTTTGTCGCGCGTAAGAGATATAGAGGTTTATCTCTTAACAGAGATAATGTAAACATACCCGCTCGGTCTATACTTTCATGTAAGGGAGATATTCTATTTTATAATGATATTCCCCTTGCATTTGTAACTTCGCAGGTTAGTTTAGATTATTTCACTACAAACGATGATGGAAAGGGTATGGAAAGAGGAAAAATCATAGATGAGATTTTTTCTATTTTAGTAAATAAGCCAAATAGTTCAGAAGCAGAATCTAAAAAGAGATTAGAAGCTTGGGATAGAGTTTGGAGTAGCGAATTTTGTCTTCCTTTCAAAAGAGAAGACCATGCAGATTTTTGGCTTTGGAACTATGAGTTTTATAATACTTCAATAAACAATTTGAAAATTATTTTACAAATAGTGAAAGGAGGAAAAAATGTATCGAATTTACAAACGGGAAGAGCTCCTTGGAAAAGTTGATGTTCCCACTTATATTAAGAAGCAAGATGGTGTTTTTGTTCCTTGTGTTCTAAAGGAGGCTGAGGGGATTGCGTATAATAGCACTCCTTATAGCTTAGAGGGGCAAGCGATGGATGGTTCGTGGGGTGAGGTAATTCTTGTTGAAACCGATGGCGCGGGTGAATTGATGGAGCAAGGAACGATAATTTCACTTACCATGGCTGACGAGAAAATTAGTTCGATGATTGCATCTCAAAATTTGATGGATGAGTTAATTGAGAATGGTATAGTTCTTAAGAAAGAGACTTTTAAAGAACTTTATAAAGTTGGTAATATTAGAAAAGACCAACTTAATGACCTGCTAAAGAAAAACAAATTTTCCCAAGAAGATTACGATTTTATAATCGGCTAATTCTTCAACTGATTGGCATAAAGGGATAAGGGTATTGAATATAGTAAGAGTAAAATAGCCATTTTTTATTTAGAAGTTTTAATATGAAATAGCAAAGCAAGAGTCTTAAAATTAAAGCCAAACTCCGTGTGGTTTAATGTTTCTACGAAATAATTTGCGATTTATAGTGCTTATATAGTATATAAATTCAATAAAAATCAATAAAATGGATATTTTATTGGGTTGAAAACACCCTAAATCGTATGTTTTTTGCAACTTGTTTGGCACAAAAGTGGATTTTTGTTGCTCTTTTGGGCGAAATTTTGTTGCAGAAAAAGGAACAATTAATGTTGCTAAGGTTAATATTGTTACTGGTGAGCAGACTCTTAACGCTGGCGACCCCAATAACAAGGAGCTTGTTGCTCTTATGCAGTCTTATGTTAATGCTTTTCTTGCTGTTCTTAGCAAGTAATTGATTTAAGGCGTTCCAAAGATTAGTAAAAGGGAGACTCTTAATTGAGTCTCCCTCTGTTTAAGGGTTAATAAAAGCATATTAAATTAATATGTTTTTATAAGTTCTTAAATTTTAATTGTTAATAGATTATTAACAGTTTGTTCATTATTGTTGTCAGAAACGGGTTCTTTGTTGACAACGATAAAATTCGTTGATTTTTTGTTGCGATTAAAGGGACGTTTAATGTTATATTCGTCACAAAATCTTTTCATGGTTGAGCGATTAACATGAAACAAACGAGCTACTTCAGCATAAGTATTATCTTGTTTAATAAGAGTCTTGATAACGTCTTGGTGCGGAATGAGTTTGTTGTTACTATTTTTACTACCTTTTGGTCTTCCAAGGACTACCCCTTGAGCTTTTCTTTCTTCGAGAGCTGCTTTTGTTCTGGCCGATATAAGAGATTTTTCAATTTCTGCGGAAAGACCAAAAGCAAAAGCGAGGACTTTGGATTGCAAATCGTCTCCTAAAGTGAAGTTATCTTTAATTGAACGTACTATAACACCTTTTTCCATGCAGAGAGAAAGTATGTTCATAATCATAAATAAACTGCGTCCAAGACGACTAAGTTCGGAACAGATAATCCAATCGCCTTCTTTGACTTCTTTTAGGAGTAATCCTAATTTGCGCTTGTCAGGCGCTTTTCCACCAGATACGGTTTCTTCAATCCAACCGTCAATTTTAATGCCTTCATGTTGACAGAATTGAAGAATTTCAAAACGCTGATTTTCGACAGTCTGCTTGTCGGTGGAAACTCTGATGTAACCATAATTCATAAGTTAGTGTCCTTTCAAAAGAAAAAATAATTGGGTTGCTAACTACTATTATAGTGCAAACTCTACAAAATTTCAAGGAGTTTAGCGTAAAGATTTAAATTTATTCAATAAATGAAAAGGAGATAAGTATAATTATGTATATTATTTCTGCAACTGCTAACGGTAGTGGTGGCTATCCCCCCCTTCAGGAGTGGCATTCTCAGACTTGCCCCACTGGTTATTATTTCTATCCAAATGAATATTTTGGTGTTTTCTATCCTCAAGGGAAGCGCGTCGCGGGCTTTGTAAAATATGAGGCTGATGAGGATACTAAGACTGTTACTTCCGTCATTTGGAACGACGAGGCTTATGACGCTTATGTTGCAACACTTCCTGACCCTGTTCTTGCCGCTCGTGAGAATAAGATTGCTGAAATGAGCAAGGCTTGCAATCAGACTATTGAAGCGGGAGTTGATTGTGAGATTGGTGGCGCTGTGAAACATTACAGCTTAACATCTAATGACCAAGCTAATATTAGTAATATGTTTAATGCTATTCTTCTTGGTGCTGATGGTTATCCTTATCATGCCGATGGCGAACAGTGTTCTGAAATGCCAAAGGCTGATATTATTAAGCTTTACACTACTGCTCAGGCTTTCATTACTTCTCAAGTGACTTACAACAATATGCTTAAGGGTATGATTAATGAAATTCCTACTGAGGAGGAAGTTAATAATATTCATTATGGTGATGAGCTTAATGAAACTTGGAAAGCAACGTATGATGCTGAGATGGGCAAAGCTGAGGCTCAGATGCAGAAGATTCTTGCTAATCTTCAGAAGCAGAGCGCTACTGATTCTACGGGGACTGAGGCTTAATTATGAATAACAAGTTGAGTAATTGGGTTCTATCCCTTTTGCTCTGGACTTGGGGTGGAACATTTTATTTCTTTTGCGAAGTTGTGTATAAAACATTAACTCATCATCCTGAAAGAATAAGCTGGACGATGCTTGTCCTTGCTTTGATTCTTTGTATTCCTTTAGAGAGATGTGGTGCTGAGTTAGTTTGGGAAATGCCTATATGGTTATAGTCTATTTGTTGTACTTTAGTTATTACTGTTACTGAATTTGTAGCTGGATTAATTTTAAATGTATGGCTTGAACTTGGCATATGGGACTATAGTGACCTCCCTTTTAATTTAATGGGGTAGATTTGCTTAGAATTTTCTGCTATTTGGCTTATTTTATCTGTTTTTGGTATTATTATCTTTGACTGGATAAGATATGTTGTTCAAGGCGGAGAAAAACCTCATTATCATATTGGGATTAATAAATATTGTCAAGTATGCAAAACTCGCTTGGCTAAAATGAAAAGCGAGGGTTGATTATTTTGCAGAAAAATGTTAAAGGGAAGGTGTATTTTCTATCTGATGGAGAATACATCAAAATCGGGTTTACAACAAAAACAGTTGAAAAACGCATTAAACAATTATCCACAGGGTCGGCAAAGAAAATATTTTGTTTGGGATATTTTCAAGGAACAATGGAAGATGAATCTAAACTCCATAGGAGATTTGGTAAGTTACGCTTGAGAAGCGGAGGAGAATGGTTTGCCTCAGAATAGGAGTTAATAGATTATATTAATTAGGTTAATGAAGAAAAAAATGTTTTTGTTGAAAAAGATGGAAACAGGGTAATGAAATATAAAACATTGCCACTCTGAATAAAGGGAGTTCATTTTATGGATTATATGAGAAAAAGAGTTGCGGCTTTGCTTTCTGTAAAAAGCATTGTCACAATTCTAACTACAATTGTTTTTTGTTATTTGGCGATTGTTTAGATTATTTCTGGTGAACAGTTTATCGCCATATTTACCACTATTGTTGCTTTCTATTTTGGTACTCAGACACAAAAGATTTCTGATGCTGTAGAAAGAAATAGCGGAGGAGAGGAGTGATTCCATTGGCTACATTAGATAAAAAGACCGAAGATAATACTACTGAAATTACAGTTAAGGTAAAAACGCCCACAATGAAAAAGTGGGGTTATGCAAGTTGGACCGTAACTATTGTTGTGACTCTTGTTACAATTTATTGCTGTGTAATGGGCCTTGGTGATACTTCAACTCTTGGTACTCTTTGCGCTTTATGTTGGGGCGAAACTGGCGTTTATACGGGTTGCTATGCTTATAAGTCTAAAGCGGAAAATAAACTTAAGATTACACAAGGTTTCATTGCTGAAACTGCCGATAAATATGGCATCGAGGCCATCACCCCCATTATTCAAACAATTTTGGGAGACTGACGCTTTCTCTATGTTATAAGAGAGAGTGAGATAAGAACGTTCGTATCTTGTTAGCGGCCTTGAAGCCTATCTCCTGCTTCGAGGTCGTTATAGAGGATATGAAATGGATTCCTCAAAAATAAAAAGATAAAGGTTAAAAGGGCAAATTAATGCTGGTTTATAAAATCATAGGAAATTTTAATCAAGATGAGCGTCTTGTAAAAATATTTGATAAATTAAAAGAATATTTTTATTTTGTTTATGCCGATGGGGTGCTTTATATTGCTGTAGCCAACTATGTAAATAGAGAGCAAGCTTTAGAAGTGTTAAAGAAAACTTTAAAACCTGCTAAAGATTATTTTACTATTGAAATTACAGAAGATAATTTAGGAAAAGAAACTCCTTTTTATTAGGATTGGTGTAAAGAAAATCTTGTTCGTATTGATAGACAACGCTATGAAATTGAGAATCAAAAAAAATTAAAGATGGCTATGAAAGCTATTGATATTTTTGAAGAAAAGATGCAAGAATCTTTGAAAGAAAATGATGGAAAGGAGGAATGATTTTTTCGAATGGACGAAAAGAAAAAAAGGGGTCGCCCCAAGAAAAAAGAGCCAGAAGTTAGCTCTGTTGAAAATGAGCAATCTAAAACTATAAATATGTCTTCTGAACAAGTTAGAGAAGAAAAAATTACTTTATCTCAAGTTCAGGAAAGATGGCAAAGAGTTTTTAGTGCCTACGCAAATTCTGATTTTAAGACGATTGCTGCAAATTGGAATGGCGCTTGGAGCCAACTCAATAATCCATTTTTGCAAAATGCGAGGATTAAGCAAATCAATTCTCCTGCTAAGAAATTAGACCAAGAAGTTGTTCAAGATGCTTTGTCTAATCCTGAAAATAGTGAAAAGCCACTTATGCAACTTAGTATGTGGCTCTATTATACAAATTATGTATATAATCTATTAATTAAACTGAACCGTGATACTGCAAAGTATAATTGGTATTATCTCCCTTAGTATGTTAAAGAAGCTGATTTAAAGAAAGATGATTTTAAAAAAGAAGCTGAAATGGTTGACAAGGCTATTAAGTCTTTTGAGCCCAATTTAACATGGAAAACTGTTACCACTCAAGTAAGTCTTGAGGGTAAAAGTAGCTATCTTACAAGATTAAGTTATGATAAAGATTCTGTTGATTTTTGGAGTTTGCAGAAATTAAATACAGACATGATTAAAATGACTGGATTTGGTAGTAGATAGAAGTTTATTGCAAGCTTTAATATGATGATTTTTTTACAACCTGCGTATAGTGTTGACCAATATCCTTAGTTTATTAGAGATACTTGGGCAGAAATGCTTGAAAGTGGAATTATCATTGAGGATAAAAAGGGTAACAAGAAAGTAAATCCAAGAGCTAAATTGCCTCGTGGGGGTATTCTTGAGAGTAAGGGAGATGCTTATTTTTATTGGGTACAACTTCCTCAAGATTTGTGTTACACTTTCTATAGTGATGGTGCTCATCCTAATATGTTGCCTGATGCTATCGGTTTGTTTAATGACTTAAATGAACTTGATGATTATCGTTGGTTACAGGCTAATTTGTTAAGTAAGGGTGTTACAAGTATTCTTACTGCTGAAGTTCCTTTGGTTTAGAAAAAATAGACCACGTTCATAGTAATATGTTCGAAAAATTATCTATCGAAATGCTGGAAAATCCTAAAGCTTAGTCAACCTTAAAGGGTTCTGAAAAGAGAAATAATGACTAAGATTCTTCTATGGTTAAAACCTACGGAAGAGAGTTACTAAATAAAAAATAAAACAAAAAATAAATAAGAGGGGAGGAATATTATGACTTATGCAATGTATATAGAACCTAACGAAAACGAGTCGTATTAGGATTATATTAACAGGTTGAAAACAATTAGAAATTTAGGAAAGAAAAACAGACCTGAAAATATTTATACTGAAGGCCATCATATTCTTCCAAAATGCATGGGAGGAAAAGATAATAAAGATAATATTATTATTCTTTTCCCTGAAGAACATTATTATTGTCATAAACTTTTGGCAATAGAAAATCCAGACGTAAAATCTTTATAGTTTGCGTGGTGGTTAATGTGTCACAAAACGGACGGGGATACAAAACGATATTACAAAGTAAGTGTTAAAGATTATGCTGAAGCGCAGTCTCGTGCGGCTTTATTGAGTTAGCAGATGAATGGGAAACCTGTCGTAGAATTAATTGCTGGCACTATCTATCCAAGTGCGGAAGAGGCCGCTCGCCTATTAAAAATTATTCAGGCATCTAATATTACTGCTTGTTGCAAAGGAAGAGCTAAATCTGCAAACGGTTATCAATTTTGTTATTTAGAAGATTATTTAACGGGGGATTATGAAATTAAAACCAGAGGTAAGAATAAAAGAATAATAGATATTGATACGGGAGAAGTGTATGAATCTGCCAAAGAAGCGTCTGAAAAATTAGGGATTAATATGATAAAAATAAGAGACGTATGTAGAGGTATCCGAATTACTACAGGGGGACATCGTTTTGCATATCAAAAGGATTATTTATCTGGCAATTATAATCCTAAATTGGAAAGTCGTCCTTATCGCCCAATATAGGAAGTCGAATCTGGTAAGATTTACAACAATGCAGCGGATGCGGGTAGAGATTTAAATGTTGACTCGTCTGGTATTTTGAAAGTTTGTAAAGGGAAATTAAATGCTGTCAAAGGACATAAATTTATTTTTTATTTAGAAAATGTAACTGAAATGGACAATCAGCAGCCAAGCTCTTAAATGAGAAGGCTCAACGACTATCCCTTTAGGGGAGTAGGTTTGACTTCATCAATCAAACCGAAGTGGTAGACATCTATTTAAATAGATGAAGATATAGTCTGCACACAATAGAAATATTGTGGTTACGAAAGTAACGGTATTGAGATTGATAATCTCAGGAATTTAAATATTCTAATACTAAACAAATAATAATGGAAAGACCCGAGTGCGGGTAAGGATTCTACAGCAATTAGCGCAGATACAGTAATGGGCTATAGTGACCTATTTAATTCCAGCGTATCTTCTAATATTATGAGCTTTTTTGCTCCCTTTAAAGAATTTGAATTACATACACTTGAAAATCAACCTGAGAATATGGATATTATTTATGACCGTACTCGTGATTTGATTGCAACATCTGGCAATTCTGCTCTTATGAGTATTACTGATAAGCCCAGTATCGCATCTGTTAAGGCGGCTCAATATATTCAAGAGTCTCGTGTTGATTATATGGTTCGTCAATATGAAAGCTATATGAATTATATAATTAATAATACTCTTGGTTTAAAATATAAATGGAGAATCTATCTTTGGGGTGGTATTTTCACTCATAATGAGGAAACTAAACAACTTAAAGAATTGGTGTTCTCTGGTGTTGAAGGGATGTTCCCGAAACTGCTTTCTGCTATGGGAATGAGTGTCCTTGATTATTCTACTTCAACTTCTTGGATGAAAGAACTTAATATTAAAGTTGAAAAGGTTCTCGCTCAAGAAAATGTTGAAGAGTCGAATAGGCTCGCGTTAAAGACCGCAACAAACAAAATTTCTGCTAAAACTACAACTACAACTTCTGAGGAGAAAGTAACTTCTAAAGATAATGTTGGCAGACCTAAACTTGATGAAGATGAAATAACAAACGATTCTACTGCTACTTCTGCGGACAATGGGACTAATGTTTCTGACATCAAGGAATTTAGCGTAGCTAAATGTGCTATTTGTGGCAAAGAGCTGGATTATGGCGAAGAAGGTATTTGTGATGAATGTTTGGAAGAAAAATATGATGAGCGTATTCGAGAAGTTATGGGCATAAAAGGTGAACAAGACAAAGAGGATGAATAAAAATGAAACAGATTAAAAAAATGGTGGTAGAAAATAAAGATGTGTGTGTTCACGACTTAAATTGTGAAAATAATACTCTTAGAATTCTGCCTAAAAGGGTTATGACTGTTCCTCCGACATTAATTTGCGTGTGTAAACTTTGCAATCAAGGTTTTAAGTTTGTGCAAAATAGTGACGGTTCATATAGTGAAGAGTAAGTAAAAATGTAGGAAAGGAGTTAAGTATGGTTAAAAATAATTTTACCCCAGAAATAAAAAAACTGTGCAATGACTTATTAACTTCATTTTTTCAGATGAATCAAGACTGCGATAATATTGCGTATGCTTTAGATAGTTATCTCGAATGCCCTAAAGCTTCGAGTATTTATCATCTAAAGTTTGCTCATATTTGGCCTTCAGATACTTTCGCTGACCATTGGAGCGAAATTCTTGTAAATGAAGGCATCGTTCCTCACAGGGGTTCTCAAGCTGGAAACGATGAGGAATATACAAATATAGTAGATGCTTTTGAGGATAATTATCGCAATGTTACAACCCTAAAAGATTCTGTTCTTAATGCTATTGAGATTTTAGATTATGAAAAAGGTTGTAAGGTTTTGGTGCTGGAACTTGAAGAGTTTGCTCGTATTATGAGCGGACTTGTCCATCAAAGTGACATTTGGCGTGGAAAAGCAAAAAAATATCTAAATGATGGCAAGGTCTATAAATTCGACATTGATTTTGAAGATTTCACTGTGATTTAATAGTTGGGACGATTATTAAGGGAAGGAGGAGATTAGCTTGGATTTACTTCAATTGAAGGATTTACTTTCCAACTCTGGTTGGGGTTTAATCATACTTCTCACTTTAATTCAAATCGCTCCCATTAAAATCAATCCTTGGAATTCTGTGCTTAAGTTTTTAGGCAGATTGATGAATGCTGAATTAAATGAGAAAATGGATGGTTTTAAAAGGGACTTAAGTGGCGTAAAGGAAGACATTGGAGGCATGAAAAGAGATGTCGCCACGTTGCACAGCGACGTTGCTTTGGTTAAAACAGACGTTAATACTATGAAAAATGATATAAACGGTATAGGCGGAAAAGTAGATAAATTAAGAAATATTGTTGATGAAAATGAAGCCAAACAAGCCAGAGCCAGAATTTTGCGCTTTAGTGATGAACTTTTAAATAATATTCCTCATGGTGAAGAACATTATGTTGAAATTTTAGGATGCTGTGATAACTATGAAGAATATTGTTCCGCTCATCCAAATTTTAAAAATAGTGTGGCAGTAAATAGTATTAACGAAATAAAGAAATCTTATGAAGAACATAGGCAAAAGCAATTAAACAAACTAAAAGAAAATTAAATATGTTTTATATAAATATAAGTAAACCTTACTCCAAAATTATTCCTGAGATGGATGTTTATTACGAAAGGTGGATGAACGTAATAAAAGGTGAGTTTTATTTTTGAGGAAAGGAGGGAAAAGTTATTGAACGAAAGTAAAAAGAAATTAACTTTTGAACTTTCTCCTGAACAACTCCGCATTAAAACGCTTTTAAATAAGGAGTTTTTAGCAGTTGATATAATGGCTATTTCAAATGTTTATCCAAATCGCAATAAGAGTTATTTTACAGAAGATTCTATGAGGAATGCTATTCCTACGTTCTATGAGAAGCCTATTCTTGGTGCTTTTGATACGTTAAAAGAAGATTATTTAGGACATAATACTTCTTTAATTCATGACGAATATGGAGTGCATGAAGATACAACTGGTGGCCGCAATGAAGTTCCGCTTGGTCTTGTGCGTTCTAAAGACCGTGTTGAATTGATTGAAAAAGATGGACTTAAGTGGATTTCTCTCTCTGCTGCACTTTGGGTTAATTATTCTTATCGTCAAGTTAAAAAGCTTCTGAAATCAAAAGGTAAAAAAGTATCTGTTGAGGTAGAAGTTACTAAGTCGCATATTGATAATGATGGTATTGAAGTTATTGATGAATTTAGCCTAATGGGTATTACCATTCTTGGCTCTGATTATACAGAGGCTATTCCTAATGCGAATATTTCTATTCCTGAACTTGAGGGAACTGAATCTTATCAGATGCGTAAGAAGAGCTTAACTTTTGCTTATCAAGAACTCGATAAGTCTCTTGGTATTACTCCTGAATCAAATGATAATTCAAATATAAATAAATCAAATTTCTCCGATTCTCCTATTAATAACGAAGATACGGAAGAAATTAAAATGGATAATGACGAGAGAGGAGGAGAAACAGTTCCAATGTATACGCTTAATGAAAAAAGACAGATGTTACAGGATTTCTTAACCAATGATAATCGCTATGTCTGGGTTGTGGATATAAGCGAAACCGAAGTTTATTATGAAATTGAAGGCGAAGGTACTTTCTCCGCGCCTTATTCTTTTGAGGTTGGTGAAGACGGTAAAGCTGTTATTTCTGTCGATGAAAGCGCAAAACAGTCTGTTATTCGTTCTTGGAGAAAGTATGATGAGAACGAAGCCGAGGCAGAAAAAGAAAACTTTGAGGAAAAGACTAATGAGCCTGAAAAGGAAAAAGAGTCTTGTGAAAATAAAGAAGTTGAAGCCGAAGATAAGAAGGAAGAAGAGTCTACTGACGAAAAGAAAGAAGACGAATCTGCTGAGGAAAAGAAGTGTGAATCTTGCTAGCCTGAAGAGGAATGTAAAATGTCTGAGGATGAGTGCAAGATGAGTGAAGATGGCTGTGAGTGTGAATCTAAGGAAGAGTGTGCTGAAAATTCCGACGGGGAAAACAAAGACTGCGAATCTGCTTCTGAAGACGAATGCAAGATGTCTGAAAATGATGAGTGCAAGATGTCTGAGGATGAATGTAAGATGAGCGAAGACGATAAAGATGATAAGGATGAAGATGATAAGGGCGATGATTCCGATGAAGATAAGAAAGAGGAAGAGTCTGCCGAGTCTGTTGGCGCTATTGAAAAGTGCTCCGAGGAAATTCCTAATGAGCCCGAAAAAGAGCAAGTTGTCTTTACCGTTGGGGATAAAACTTATACTGAGGACGAATTCAAAGCTGAGTTCATTAAGATGAGTGAGATTATTGCTGATTATGAGGCAAAATTTGCCGCTACTAAGAATGCAGAAATCTACTCTTTTGTTTGTTCTGTTATCGACAGTGAGGAAGACCTTACTGCTGAAAATAAAGATATTATTAAAAATGCTATGAAAGAGAATTGCGATAAGAGCTCCTATAGTGCAAATGAGACTGCTCAGGAAGCCGCTGAACATCTTATTGCTGATGCTCTTTATCAGCAAAAAAAGATGGCTAAAAGCTCTAAAGTTGAAAAAGACTTTAGCGTAAGCATAATCAAAGAGACTTCTACTGTTGTGGCTAATACTGCTAAGAATAGTATGGAGGATTTGAAGAATGCTATTGCAAATCTCAATAAAATTTAACTATAATAGGAGGAAATAATATTATGAAATTCATCGAGAAAATCCTGATGGCTTCCGAAGATGTTCAGAGCTATCTCGTGACTGGTCGTTGCGAAAACGAGCTTGCCGATGGTTCTATCGTTACTATTGGCGACCTCTGCGACCATGCTGTTTATAAGAATGTTAAGGATATGAATGCCCGTAAGCTTACCGCTGGTTATACCAAGGGCAAGCGCTATGGTATTGTTGACTATGTTGGTGTTCCTCAGGGTACGATTGTTGGCGTAGTTTATCGTATTGGTAGCAAGATTTGCGGTCTTCCCGTTCCTGCTAATGAGAACACTCGCGTTCGTATTCCTCAAGTCGGTGATGAGTTCTACCTCGCAGATGACAACTTCTCTGTTGCTCCCGTTGATGGTACTGTCTACACTGGTTCCGCTGATGGTTCTTATGTTGCTGGTACTGAGGGTGAGGGCTTTACCTTTAAGGTTGAGTATGTGACCGATAAAATTATGGGTCAGGTCAATGCTGGTAAGAAGGCTTACTGCACCGTTCTGTCCGTCTAATCCTCGCGGATAGATGAGATGGTTTTGAATATATACTTAAAAAGATTAGATTAAGGAGGATTATGTTGTTATGAAACACATTTTTAGCTACAATAAGTTCAACGATGAAGCTCTTGACGGCATTGTTGAATCTGGTTATGCTCTGACTCAGGCTTTCCTTGAGGGCAAGGGCAATACTCATGAGTATTCCGAAGCTAACAAGCAGTTCAATGAATCTCTCATGAAGTTCTGCGCCGAGGGTAATGTTATGAATTACAATGGTCTTGAGGATATTAAGAATCCTATGGTTCACAAGAATAGCTCCTTCCTTGAGAAGTTCGATGTCGTTCTTGCTCAGATTCTTACTCCCGTTATTCCTACTGTTGTCGCTTCTGGCTATGACCAGCTCTATGATGTAACTCAGGTTGGTTTTGGCGACTCCGCAGCTTTCCAAGTCGAGAGCAATGAGCTCTTCATTGTTAATGACCTTGCTGAAGGTATCCGCAATGGTGCGCAGCAGACTGCAAGCAACACTGAATACACCATTCAGGCTCAACGTCAGACCATTAGCCTCTATTGTGACTGGTTAAAAATTGCTTAATGCGGAAAAGCATGGTAGCCAGAGTGTATAGAAATATACATATTAATAAACTTACTTAATTGCTGGAAATACTTAAAGTCAGCTAAACCACAACGTAAAGATGAAATAAGCTTAGGCGTGACGGTGACGAAAGTAGAAAAAATTAGTTGAATGGCATAAGGTTAAATCCTAAGTGCTTTAATAATAGTAAATCAGCAGCCAAAAATTTAATGAGATTTAGGCTCAACGACTATCTTTTTAAAGAGTAAGAGAAATGCTCAATTCTCTGATATGGTAAGCATCTGAAAATGATGATGATATAGTCTTGACTTTGTTGAAAAGCAAAGATAAATTATTCTTTTTTAATATAAAAATGTGGAGAAAACATGATAAAAGAAAAAACTTTAACAATTCCTTTAACTGCTACAGCATATCGTAGATTTACAGATTTAGGATATGATTGGACAAATAAAAAAGAATTAGAAGTAAAAGTAGAAGATTTGTCAAAAGGAAGTTGTCGTGAAATTACTGCCATTTGTGATAAGTGTGGCAAGGAATTAATTATGACTTATCGAATTTATTTAAAAAGAATTTCTAAACATGACGGTAAGTATTTTTGCAAAGAATGTTTTAATTCTAATAAAGAAGAATTGTCAAAAAAAGCAAATCAGACTCGTGAAACTTGTTTAAAAAAATATGGAGTAAGTAATCCAGCCAAACTTGAATCTTCAAAGGAAAAGGCTAAAAATACTTGCAAAGAAAAATATGGGACAGAAAATTTTATGCAAGTTCCAGAAATTGTTGAAAAGATAAAGAAAACAAATTTAGAACGTTATGGCGTAGAATATGTTGTTTAGCTTCCAGAAATGAAAGAAAAATCACAGCAAGCTATGTTAGATAAATATGGGGTAATAAGCGCTTTTAGCATTCCAGAAGTTAGAGAGAAAAGTAAAACGACGTGCTTAGAGAGGTACGGGGTAGAATATATTTGTCAGTCTCCTGAAATAAGAGAAAAAATGCAAGCGGCTTTTGCTAAATCTGGAAAAATACCTATATCAAAGCCACAACAGCAAATTTATGAGATGTTGTTAAATGAATATGAAACAGTTGAAATAAATTATCCCGTAAGTAATTTAAGTTTGGATTGTTTTATCGAAATAGATGGAGTAAAAATAGATGTTGAATATGATGGTTGGTTTTGGCATAAAGATAAGCAACGTGATTTTGCCAGAGATAAAGCTTTATTAAAACTGGGTTATAAAACTTTAAGAATAAAAGGCGGTCATAACATTCCAACTATAGAACAATTAAAAGAAAAAATTGAAATTTTAACTCACACAGAAAGATATTTTGAGCAAATCTTTCTTGATGAATATTTAAAAGAAGAAAATAAAAAAGAATAATTAAACAAAATTCGACCACGTTTCCGCAGGAAAATTAAATTGGGGTTCTCTTCTTGCCAAGGTTGGCGCTTCCTTTGCCGCTTATGTTATGGGTCGTGTCGCTAAGGTTATGTCCGATGTTATCACCACCGCTGGTGAGCACGGCATTGCTGGCTATATCGCTAATGGTATGACTGATGCTAACTGGCTCACTACGGCGCGTAACGTTTCTCTTGCCAATGGTGGTGCTCAGGTTTATGCTCTTGGTACTAACATTGCTCTTGCTGACGTTCTTCCTGCTGATGCTCAGTCCTTCCGTTATGGTGAGGCTGGTTCTATCGTTCGTGATGGTTATCTTCCTGAGTACAAGAAGATTCCTCTAATCGAGCTTGGTAATTGCCTCGTTCCTAACACCATCAACGGCACTCCTGAAGTTGTCCTTGATGATGATATTATTTATATGCTTCCTCTTGGCTTTAACAAGCCTGTTCACGTTGTCATGGAAGGCAATAGTGTTAGCGTTCAGCGTGACCCGATGTATGCCGCTGACCATACTTATGGCTTCACCGTTGATATGCGTCTCGGTGTTGGCATTGTGATTGGTTCCAAAATCGGTTGCATCCAGCTTCAGTAATTTTAAGTTAATAGCTTAAAGCAAAGAAGAAACTCCGAAAGGAGAAATAAAAGATGATTTTTATTCATTAAGATAAAATCATAAATTTATACAGATTTAAAAGGTTTAAAAGGAGGATACTTGAAAATGGCAGTATCTAAGAAAAACAGTACAACTACTAAAACTGAAAAGGTTGAAGTTCAAATTAATGAGCCCGCTGTTGCGGAGGTTTCGGCTTCCGCAATAGCAGAGGCAGAAAAAACCTCCGCAAAGCAGGAACAGCCTTCTATGGCTGACCTTATGGCAATGTTTGCATCTATGAAAGAATCTATTGATTCTCTTAAGACAGATTTGACAAATGCTAAAAAGGAAAATGAAGAGCTTAAAGCTCAGATTGAAGAAGCAAACACAAAGGTTGAGGAGGCTGAAAAGAAAGCCAGTATGATTCCTGAGCCAAAAGATTCCACTGCTGAAAGCACTACTAATCGTCTTCTTGACATTATTGCAAATCGTAAATCTGAGAAAGAAGTTGTTCTAATCCATAATCGTGAGATTATTGGTGGCGGCTCAACTGCTCTGCGTTTGACTGGTCTTTCAATTGATTTCCATACTTTTGGCGAGCAACGTCTTCTTAGTTGGCAACAATTCGAAGAGTGTGTTTCTAAGTATCGTCGTTGGTTTGACAAAGAAATCATTGTTCTTGGCCCTGAATCTGCGGATATTGCGGAGCGTTATAATGTGCCTTGCTTGAATCGCGATGGTAAGCGTATTATTACCAAGGAAGACCTTCGCACACTTTATCGGAAGCCTGAACGTGAGCTTGAAGACTTTTATCAAGACCTCACTGATGAAGATAAGGACTTTATTTGTTCTTATTGGCTGGGTAAGTGTTATAGTGGAGACCAGAACTATATTAATCGCGGAAAGATTGAGATTCTAAATCGTCTCAACCCTAAGCACCCCTTTACAAATTATATTGTAGAGATGAACTTTAAATCTATTCAGTAAAATTAAAAGGAAGGAGGATTAAAATATCTGTGGGTATTTTATTTAGCGATATTTATAAAAAGGCAATCGCCCTCTTTGATGACCCGAAGATAACTCGTGCTTACGAGACGAATCAACTTCAATTTTATAAATTGATGTATACTTACTTGCAGAATGCGATTGCTATGTTTGACAATCCTCTTTCAGTATCGTTGCGTTTATCTAATTATAAAGAACCAAATGGCACAATGGAAGTTTTTAATGGGGATGGTGTAAATAAAGTATTTACACTTGACCCCGATTTTGAGATACTTGATAATAGTGTTTACTACTATATTGAAGGAGAAGCTGTTGTCCAAGCTAAATTAGATAAGGAAAATCGCACTGTTGAATTTCCTGATATTATTCCAGAAGGACAGCAATATTCCATTGAACAGTATTATATTGGTGAATTTACAGATGAATTTAAAGACTTTAATAATAATGTGCAAGGCAGTAATGCAGTTGCGATAGGATATATTAAAGACATCCTCGCTCGTTTGCTTGTAAAAGCATGGGCTGAGGAAGAAAGAAATATGCTGTTAGATATACGCAATATTATGCAAGATAGCGACTTCAAAATTATGTCAAATGACCGTATTTTAAAAGCTAAAAATGAATGGATAGCTCAAATGAATGAAGAAATTGCAACATATCAAGGAAGGTTGGCTTGGATGATTCGCTTTATGCGGGGTTCAAGTTATTTGGGAAGGGGATAAAACGAATGGAAGAAATGGAAAAGATAGAAAATAATTTTAAAATTGTTTTGTCCTTAGATGAAAAGATTAAATGTTTAGAAGAACTTGTAGTTCGTTTAAAGAAGATTCTTTATGTCTATGACCGTTCTTTAGAACCTGACTCAAAATATAATTATCGCATTTATTGCGGTGGCGTTGCCATGTATATTTCTTCAAGCAATTATTTATTCAATGGCGAATTAGTTAGTGTTGTTGTTAATATGACTTCAATTTTAAATAATAAATTGGAGAAAACGCAAATTAAAAAGCTTGTTTTTGACTCTGTAAATTATGTTGAGTTCTTACTTTCTTCTTACAAGGATAAAAAAGAGTCTGATAAGGAGTGAGTTATGGCTGTAATTAATACAACGAATGTAATAGATAGCTCCATGTATTTGAAAGCAAAACTCCCAAAAAACATGGTTGGAGAAAACTATTATATTGAAAATTTACAGGATAAGAGAAACAAAGATTGGGCATATAGATATAATGTGGTTGGGATTGAAGAAGAAATAGCTAAACCCTTGAAGTATACTTGCGAACTTCCCGCTTATACACCTGTGGATGTGGTAATACGTTCTGTAAAAGGTGAAAGAGGAGAAGACCTTAGTACAGATTGGGAGGAGCTTAGTTTCCGAGATTTAAATTATCCAATTGGTGTAGGCAAAAGGTATAGATTTTCTCTTGATTTTCCAGACATGACAAAAATGACAGAGGATGAAAAGCATTATGATACAAGTGTTTGGCTTGCGATTAATGAAAATCCTGTTGCTCCACGGAGGAACTGCGTAGTTCGTAGGTGCAATGGAAATATTGCATTGGTAGGTTCTCCTGACAGGTCTTACCAAAATATTACCGAAGCAAGATATGAACCATGCATTCAAGTAACCGAACTTAGATATATGAACAAATATTACAATCAGACCCTTGTAGTTCCACAGGCAGAATGGTATGTATATTTGCAGTTAAATTATTTTACTAACTTTATTAAAATCAATGATAGATTAATTCTGGGTTTAAGTGATGTAGAAGACAGAGAAAATAATTCTGTATATCAAGTGAAGGCTGTGGTGAAAGCTAATTCTCAAAAAACTTTTGCTCGAAATAATCAGACGAGTATAGAAGATATACCGTTGATTATTTTAGCACTTGATAAAGATGAGGCAGCAGATGGAGACGATTTAATAAATCGCATTCCCAATCAAGCTCCTCTTTATAAAGTTGAGCAAGAGAATCCTGTCTATGAATATTATATCGAAATGGAAAATGCTGAAACCGAAGAAACAGTATAGCCCGATGTAACAACTGACCTCATGTTAGGAGAAATGGCGGAGTTTAGAGTTTATCTTGCTTTTAACGGCGAAAAAGTTGATGGCAAACATAAGTTTGTTTTTGAGGCTAAATTGGGAGGAATTAAGCAAGAAAATTGGAATAAATATTTCAAATGTAACTTCGATGAAGAAACTTGCGTATTTACAATTAAGAATCTCAAACAATGCAATAGAGGGGTTGTTAATGTGGAGTTAAGATGCGTCGATGAAGATTTGACTGCTCAAGCATAGCCCGTTATTCAAAATTATACTTTTAAATTGGGAGGATTTTATTAATTATGTTAGATAATACTTTTGCTCCTAATGCTCGAAACCGTTTTGTTACGCTTGATGGAATTGAGGATAGGATTATTTATTATTTACTGTCTCCCAATAATAAGACGGAAGAAGAGTTAAAAGCTACTCACACGATATGGAAACTTTTAACTTATAATACGGGAGATGCTTTAAACAAGAAATTGCCCACTTATAAAAAAGTTGTGGGTTTGATTGCGAATGATGATATAACACAAACGGATAAGAGGATTTTTAGAAGTCCTCATTTTGAAGACGCTTTTTTGACAGAGGCAACTTTGCTTAAGGTCTATATAGATGGTATTATTCCTAAAGACCCATATAAAGCAGTTGTTAATGTCGGTATAGATATTATCACTCATAATAAGTGTATTAATATAGCTGCTAATGAAGAAGACAAAGGTTTGCCCATTGATATTGTTGATGGTGTTGAATACTATGTCGAGACTAAAAGTAGAATATCTGTTTTAACACAAGCTATAATTTCTTTGCTTAATGGTGCTAATGTTCAAGGTGTTGGATTGATGGAATTTTCTGGAACGATGAGTCGTTTTCAGCAAGCTCAATATGGCATTTGGAATAATAGAAACTTTGAAGGAATTAAAGTTGTAATGGGTTGTTGGATGAGTGGGGTGTCTTAATAAGACATGATAATCTCAAAAGAACTCGAACAAAAGATAACTGTTTACGAGCAAGCCTACTTTTAGACAGACGACCCAGTACCTTTTAAGGGAGGGTTAAAAGTTTATCCTGTTATGGCACGAGATTATTATAAATTTTATAGCACTCTTGGTTGTTTAACATAGGATAAAACTGTTAAAAAAGTTAAATATGTTGACGAAAATGGAATTGAAAAGGAAAAAGAAGTTGCGAATCCAGAAGGAATTGCAATGAGCTATATGAATTATTTAATTAAACAAATGGAAGATGAAAAGATTGGTGGATTTGTAACCAGTCAAGTGATTCGGATATTTGAACTTTGTTTACATGAAAAGAATCGGCTATATTGTCCTAAATGTGGGAAGAAGATAGAAGACGAAGAGATTGCAAAAAAGTTAATAGAATTAGATAAAGAAATAGCTAATCTTGGAGAAGACATTTCCGATGAAGATAGATAGCTTAAAAGACTGTAGATGTTACAATCGCTTAGTGTTTGTGAATGTGGTGGATAGATGCGTGAAGTTTATAGTATTAAGAACGAGAACGGGTAGAAGAATTTGATGATAAAGAATGTAGTTTTAACTAATAAGGATTTAGAAGAACTTACCGCAATTATCACACATTATAATATTTTAGGGTATGATGGAGATAAATATGTAGACCCTAACTTGAAAAAAGATTTAGAGTTAAAAAAGGAATTGGAAAACAAGAACTATACTGCTCCAAGTCTTGAAAAACAAATGACGGGAATTTGTATTAGTGCTCCATATACTTTTGATAAATTAATGAATGAAGTAACACTAAGAAAATTAGCTTTAATGTTAAAAATGATAGACTCTCAAAAGATGTATTATGCTCAAGTCCAAGCTTAGATGACAGGATTAGTTGATTTTAAAGGGAAACAACCTACTCATTGGCTTTGGGGAGATGATAAGAAAGATATGTCTAAAGAGATTATGACTTTGAATGATATTCAAAAGAAATTTGCTGCTGTAACGTAAGAAGTTATAGTAATTATAAAATAAGGAGGATATACTATGGTTTTTATTGCTGGTGTTGGCCACGCAGTCATCATGGATGGCGAACGTCTTGTGGCTACTGCTAATACTTTGGTCGATAGTTCCATTACCATTGGCCTGACTATGGAAGATGTCAAGGGCGGTATGGGCAATAAGCTCTATGGCCGTTACGCTCACGATGCTACCTTTGGTCTTAAACTTACTGATGCTATGTTCAATCTTGAGTATCTTGCCATGAATACTGGTTCTGACATTGAGCTTGGTGGCGATGTTTTTGCTACTGGTAAGATTAAGTCTGACGCTCAGAAGAAGATTGTTCTTCCTCAGACCGCAGTTCCTGTTTTCGGTGGTGAGAATGCTAAGGTTGTTGCTTATGCTTTCGAGTCTGGTACTAATGCCACTTATGTTGCTTATGAAGTTGCAAAGGCTGATAATAGCATTACTGTTGAAAAGGCTTCTACTGAATATTGCCTTCGTTACATGATTCACAATGACTATGCTTCCAAGATGGTCATTAGCTCCAACTTCATTCCTAAGACTCTTAGCATTATTTTGACTGCCAACCTCTATTCAGGCGGTTCTTGTGATTTGGAGACCTCTACTCTTGCTGGTTCTATCCAGATTAAGATTTATCGTTTCATGCTTAACGGTAATCAGGACTTCTCCATGACCGCTACTGGCGTGGCTCAGACCTCTTTGGAGGGTACCGCTCTCGCGTATGGTTGCCAAGGTTGTGACGGTGATGGCGCTTATGCTGAGATTACTCAGGTTTTCACCAATGTTTCTGCTGACAGCTTCTCTGCTCTTATTGTTGAGGATGCTGAACGCACTGCTGCAAAGGGTGACAAGCTTCCTATCGCTGTTTATGCTTGTCCCGTTGATGGCGCTCCTATAAAGCTTGCTAATAGTGACATTACTGTTGCAACTGGTGAGGGTTATACTTATGCTGATGGTGTTATTACGATTAGCAATAGTGCTACTGGCGCTCTTAATATCGCTATCACTGCTGCTAAGTTCCCTGCACTCTCTGCTTCTCTTAAGGTTACGGTTGCGTAATTAAGAAGGAAAGTAAAAGAATAGGAGAATTAAACTATGCTCTGTAATTTTGCGGAGTATAACAAATTCAGACGCTTAATATGCACATTGGGGGAGGGTGAAGCTCCTCCAATGTGTCCATATTAGAAATATTGTCATTTATCTAATGCATGGGAAAACTCTCCTGCAATGAATAAATGCACTAAAAGGAGTAATCAATATATGGACGAAAAGAAAAATAAGAATTATTACAAAAAGCCTGAAAAGGTTGCTCTTGAGTCTAAGGCTGAGGAAGTCCTTGAAGTGAAGAATGAAGTTGATGAAGAGATTCCTGTTGCAAAGGAAGAAGTCTTCGAGGAAAAGGAAGCCATTGTTGAAGAGAAGAAGAATACCATTAAAGGTAAGGTTCGTTGTGTATTTGACAATGGTGATATTGCCGTAAATCTTGACAACGGTGAATTTGTTATGAAGTACGGTTATCCTAATGCAAAAATAGGCGATATTCTTGACTTCGAGATTTAAGAGAAGGTATTAAGTTTTACAAAGAGAGAGGATGCACATAGTAAAAACTGTTAACATTCTCTCTTTTTTTAAAGTTCAATACCAATAAAAGTTTGGTTTTATTTTCCGTTTAAAATGGATATATTTTTAAGGAAAAATTTTCTTGACAAACACAAGATATTGTGTTATAATTCACCTAAACTCAAGAAAGAGACAATAAATCTATCGGATTGGGAAGTGTAAATTTGACTGAATGAACTATCTGGATTTTCCAGAAAGTTGAAAAGTTGATTTGTAATTCAAAAGGTTATGGCTATTGTATTGGTCGCACGGCCCGAATTGGTAGTAATCTCTTCTTTGTGTTTGATATAATTTTATTTTATATTTTTCATTTTTTATTATTTTTTAATTCTATTTTTTAATTTTTGGAGGATTTTTATTATGTATGATTTGATGAACGCTGTAAATTCCATTTTTGATGATAGTCTCTTTTTCCCTTCTATGAGAAATATTCGCTTTAATACGGATGGTGTACTTGATATGCGTCCTGCAAAGTGGTATATTTGGAAGGAAGATGAGGGAGATAAAGATTCTAAGATTCCTGTAACTAAGGGTGTATATGCTGTAGTTAAGTGTCTTGGTATTGCTGAAGAAGATGTTTCTGTTAGTCTTAAGGACGATTGCGTAATTGTTCAGGGTAAGACAGAGGTTAAGGGAATTACTTATTCTCAGTATGTTGAGCTTCCTATTTCCAAGGAAATTCTTAATAATGTTGAGAAGATTCAGTATGAAGCCAAGGATGGATTGGTGTTTGTTTATTTTACGACTAAGATGCCTGAGAAGAAGCCACAGATTCTTATTGAGAAGATGTGAGGATGATTTAAAGGTAAAAGGTTAAAAAGTAAAATTTAATTAAAATCTACGACTAAGAATCGAAAAAAGATTTTAGTTGTATTTACTGCGATAGGGGTGGAATATCCCCTATTGCGGTCCTACCTGAGAGTTAAAGGAGGAATCTGTTTTGGGTAAGTCAAAAGACAAGATTCGTATTAGCTTTATAGGCAATAATGCAACAAGTGTTGCAGGTTCAATGACTTTGATTACTTGGGGAAAGCCCCAGCGTTCTATTTTAGTAGAAGCGGGGTTGGTTCAAGGTGAAAAAAGTCTGCTTGGTGAATATCAAGCAAATAATGCAAATTTTAAATTTAAGGCTAAAAATCTTGACTATGTGTTTATGTCAGACAATCATGGAGACCATAGTTTATTATTTCCCTTAGTAGTAAAAAGAGGATTTACGGGGAATGCTTATGTGCCACAGGGGTTCGTAGATATTTTTAAGCCTATGGCATTAGATAGTGCTAATATTATGGAAAGAAATGCACTTGACTTAACCAAAAAAATGAAAAGAAATTATCCTCCTATTTACGAAAGTCAAGATGTATATAATGCTCTTGATAAATTACATGAATGTAATTTTAATGAAAAGATTAAATTAGATGATGAAGTAACAGTAGAATTTATTCCTGCTGGACATACTATTCATAGTTCATCTATTATTCTTTATATTAAAAATGGGAATACAACTCGTAAAATTGCTTTTACGGGAGATATGGGTAATATCGCAATGCCCAGAATGTATACAAATACATTTCAACCTATCCAAAGTGCTAATCTTTTGGTAAGCGAAACAACTTATGCGGACGCTAAAAGAAGTGCCAATGGGAAAGATAGAGAAAAAGATGTTGAAAAAATTAAGTCTATAGTTTATGATTATGCTATAGATAGAAAAGGTGGACAAATTCTTTTTCCCACTTTTAGTTTTATGCGAACTCAAATTATTTTAAGTTTGTTATACGATTTGTTTTATGATGATGAAAAATTCACTTGTCCGATTTATGTAGCATCTCCATTGGCGTGTAAAATTTGTGATATTTTTGACACTCATTTGAGTGGAGAAGATGCTGAAAAATGGAAAATGGTTCGTGGTTGGAGTTCTGTTCAATATATAAAAGATTTTGATACTCTCGAAGCAATTGTTAATAAGCATCAAAAAGAAGGAACAAGTGCGATATACTTGGCGGCAAGTGGCTTCATGGTTGGAGGGTACTCGGTGTATCTGGCTGAAAAATTTTTGCCAAGTGCTAAAAATATTTTAGCTTTCTGTGGATATGCTACTCCTACAAGTCTTGCTGGGAAAATAAAGCAAAAGAAAACAAAAACTGTTACTATTAATGGAAAGAGTATTCCAAGTCGAGCAAACGTAATTAATTTACAGAGTTTTTCCAGTCATATCCAACATGATGAACTGCTGAAGCTATTAAGTGGAGGATATGGTCAAGCAACTTATGAAAAGATTGCGCTTGTTCATGGTGACTTTGATGGAAAAGTGAAATTTGCAGAGCAGTTAAAATTAGAAATTGAAAAACGCAATAGAACAGATAAGGTTGTTATTGTAAATAAATCAACAGAAATTTTGCTTTGATAGGTTTTTACATCTTTTAGATGTGGAAATATATAGTTAGCTTAAAAACTAACCGACCAACATACTTTCATGCGTGGTTTCAAACGGAAGCGAAAGGCGTTTCAAGATGTCGGCATAAATCTTGAAAAGTGGTGTCCATGAGCACGGGGTGAGGATTTAAAGAAGACCAAATTTACGGAGGCGTAAAGCGAGTCTGAGCCACTTATAGGCTTGAAAGAGCACACTTGATGGCTTTTTGAACAAACTTTAGATAGTGGAAGTTAGAAGAGCGGAGTACCTGTACTTGGCATTGATTTACAAGCTGTCAGCGCTAAACTTTAAATCCAACAGAGATTACCGTTACTTAGCTTATATAGAAATATATGACGGTATATAAAAGGTTAAGCTCTTAATAGTGAAGTTGCAATCACTTCTAAAACATTGTGTCGCTACTAATCAAAAGCGGTTGGAAACTTAAAAGCGAGATTTTAACTTACAAGCTATTGTAAGTTTTAATATAATTTTTAATTGTTTAAAAGGATTAAAAGATATTATGGAAAAAATTAAAAATGATGTACTGGACCTTCTCGTGCCGATGGATGAAATTGAGCCAGAGGGGAATCTTTAGCTCCCGACTCCCTCTTTGCTTCAATACTATCTCGACCGAAAAGCGAGGGTAGTATGGATTGATAAAGACATTGATTCAGATTTGTTTAATGAAATTCGTCAGATTATTCAGTATAATCGAGAAGACGAAAAAAATAAGATTCCAGTTGAGGAAAGAACTCCCATCCGTCTCTTTATACAGAGTTACGGAGGAACCCTTGACAGTTGTTTCTCTTTGCTTGATGTAATGAAAATTAGCACTACACCACTATACACATACAATTTTGGCACGGCCATGAGTGCCGCTGCGCTAATTTACATTAATGGTCATAAGCGTTTTGCTATGCCAAAGTCTACAGTTCTTTTGCATAGTCGGTCTGGTGGTAGTTCAGGTGGTTATGAACAAGTTGTAGCTCAGACTGAAAACTATAAGCGTTTGATGGATATGCTTAAGGAGAATATTCTTGAACATTCTACTATTGATAAGGCATATTTGACAAAGCAAATGAAGAAAGAGTGGTACATCTATATTGACCAACAGATTCAATATGGTCTTACAGATACAGTAATTGATAATATTGCTCAGTTGGTTGGCTAATAAAAATATTTAAAAGGAAGAAATAAAAAACAATGGCTATAAAAGACATTCAATATCCTGTAGAATATTTACAGGAAATGCTTTAGCTTCGCAAAGATATAAATGAGGGAAAACGTTGTTGGGCTGATGCTGTAGGTATTCGTGCTAAATATAACCTTCCTCAAGTAGCAATGAAGACCATTAAAGGTGGAGCTTTTTTGCTTGATGAATATTTAACTATGGGATGGATTAATCCCCCAGTAGGGACAAAGATTCCTCAGTCTACAACTTCTCTTAATGCAGATGGTAGTAGGGGTTCTGAGAAAGTAATTGAGCTTTCAGAAGATGAACTTAATTCAAAGGAAGCTTTGCTTAAGGCTCATGGATTTAATCCTATTAATTGGGAGCTTATTTCTGCACGAAATTCTAAGTGGCAGATGGGTGATGGTAGTGGTGGTTTAAAGAATCTTTATTCTTCTAAGATTACTGTTAAGCCCACCGAAACTGGAATTGATGTAGATGAGCTTATGAAGAAGTTTGAAAAATTCAAGCCAAGTCATAAGAGAGTAGCTTTTCGTCCAGAGCCAAAGAATCCAAAGTATTTGATTATTAATCTTTTTGATTTGCATATTGGTCGCGCTTCTTATGAAGCTCAGACAGGTTTGAAGTACAATCTTGAAATCGCAGAGAAAGAGATTATGCAAAATGTAGAAAAGTATATTGACCATTATACAGGAAAGTCTATTAAGAAAATTGTGTTCTGTGTAGGACAGGATTTGATGAATAGCGCCGCTAATGGATATACTTCTTCAGGTAAGCATCAGCAAGATAATTGTGCGGCATTTATGGAGATTTTTGATAAGACTACAGAGATTATCATTGATGCTATTGATAGGCTTACTTCTCTTGCTCCTGTTGATGTGATTATTGTCCAGCGGAACCATTCTCGCTTTGAGGAGCTTGTATTTGGGCGTTTGCTTGAATCTTACTTCAGAAATGATACTCTGGTAACAGTTGATGCTACACCGAGGTATCGCAAGTATGTGAAGCTTGGTAATACACTTGTAGGTTTCACTCATGGTTCTGATGAAAAGGAACGACTTGGTTCTTTAATGCAGACTGAGGCTAAGATGGGCTGGGGACTTACAGAGAATCATATTTGGATTACTGGACATTTGCATCATTTGGCGGTAAAAGAAGCAAATGGAATTGAGACATGGACTATTCCATCTTTAACAGCGGCAGATGCATGGACAGCGAAAACTGGTTTTACATCAGCAAAGCGTAGAAGTTGTTCGTTTTTAATTGATGATATAGATGGCATGGAAGAAGTATTCTTTGCCAATCTTGATTAATATAAAATAAGAAAATAAAAAGAGAATTTTATTAGGTAGTTTGAAAAATGGGTAAAAAGAATAAAAACTGTAACTTTTCTTAGTTTGATGAGCCTGAAATTGTTAGAAAAAAGAAGTTTTCCAAACCCGTAAAGGAAGAAAAGTCTTTTGAAGAAGAGTTCTTTTCTGAGCAAGAGATTAAGAAAAGTAAAGCTAAGAACAAATGGGAGCAAAAGAAGGCTTTTAAGAAAAAAGACAGGTATGATGATTATTACGATGAGTTTAATTAACATTTAATTGAATTGACAAGAAAGGAAGTGTAAAGTGGTAAGGTTGTCCTTACTGCTTGCGCTTCCTTTTTTTAACCTCAGTAGATTGGGGGATAAAAGGGTATAAAAGGTTTAAAAGGAGATACAGGAGAAAATATATTATGAATCAAGGCAAGAAATTTGAGCATAATTTTAAATAGGCGTGTGAAAATGATGGAATATTTTGTTTGAGATTGACTGATAGTGACCTCAGTTTTAATCCAAACAAGGATTTGAGGTCGAGATTTACAATTAAACAACCTGCGGATTTAATTGTATATTACAATGGTTATCTTTTCACGCTTGAGTTGAAGAATACGAAAGGTAAGAACTTTTCGTTTTAGAGAGACCCTAAGTTACCAGATGGTATGATTCATTATCACCAGATTAATAGTTTGGTAAATATGGGTTTGTATGATGGAATTATTTCGCGGTTTGTGCTTAATTTTCGTCAAGAGATGGACGAAAAGCATGATTTAGAAGAACGAACTTTCTTTTTAAGTATTGATGATTTTAGCAGATTCATGGTTGAAAGTGATAAGAGAAGCATCAACATGAAAGAAGTAATTGAATATGGCGGAATTGAAATAGAAAGCAGCCGAAAAAGGACGCAATTTACATACGCAACCAAAAACGGTTTTGAGGAGATTATAAAGCAGAAGGGAGACTTGTGATAGAAATGGGTAAGTAGGTATATAATAAAACCTTCTCTCCTGAAAAATGGGATAACGTTAATCAAGAAAATAAAGATTTAATAGATGATTTTATTACAGAATGTAAAGCTAAACGTAGGTCTGAGGGGACTTAGAAATAGTATTTTGCGGATTTACGACGTGTTGCAATTTGGATTTTAGAAAATTGTAATAACGAGTCTTTTTTAAAATTAACAAAAAGAGATTATCGTAAATTTATGATTTATTGTCAAGATGAGTGGAATATGAGTGCGGCACGTTGTAATAGAATTTTGAGTGCTGTTCATATGATGTTGGATATGGCAACTGAAGATGAAGACTTATATGAAGATTATGAGCGTAACGCCAGTGAAAAAATAAAAGGTGTTCCTAAAGATAGTGTTAGAGAAATTACTTTTATTCCAGATGATGAAATTAAAATGCTTTATGATAAATTAATGAATGAAGAGAGATATAAAGAAGCAACTTTATTAGCTATTTTATATGATTCTGGTGTAAGGCGCAATGAGATTCTACAAGTAAAGAGAACTGATATTGCAGATGATAAAAACTCTACTGATACTGTAGTAGTAGGAAAGCGCGGTAAAAAATTTAAAGTCCTTTATTTTTCTCGCACTAAAGAAGCGTTTAAAAAGTATGACGCAACAAGAACGGATAACAATGAGATGTTATTTGTAAATAGTGAAAATAGACCAGCTACAGCGGGAAATATTTATGAATGGATAAAGAAGTGGGGAGAAGAGCTTACAGAGCTTACGGGAAAAGATTATACTCGGCTCAGTCCACACTCATGGAGACATTGCTATGTGAACAATATGCTTGATGGTAGTCATTATTTATGCAAAGAAATGAATCTTCGGGCTGTTCCATTGGAGAAAATTAAAACATTAGTTCACCACTCAAGTTCTCAAACCACGTTATCCTATGCCCAGAATAACGAAGATAAAGATATTGAAGATTTGTTTGGAATTACTTTGTGATGCATAAAATTGGATAAATACACAAATAAAAGGTTTAAAAGGAGAAATATAAATGGAAGATAAAAAAACTTTGGGAAATGAAGTTTCTGTGCAAGAAGAGGCTGTCACAGAAAAACTTCCTTTGAGTAAAACCTCTGATATTTCAGATACAACTAAAATTGAATTGGCTGAAGACAAAAAAGAAGATAAAAAGTCTGAACAATTAAAATTAGAAGAACTAATTAATATTGCAGGTAATTTTGTTCGCGGCAAAATTACAATGGAAGAATTGGATGCTTTTGGGAATAAGATGACAATTCGTTCTTATATCCCTATGATTGAAAAAGTCCGTTCTTTAATGACATTAATTTATAAATTAGACAACGACCCGCTTGAAACACATGAGGTTCGTATTGCAAATATTTATAAAACATTGTTTTTTGATGTGTTACTGGGTTTGTATGCAATGGTAGATGTTTCTAATGAAGAATTAAAAACTTATGCTGCATATGATTTGCTTTATCCCATATTTAGTCCTTTTCTTCTTCAGTATTGTACTTATGATTATACCGAGTTCAAAAAAATGTTTGAAGATAGTTTGAATCTTAATCATCTTAAAGAGCTTAGTGAACTTATGTCTAATATTGATTATCAAAAGTTAGCTAAAAACTCTAAAGAAATCGAAATTCTTCTTGAGGGGCTTAAGAAGGATAAAAAGACAATTCAGAATTTAGCTGATATTATAAATACTACAAATCCTGAAATTAAGAAAACTTTGGATACAGTACAAAAAGAATTGGCAGATGAAATTTATTCTGCTTCAAAAGGTAAAAGTGAATTGAAAGTCCCAAAAGAAAAGAAAAAAGTTAAAACAAATAAAAAATAAAATAGGCTAAACCCGTATTTACGGTGTTATAATACCTCTTAATAGAAAGAGGGTATATCCTCTAATGAAGATGAGACTAATTTTAAGTTAGTCTCATTTTCATTTTCATTATAGGAAAGGACAGAACGAAATGGAGACTTTTATTGACATGACTCAACTGGAAACAATTATAAAAGCAAAAATAGAAAAAGAATTTAAAGCAGTTGAGGTAGAAGCAAAGCAAAAATCTGTAATTAATTTATCTTAGATTAAATCAGATATTTTAGGGCAATTTGTGGCAATTGTTAATTCAACTTTTATTGAAGTGTTTGATTAGTATTATGGAAATAATTATGATGTAAATGCGCTAATTTCATCCATTTAGTATTATCAAAGGAATAATTTCCGTCCTGATTTTTCCTATGATGAAAGAAAATTCTTGTTTACTTAGGGAATATTGGATAAAATAGATGGAATAGATAATAATAATTTGAATTCTAAAAGTCAAGCAAATTTTTAGGGATATAGAGACCCCGAAGAATATGTGACGGGATACATAGAAAACTTTTGGCAAGATGACCCAAAATATTGGGAAGATAGTGAAAAAGATGAGGATGATTAGGAATATAGTTTGGTACAAGATGCATTAGATGATTTAAAAAAACAAGAAAAAATTCCAGCAAGCTCATTACAATTTGTTCCTGTTAATACAATGAAAAGGATAACGGGTGCAGTAAGTGTTGCAGAAGTTTATAAAATGGCACGTTATAAAGCGTTGACACGATTTAATACTGAATTTACTACTCAAATCAAGCCGAAGATATAGAAAAAGTATCGGTTGAAATTATGATTGGAGGTTTAATATATAATGGCAGATGAAAAAAAGACTGTTAAAGTAACGGCTGATGTTGATATTCAAATGAAAACCGATGCTATAAAAAAAGCGGAGGCGGAATTAGAAAAAGCTAAAACAACTATACAGCAACTACAGGAAAGAGAAGCTGTTTTAGTAAAGATAGATAATAAAACAATAGACCAATTAAAAGAATATAGGTCCATTTTAAGTGAGATTGTAAATCTGCAAAGAAATATGGGGACTTTAAATAAAGCGGTAGAAGAAGCCAAGAAAAAAGTTCCTACGACAATTACGCCAGCAACTACTAAAGTTGCATCTCGACCTTCTTCAAAGGATTATGTAGAAGAATATTATGATAAAGAATATCAGAGAGATTTAGAGGCATATCACAAAAAGAACAAAGAATTAATGGCAGAGCGTGACGCTCAAGCAAAAAGAGCAATGGAAGCTCAACTTGCTGGAGATAAAGCTCAAAAAGCAGTAGCAGAGTTAAAACAAAAGCAAGCAGAAGAAGAATTAAAATCTTTACAACGTCCTATGCATGAAAGTGAACGAAAGAAAAGGGTTGAAGCTAATGCTTAGATTTTACGTTCTTCTAAAGATATTACAGATAAGTCCATATTAAGAGAGTGGAGACAAGCAAAATCTTAGGATATAGAAGCCTTAAGAGGAGAAACAAAAACTTTTGTTCCACGGATTAAACGTAAAGCTTATTTATATAGAGAAGGTACAGCAAAAGATTCTACTTAGCCTATAATTACATCTCGTGCATTTGGTAGTTTTGTAACGACTGATAAAAATGGAGTGCAAACTGTAATTCCTCGGAGTTATAGAGATGAAACTGGTGCGGCTCGTCCAAATTTAACTGCGGCAATTAGAAGTGAAAGCGGAATGCAAGTTTCTTCCGCTTTAGCTAAAGAAGTTGGAATTGTCGATTATAATCGGAAGCCTATTACGAATTTTAACAATCAATCTCTTTTCCAATTGAATAATTTTGTTGAAAAACTTGCTTCTGTTCCTGAAACTTCTCTTTTTTATAAAGCGGCACAAGAAGCTATTAATGATATTTTAACAACTATTGAACAAGCATTTAATAATACTCTTGAGCCTAATTTGCGTAAGTTGCTCACAGGTAAAATTGCAGTTGCGGAAAATGCTTTCATGGATGAAAATGGCAATTATATTAAAAAAGTTGATGCTGGCGGACTTTTTGATAGAGAGCAAGCAAATATTGAAGCAGGATTAAGCGGAGCTAATTAGTTTGATTAGACAAGAGGCTTATCTACTTTGCGTGATATGCTTTTAAGTCGAAAAGGGGCAGTCGCTCAAACTTTAAGTGATATTCGAGTGCGGTGGGATAATGGAGACCAATTAGGAGAAACAGATAATCAATCTGCGGGAGAACATCAATCTCAATATAGTGACCAACAAAAAAGGTCTCAAGAAAGCACAAAGTTAAATAAATTAATTGAAGAAAAATTAGCTTCTATGCCAATTCAAAAAGAAGTTTTGGATATGGTTCGCAATTGGAGCGAAAAAGATAATGAGGGGCGTACTGCTGAAGCAGTAGAAGAAATTTTAGGATATGCTTTGCAACAAGCTTATGAAGAAGGATATAAAGGAGCCGCCATTACAGCGCAAGATATTGTTGAACGGTTGAATCCTGAACTTGCTCAAAATTTAGGAATAACTGGCAGAGATGTTTATACTGGGGTAAGCGAAGAAAATCTTGCTTTGTAGAATCAAGCTTCTGCGAATAGTCTTGACGCTCCAAAAAAATATAGCAATGGTGACATGGGAACGTCAAAAGTTAATAATTTAAGTGATGAAACTGCGGATTTTCAACAATAGTTAGACGAAGTAGATGAGCAATAGGTAGCAGAAATAAAATCTAATTTGAATGAAGTAAAATTAATTTATGATGCTATTGTTATATGGATTAAAAATTTTCAAGAAAAAGTCGAAGCAGGAGAAGCTAATCCACAAGGAATTAAAGCCGCTTTTGATTCTTTAATGGATGGTTATATTGACGTTGTTAATTCAACTTCTGACCTTAAACCAGAAGATGCACAGAATCTTTTAAAGATGTTTGAAAACGCCAAATCTTTAATGCAAAAGTTTTATTCTACTGCGTCTTCTCCTGAAGAGGGATTGTCAAATGCGGCTAATAAATTTGGCTACAAGAAAAATCGCCAATTTGTTATGGGTAACTTATATGGGACAGATAATGATTTTGGATATTCTTCTTGGACAACTAATAAAGAAGCTTTTTATTCAAAAGCTTATGGCGCAGATTTTGAATATGGGAAATCAAAAGATGATGGAGAAGTTGAGGCTACTTTTTCCGAGTCAGCAATTCAAGCTTTAGACCGTACAATAACCAAAAATGAAGGAAAAGGCAATGATGATACTTCTTCAAAAGTTGTTGCGGCAGCGGAAAAAGTGGCGGCTATGATAGACAAAGCTGGTGGTAATGGATACGCATTTGCTAATTTAGGAAATAAACGCACCAATTCCAGCACAGCGTATAATCAATTAGCAAATCTTCTTTATTATCCTGAAATGGTTGAACTTTCTGCTCAAAAGAAAGCCAGTTCAATTAATGAACAAACTGGAAAAGAAGTCGTTTCTGCCGATAAATTAATTGAACAATGGAAAGCAAATAATCCCCGTTTAGGGAAAAAATATGATTTGCTTAAAGAAGGCCGTAGCAAGTTTGATAAGGAAATGGAAGATGGAGATATTGATAAAGCTCTTGAAAAATTCTTTGAAACTGGCTATACTCCTGTTCAAAAGTTAAAAAACTTATACGAATCTTTAACAACTAAAATTACCACTATTGGTAAAGGCATAGATGAATATACAGGAGAAGAAATAGATATTCCTGTTCAACGTTCTGAACAAGACATTTTTAAGCAGAATTTATTGGGACGTTTATCTACGGATGCTGATGAGAATCCAAATAAATATAGTGTTTCTTATTATCAAAAAAATGGCATAAAAGGAGAAGGAACTCATAATACTCCATTAGAAGATGTAGAATTGAGTAATGTCGCAAAAACGCAGCTTCTTTATCATGCGGGATATACAGGAACAATTTATGGTGGAAGCACAATTGAAGACCAATTAACTAATGCTCAAAAAGAAAGAGAACAAATAGAACAAGACCTTTTAACGGCAAGCGAAGACGAGTTAGAAGTTAAAAGAGCTTATTATAAAGCTGTTTGTGCAGATATATTAACTTTAAAGGGAGCGTTAGAAGAAAGACAGAGCAAGGGAACAGTTAAAGCTTTAAGTATGGAAGAAAAAATGGCTTTAGCTGAGAAAAAATATTAGGAAGCTATTACCGCCCGAATGAATCAAGAAGGTAATTTTAAAGGGCTATCTGATGGTCGTGTTACAACTGAAGTAAAAAAAGAAGACCCTTTAACTGGGTTAATGAATCGTTATCAATCTTTGGTAGATAGTGGAAAATATTACGTTCCAGATGAACCAAAAAATACTGCTCCTACTACAGTTTCAGGTGCGAATGGATTGTCTATCGAAACTGCTTCTATAAAAGATTCTACTGAAGCTTTTAACTCTCATGCTGAAGCTGTGCAAAAAGCTGTTCAAGCTGAAAAAGATAAATTAGAAGTCGCGGGAAAATTGTCTGATGCCTTAAAGGTAGAAGGAGAAGCCGCAAAAGAAAGTGAATTGCCTTTTACTTTTGGCGGAGAAACTGTTTCTGTTGCAACTGGAAATGACAATTCTGAATTGCGTAGAGATATTCAGGTTCTTCAAGAACAAGTAAAGGAATACGAACAAAGAATAGATGAACTTGAAGAAGGTGGAAATCGTTCTCCTAATGTTGAGGCTCCCAGAGATTAGTCTAACTTACCTTATAATGGTAGAAGATTTAGAAATGATTCTGTAGACCCAGCACTAAGAGCCCCTCGTAATTTAGACAACTTGTTCAATGAGCAAGAAAATAATACTGCTGTTCATGAAGGTCAATATAATCTTATTGGACAAATGAAAGATTTTGAATCTAATCTTCGTTCAGCCTTAAAAACTTACGGGAAATTTGCCGAGGTAACTCTTAAAATTAAAACTTTAGAGGAAGAGCGTAGCAATCTTATCGGAAGCGATAATGAAGAAAATCAAGTCCGTTTAGCAACTTTAGAAAGAGAGCTACAAGTTTTAAATTCTCAAAAGGATAGTTTAGAAGAGACTTATCAGGCTTAGGTGGACGCTGCGGATAGAACTGGGATACAAGATAAATTACACAATCTTGAACTTCCTACTCCTTTTAATCAGCAAGCAGCGCAACTAATTCAAAATTTCTTAAGTGGACTTCAGACAGCTTACGATACAGCTCAAGCAAAGCAACAATAGGAAGTTGCTCAACTTAAGCAAGCTGATGCGTTAAAGAAAAATTATTTAAAATCTCTTAAGGAACAACAAAAAATTGAGAGAGATATGCTCACTCTCCAAAATTCTATGGATGACCAAGTTGGACCCCGTAGCAAAGAGCAACAAAAATTAGTTGAGATGTATCAATCCAGATTGCAAGCTATCAAGAATCAAACTGTTAGCTATGATAGTAATACTGGTAAATTTAGTGATGGAACCCAATTAAGCGAACAAGAAAGACTTCAATTTAACAAATAGATAGAAAATTCTCAAGCATCCCAAGAAGAAAAACTTGCAAAAATTAATTTAAGACAAAAAGAAAGTGTTGGATTAATTCAACAAATTGCAAATGGTTTCAAAGCTTCTCTTAGAAATTTAACAGACTATAGTTTAGCTTATGTAGCAATTGGTTATATTAAAAATTCTTTACAACAAGTTTGGCAATATACAAAAGACCTTGATGCGGCTATGGTAGATTTACAAATAGCGGCTGGAATGGGTTATAGTGATGTTAAAAACATGATGTATGAATTTAACAATCTTGCTAAAGAAGTTGGAAAGAGTACACAAGAAGTCGCTGTTGCGGCAAATGATTGGCTTCGTGCAGGTTATCAAGGTAAGGAAGCAAGTGATTTAACTAAAGCTTCTATGTATTTAAGTACGCTTGGTATGATTGAAAGTGCTGATGCAACGAGCTATTTGATTAGCGTGTTGAAGGGCTGGAAAATCGAAGCCAGTGAAGTCATGGGAGTTGTCGATAAATTAACTGTAACAATATGCAGCGTATGTCGAGTAATCGGCATAGGACACAAACTTAAAAGCAGGTAAATCCTAAAGCCTTACACCACAACGTAATCAGTAATGATAAGCGTGATGGGACGAAAGTAGAAAAAACGTAAGGATGAATATAAGGTTAAATCCTAAGTATTCGTAATAATGGATGTTCATGCAAGTGGACAAATTGTTATGCATAATGATTTGTTGCTTTCAACGACTATCTTTTGAGAGAAAGGTAGGGTAACAAGGCTTAAAAGTTATCCGAAATAGTTTGCCCCTTTAATTAAAGGGTGAAGAAATAGTCTGGTCACGTTCCGAAAGGAAGTGGATTTAATTTTATATTTAAATCGCATTTAGAATAGCCGACTAAATGTAAACATAACGCAGTAGACATGGCGGCGGCTTAAAATAAATAGGTCGCAAATATGGTAACATATAAGGAAAATACATTGAAATGCTGAAAACACCTTAGAGCTTTATAAACCACAACAGGAGAATGAAATAAGTCTGAATGTGACGGTTTAAAAATTATAAAGATTGGTCAATCAGCAGGAAAGCTTTTAATGAGAAGCGTCCTCATCGACTAAACGTAGATAACAAATCGAAGTAGTGTACCCCAGCAATGGGTGAAGATATAGTCAGTGCTTATATGAAAATATAAGGTAACACAACAGGCAAGCGCGGGTGGCATTGCAGAAGCAATGAGCCGTGCAAACAATTCGGCGTAGCTTGCAGGAACGGAGATGAATAGATTTATTGGTTATGTTACTACAATGATTGACGTAACACAAAAGAGCGAGGCCAGTATTGGCGAATCTATGAAAAGTCTTTATGCAAGGTATCAAAATGTGGCCGCAGGAAAATTTGTAGCGGCTCAGGAAGATATTGAGTCTGAAAACTATAATGCGGAAGATTGGGCGCGGTTAAACGACGTTGAAACTTCTCTTGGAGCAGTGGGTATTCAACTTCGTGATACCGTTAGTTCATTTAGAAGTTTTGATGATGTTTTGGATGAAATAGCCTCTAAATGGGACACTTATTCTACAGTACAACAGGCTGGTATTGCAGCTTCTCTTGCAGGAACAAGACAAAGAGAAAATTTGGTTGCCATGCTTTCAAACTGGGATTCTGTTCTTAAATATCAAGAAATTGCTTCCAATTCTTATGGCACAGCAGTAGAAAAAATGGAAGCTTATACTAATTCTATTGAAGCGGCTCAAAAGAGAATTCAAGTTGCAGCTGAAAAATTAACTCTTAACGTTAATCTACAAGGTGTTCAAAAGAAATTATATAACACTATTGCTGAAGTAATTTACAATTTAGATAAATTTGGATTGGCTATAATAGCTATCGCAGCAATAATGAATAGTAATTCTTTAATTAACGTGGCAAGTAATTGGTATGGAAAAATTTCGGATATTATTTCTTCTGCGGGTCAATTAACGTATGGAATTGGACGTATAAATACTTCCGAGGGGAGAGAATATCTTGGCAAACAACTTGATGAATATAAAGAATATGCAGAAGAGAGCTTTATTATTTCTCAGCAAAAACGTTATGGTGCGGCTTTAAGTCAAGCAACTAAGGGAGCGCAAGAAGTAACTTAGTCTTATCTCTTAAGCGCACAGTCAGCATTATTAAACGAGTCACAAGATAAGCAAGCAGCCGTTGCCAAAGAGCTTTTAACGGGAACAATAACCGAGGAAACAGTTGCTTCACTTAGTAGAGAAAGTTTAAATGCTTTAACAATGAATGTTTCTGAGCAAAGATTGTCTTCGATGCAACATTAGATTGCTGTTGAATAGGGAATGATTACACAAGACCAGACTTTAACAGCAGAGTAGGCAAAACTTGTTGAAACCAGAGCAAGACAAAGACTTGCGGCAGAAGAACTTACTCAACAAGAACAAAAATATAAAACTGCATTAGGTAAAAACTTGAGTAAATCTTCTACTCAGTCTTATAGTCAATCACTTGTGGCAGGAGCGGGTACAATAGTAGGTGGGCTTTTAGGTACAACCACTGGTGGAAATATAGGTAAGAATTTTGGTGAAGGCGGACAATTAGTAGGCTCTATGCTTGGCGCTATGTTAATAGGACAAGTAGGAGGGAAATTTGGTACAAGGTTATCAGATTCTATTGGTAAAGGAATATCTAATTATAAAGCTTCGGCAACTATTAACCAAAATGCTTGGTATGAATCCACTATTGGAAAGCTTAACAGTGGTATGTCTATGTCAGAAGCATTAGGATGGGATTATGCAAAAGAAGGATTAACAGCATCAGAAGCTTTTAATCGAGAATTTGCTAATTCAGCTAAACATAGTTCTAAAGCTTTTTGGAGTGCATTGGCAAGTCCTCAATTAGTAACTGATGCAGCGGTACTTTTTGCGGCGATTGTATATAATGCTTATGTAAGTTCCTTGAAAGCAGCGACGGAAAAAGCTCAAGAGGAATTTAAAAAAGCTACTGAACTTTATGATTCGGCTCAAAGTGCTTCGGCAAATGCAATTAAATTTGATGAGCTCGCAAATGGAGTAGATTATCTTGGACGCAATGTTTCTTTAACTTCTGAGGAGTATGACAAATTTCTTGAATTAAGTAATGATATTGCTGAAGTTTTTCCTGAATTAGTTGTTAGAACGGATGAATTTGGAAACAAATTGGTTGGTCCAGAAGGCATTGAGGGACGAGTTAGCAAAGTAACAGAAGCTATAAACGATTTAACTGATAGCGCCGAGAAAGCAGCAAATGTTGCTCTCTTTAAAAATCCAGATGGAATTAGTGCGGCGTTGCATAAAATATTTACTGGTTTTAGTGTTTCTCCTTTTGGAGTGGATTTGGAATCTACTATTGAGGAATACAAGAAAGCAAGAACAAATGAGATAAAGTTACAAGGTCAAATTTTCGGGGCTGAACAAACATTAAGCACGATGTCTCCTGAAGAAGCTGGCTATGAGGAACAAAGAAAAAATATAAATGCTTGGAAAGACGAGCTTGAAACTCAGTAGAAACAAATAAAGCGGTTGAATTAGCAATTAAGTGATTATAATTCACAACTTGTTTCTTCTGCGGATTATATTGCAGAATATGCTCAATATACTGGTCTTTCTGATAGGATGAGTTCTCTTGCGACTGATGAAAACAATATGGTTAGCGCTTTGGTTCAATCTTCTCAGGCAACAATTAATAGAAGGTTGTCTTAGGGGACAATTAATGAAGAAGGATATAAAGAACAAGTTTTAAAAGTCACAGATGCTATGACTAAGTTGCTTGAAGAACACCCTGTAATTGCAGATGTTTACTATGGAACTGATGATGCAACTTTAGCTTCAGAAGCCGTAGCACTGAAAGATAGTTTTAAAGATGCATTAATAGAAGCATTCATGTCTGACGGTATGATTTCAGTCGAAGAAAATGAACTGTTATTATCGTTAGGATTAAAGTATGATGCCCAATCTGGTAAAGCCGTTGTTTTAACTCTTCAAGAACAAATACAAGAAGCTGTAAAAGGAGCTTTGGGAGAAGATGTAACTGTTTCATCAAGTGTAAATAACTTGTTAAATCAACTTTCATCCGAAGATTTTGGAAAAGTTACAAAAATGGCAAATTCTGGATGGATAGGCAGGACAACAGAAGATGTAGATATTATCCGCATGATTAATGCTGATAGAACTTATGATTCTGAAGTTGGTTATTTTAATCGAGCCCAGCAAAAACAAAATTCTTATGATTCTTTACAAGACAGACTTAAATCTTATTACAGTGACGTGATTCGCGGTAAAAAAGAAGGCTCTAATGAAGAAATAGGGAAAGAATTTTCTGATTTGCCTGAAAATGTCAGAAATGCAGTAGTTGCAAGTTCTGAGGAACTTAAAAAGTTTGAGGGCTCGGTAAAAGAAATGCAAGAAGCTGTTCAGGATGCGGTTTATGATACTGCGTGGCAACAACTTGCTTCTATTCAAGAAGATTTATCTAAGGTTGCTGAGTTTAAGCTTTCAGATGCTTTTGGAGATATTGATGGCGTAGAGGGAGTTGCTGCAACATGGGCTGAATTAAAAACTGTCGTAGATGCTGTTAAAGATAGTTATGACACTTTAAGCGCAGCTTAGAAAGAACAAGATGCTTATGGTAAGTTAAGCACTCAAACTGTTATCAGTATGTTAGCTGAAAATGAAAATTATATTGAACTTCTTGACACCTCAACAGGCTCTTTGAAGTTAAAAGCAAATGCGACACAAGAAATGACTCGTATTCAACTTGAGGCATTAAAAGCTAATATGGAAGCTGCTAATGCTGAAGATGAAATGACTAAGGCTCAACTTGAAAGAGAATGGCAAGAACTTGAACTTTCTAAAACAAGTGGTACAGCAACCAATGAAAAGATTGAAGCTAATAATAATGAAATTGTTTCTACGAATGATTTAACTAAGGCATATACTGAATTATATGCTTCAATCCAAGCTGTTAATATGGCTAAAGCGGGAGATACTAAAGGCGCTGAACAAATGATGAAGAGTAAGGATGCTTTAGTTGAAGCCGCAGGTAAGGTAGAACAAACTGATTCCAGCTATAAAGTTGATACTACTTATATTCAGGCCAGACAAAAATATATTCAAGACCAATTAGGAGAATGGGACCCTGATGAGGGATTTGTTAATCAAGATAAAGGACGTTTACAATAGAGAATAAATGCTCGTAAAATTATTATGAATGACCTTCAAGAAATGATAGACAAGGGTATAGATATAGGAACTGCTGGCGCTGGTTTCTTTACTCCTGATACGAAAGATTTAAAAGATGCGACAGAAACTCTTGAGAAATTTTTAAGCGCACTTGAAGGTATTTACAACAAAGAGTATTATTTAATGCAAGCTTTTAAATCTATTAAAGAAAATATTAGCGCAACTTCTCAAGATATGTATATGGGCGCAAATTATTATGGACTTAACAACGAAAAAGAATATGATAAACTTGCGAAAGTATACGAACGTCAAATGAAACTATACGCTCCTTTGGCAAATGAGGAAACAGAAAAAGGGCTTGGGTATCTTCAAAAATATCAGGAAGCTTATGTAAAATTAAAGAATCTTGATGACGAGCGAGTAGAAGATAAAATCAACATTTTATAGCTTCAAGATGTGTCTTATGACCAGCTTATTGCTGCTCAAAGAGAGCTTCTTGCTACTTCTGATACTCTTGAAGAGGAAATTTCTCGTAGAAAAGAAATAAATAATCTTATTAAGCAACAAATTGAACTCCAAATGGATGTTCAAAAATGGCAACGTGAGATTGCCGATGTTGCTCTTGAATATGAGAAAGGCACTCCTGATACAAGCGCATACGAGTCTCTTATCGCTGCTAAGAGAACATCTCTCCAAACTGACCTCGATACCATTGAAGCAAGACTTAATTGGATTCGTTATGACCAATCTGATGAAGCTAAACAATATCGCGGTTCTAAGGAAGTTGAACAAGAAATCCGTGATAAGACTAAGCAGTGGCTTGAAACATATCAAGAGTTGGCTTCTATTCCTCTTGATGTCCTTAATGATAAGCTTGATATTCTTGAAAAGAAGCTTGACCTTCTTGAAAAGAGTAAGCCTAATGAATGGGGAGCTTATGACCAAATTGAGAATTATTATAGCTCTAACATAAATTATCTTGAACAAAAAGCTACTTTAATTAGAGAGCAATTAGAAGATGTTTCTATGTTGACTGATGAACAAGTTCAAGATTTGGTTGACCAACTTAATGATGTTACTGTGGCATTGAGAGAAGCCCAAATCAATTTGTTACAAGACCAAAAAGATTATAAAGATTCTCAATATGATGCAATTGTTTCTAAGGTTAATGAATATAAGGATGAAATTCAAGATGCGATAGATGCTATTGAAAAAGCTTATGAAGAAGAAGTAAAACCAATTCAAGATGTAAACGATGAATTAGAGAGACAAGCTAAATTGGAAGATTTGCTTGCCGCGAAAAAATCCTTAGCGAGAGAGAAGGAGAGAGTTTACAGAAGTGGTATTGGGTGGACCTATGAAACTCCAAGAGATAAACGCAAAGAAAATGCCAAGGAAATTGATGACTTCTATAGACAAGATAGGCTGGATGATTTAGAGAAGACCAAAGATGCCGAAATTGCAAATCTTAATGAACGTATAGAACAATGGGACCTCTATCTTAAAGCGTTAGATTGGCGTTATAATGAAGCTCAACGTATAGAACGTGACCGTTTATTAGCAGAATTGTTTGGACTTGACCAATCAATGTCTAATGCTGACCTTCAAAAAGAGATTTACGATAGAATCTTTAATGATATGACGAAATTTAACGCTAATTGTGAGGGAAGCTATAAAGAATATATCGGGATTTTCTCTAATTTCTTACAAGAATATACAGCATTAGTTCTTTAGCTTGCTGAACTTCAGCGTCAAGCTTTAGCTCTTATGGATAGCGCTCAATATCTTGGACTTAATAATCATGGAGATATTCCTATTCCACGGGGTTGGACTACAACTCTTGGAGGAGGAGCGGGTGGTTCTTTAGGTTCTTATAGTTACGCATCTGACTACCAATCTATAATTAATGATATTCTTGGGGACAAGAGCAATTATGGGTCTGATGGAAAACTTCTACCTGACGCTAAAGCAAGAATAGATAGTCTTGAGGGTCTTCGCAATGAAAAGATTGACAATGAGGGACTTTCTTATAATAAGACCTATGGGCAGAGCAACGCTACTTGGGGTGGTGGAAGCTCTTCTGGCGGGGGAAGCAAAAAGTCCTCTTCCAGCAGTCCTTACAACTCCAAAACAGATTATAATAATGAGTCTAAATACCTTGACAATCTTATCAAAAATGGCTCTGCTGGTCAAAAAGCTTGGGCTCAAAATCAGAAGAAGGAACTCGATAAGGCTCAAAAAGGTTATGCAGACGGCATTGAAAATGGTCCTGTTACATATACAGGTCTTTCCATGCTTCATGGAACACCTTCTAAACATGAATATGTTCTTAATTCTGACCAAGCTTATAATCTCTTACGCAATTTGGCAACAACCAAATTACCTGAATACACTTCCACTTTAAGTCAAGACATGGGAGTTTCCTATATAATTCAGGGTGATGTAGTGCTCGAAAATTGTGACGACCCAGCGCAATTCTGGAATCAGGTAATGGCCGCAACTCATAATCGTTACAATGTAACAAAGAATAAGCGCTAATAAACATTAAATAAGAAAGTAAACATTTGTGCATACTTTGTAAATAATAGCAAAACCTAACAATAAAGGAAGAGGTTGAGGATTCAACTCGCCTCTTCCTCTTCCTATTAATTTTTGTAAAGGAGTTGATTAAAAGAAATGCTCTATAAATCGAGTAATTTGAATCCGAACCTAACTGAGATAGACGTTACAGAAAATAATGTTTTATCAGCTTAGGTTAATACTACGGGGACAACAGTAAAAGCTTGTAGAGTAAAAATAATTACTGGTGATGGAAATGATGTTCTTTATGATTCAGACAACGGATATTCTTCAACGAATCTTCCTCCGAACTTAAAGAAGCCAGTTGTTAATAAAGGCATAGTTAATTTTGATTTAACAAGCGAAATCTGTACTTTAAATAATGTTGTAAATGGTAAAGACTATCAATGGAATATTAGAACTTATGAAGCCAAACGTGGTTCTACTGCACAACCTCAAACAACGGTTTGTCAAGGTTTTCTTGTGGGTTCTACTAAATCTGTAATTTGGACTTCTTATGTTGAAAATTCTGCTATTAATAATGCCTTGATATATGACAAGTATATTGAAATTAAGGGTTATGATAGTTCTGGTAATAGTAATTTTATGCCTTTACCAGACCCAAATACAGAACAACTTGTTATTCCTACTGACAAAACTTTTAAGGAAAGAAAGAAAATTTATTGGGTCGAAAATGAACTTGGCTGGAATAAAAATTATACTAAGATTGAATTTGATGACCTGTTTACATACAGTTATAAAGATGGAACAACTTTTGATGTATATCAATGTGATGACCAACATACTTTAACCTCTTTTTATGTGAATCCAAATGATGACCTTGAAAGAGCAAGATGGGTTGAAATTTATAAATCAGACGGAACTTCAATTAATGGAGCAACGGCTGTAAAATATAAAATTATTGGTTATGGCGAAGAAACAGGGGAAATTAGACTTCAAGAAGCTCTTCCCGAAGTTCCTCAAAATGGTTGGACTTATAAATTATTTAAGAAAGACACTGTAAAAGATACTTATGAAGAAGTTGTTGTGCCTTCTCCTAACAATATTTTGGGTGGTAGTCCTCTTGCAAGTGGCAAATTAATTTCGAATCGTAATGCGTCAGAAGGGGTGACGGCACAATATTTTATTCAGCCCAACATTAATATTGGGTCTGACAAGTTTAATCCTGCTGAAATTGTTTTTGATAAAACAGGTGCAAGGATTGATTTATATGAAAAAACTTCCGATACAGTTGTTCCTCGGAGAACTACTGATATTACATTTGACAAGTTGGATAATACCCAATGGCTTATTGAAGTAAAAGATGGTATTATTGAACAAGGTACAATTCCTATTGCTCCTAAGACGCCATATACTGTTTATACAGATTTTATGGATTCTATGCCAAATGCAATTTTTTACGCAAGAACGAAGCCTAATCTAACTATTTTCTATAATAATTTGAACAATCAAGCAAATGACGTTTTGTATATTACGCCCGATGCGCAAATTGATACTTTGATTAAACAACATAAAAATGTTTATATTGAATTGTTTAATACTGAGGGACAATCAGTTGCAGAAAAGAATAAGATTATTTCTTATGACAACGCGATTGGTTATGTAAAATGTGCAAATTCTTTTGATTTGTTCTATGAAGACGAAGTAGAATTTTACACTTATAAACTTTATACTTATAATGCTGATACGCAAGTTTATACTGAATTAACAGGAGTTGAGAATGCTCAAGCTTCAAATTATGCTTCAACTACTTCAGGCACTCAACCTTGGAGAGATGTACATTTTAAGACAGATTGGGATTCTCCTGAAAATGTTCAGGTAAAATATTATAAGTATACTTTATATGATTCTCTGGGTAATGTTGTTGCTCAAAGTGAAGATATTTATGACAGCTTGTTAGAATGGTCTTTTAGAGGATTGCAAACTTCAGATGATGTAGAATTGCCTAATAAGTATACAATTCAGATTGATATTACCGACCAATATGGAGATGAATTTATTCAAACAGCAAATTTTACAATTTGGTATCAAATAGACCAAAATGTAACTCCATTAGCAACGACTTTTGATTGTAAAGAAGGTGCAATTACTCTTTATGTAAACGCGCCTGTTTACACTGCACCTGTTGAAAAGAATGGATTAAAAGCTGTTGATGAAAGCAATATTTATATTTTTGGTGATGATTTACCTTCCAAAGCTATTTTGAAAATTGGGGATGGAGAGTGCCTGTGTTATGACAGGTTGGTAAGTAATGGAAATCCTCTTGTTTTTCCGCCGAGTTTTGTTTTCTTAACAAGATTACAACTTACGCCAAGATTTAACGAGCTTACACCTACTCCACGGAATCAAATTGTATTTTAGATTGCGCATACAGCACAATATGGTCAAGAGGCGATTGGTGACACTCCTGCTACAGAAGAGATTATTGATACCTATACTTTAAAATGTGGTAGCACAGAATCTTTCTATATGGATAGCACAGGAAAGATTGTCCCGAATCCAGACCAGTATTTAATTAAAGTATATAAGAATGATGAAACCGAACCCTTAATGTGCTTTAAAAATGGTACGGCAAATTCGTTTAATATTTAGACTGAGGATAAACGTTTTGATGGTACTACGGGTTATTTCTTTAGTCCTACAGCGATTAAGAACGCTTTGCAAAGTCAGACAAATATTCAAATTGTTTCAGCATTACCTCCCAGTATTACTCCTGAAATTGCTGCGAAGAAATATTTGCTTACTGCAACTACAGGTAAATATTTAAGTGGAGGTATTTATAAATACAATACTATTACTGAGGAGTGGGAACTTCAAGCCGAAGATTATTATTTCCTTGAAAATATTTCTCAAGTTGATGGCGCAACTTATGAAAGTTTGGATGTTCCTACTGTTGCACAAGGAGAAAATGGGGAAATTCTTTGGTATGATGAAACGGAAAATCCTAATAGTGATTTGTTATATATTGATTCTCATTTGATAAATGAACTAAACACAAAGGCTTTTAATGACCGTTGGTTTTTGATTGTTTTAAAAGTGATTCGTGAAAACAACAACAGTACAGTAACGTGCGATATTAGAATTGAGACCAGAAAGGAGGTCGTAAGTCATGGCGAATGATACTGAATATAAAAATTATTTGTTTATAAATAGCAATATTAATGTTGACGTTCTTCGTCTTGACCGCGATACAACTATTAGTCTTGATGGAACGAATAAAGACGGAAAAAATATTTATGCTTTAACTCAAGAAAAGAGTATTACCGCAGATACAATTCTGTTTAATACTTTTGTATCAAATGGAGAGTATCAGATTGATGGACAATATTTTGACCCTGAACCTGAAGAATCAGGTGCTACTTTCTATATTTATAGAAAAACACCTTATCAAAAATATTATGATTATATTTGTTCTCTTGAAAATGGAGCAACCACATTAAGAGATTATAATATTGCTAATAATGAGTATTATCATTATTTAGCCGCGACAGAAGTAAAAACAAGTTCTGGTATTAAATATAAAATTTATCAGAACGAAGAAGAAACTCCTGAGAATCCTAAATATGTTCAGGATAGTGAAGGCTTATATTATCTTCCTGTAAAATGGGATAGTTGGCAGATTTGTGACATTGAAGAATCTGATGAGGAAAACACTTTCATAAAAACTGGTAACACTTGGAATTTAGGCTTGAACATGGAAGATGCTGCGGTAACTCAAAATACAAGTGTTGCTATGTGGGAGACTCTTGGCAGATTTGATAAATATTCCGTAGGTCAGCGTAATTATGATAGTTCTGCTGTAACGTGCTTACTCGGTGATATGAAAGAAGTTCTTCATGTTGAGGGGCCTGTTAACACTATTGTAAACAAGTATGAATATACTGAGGATGCGTATGCTATTTCAAAATGTGATTATGATGAAGAACTTTCAAAAGCTACTTTGCAAAGTCAAAACAGAATAAAAGCAATAACTCGAAAAAATCTTATTGACAATAAGTACCAAAGGTAGTATACTAAGACTGAGGCTTGGAAAGAGTTTTGTAGCAATGGAAAATTGAAATTGCTAAAAGACATAAAAGGCAATAAATGGATTTGTCAAATTCAGTCTGCTCCTACAAGAACAGTAAACGGTATTAGTAATTATCTTTTGACTACTATTACTTTTGAATGGAGAGAAGCTGTAGATGCTTCAACTTCTGTAGTTGTATAGGTTGAGTAATAAAGAAAGGGGGATGCCGAATAAATGAAATTGTTTGGAGAAGTATTATTTTCAAACGGTGAAGACGAAGACATTCCCTTTTCTAAACTAAAAAGACTTTTGGAAATGCCTTATCTTAAGCCGAGATATAGATTAAGTGTTTTAACGCAAGATGAGCAAGTTGCATATATTATTCCAGAAGGAGATATTGTAACTGATAGTATTAACTATACTGAATCATATCAAAGTGGACAAAGACGTAATATTTCCCTTGAATTAGTTAACGTAGATGGGCGTTATACTCCAAATGTAAATGGACTTTGGGTAAATAGTCGTTTTAGTTTTGAAATAGGAATTGAATATTCAGGACGTATTATCTGGTTTCCTAAAGGAATCTATATTATGGGTAATGTAGACCTTACAAGAGGGAATTCAGAAAAAACAGTTTCTTTACAATTACTTGATAAGTATGCCATTTTTGAAGGAAAGACTGGTACTCTTGAAGTCGCTTATGAGGTTGAGCTTGGAAGTGACATAAGAGATGCGGTTAGAGGAATTTTAAATTTTTCTCTTGAAAATGGTTATATTTTAGATTACAAAGATGTTATCTTTGACCCTTCTTTGGTTGGAATGGTAACACAACAAACCATTCGAGCCGAGCAAGGGGAGAATTATGGAACAGTCATTGATGCTTTAGCAACACAATTATCTGCTGAATATTATTATAATAATGTTGGTAATCTATGTTTCTATCCCATCAATGAAACTGTAGATGATAGTGTTAAACCTATTATTTGGACTTATCCTTCTTTTGGAAGAGATTTGCATAATATGAGTTTAAGCTATCAAAATGAAGATATTGTAAATTGTGTTAAAGTTGTGGGAGATAATGTTGACGATGGCATTTATAGCGCTGTTGTTACTAATGAGAATCCCAGTTCTCCTATTTGTATTCAACAGGTAGGAAGACGTACTGCTCCTCCTTATAGTGAAGCTAATGTGTGGAGTGATGACCTTGCGCATAACCTTGCAATGTATTATTTAAGAAAATCAAGCTTTGTTGCAGTACAATTTTCTTGTTCTGTAAGTTTTAATCCTGTACTTACTGTAAATAATATTTGTGAAATTGAAGATGATTATTTGAATTTGAAGAGGAATAAATTACTTATAACTTCAATTTCTTTCACTTCTGAAAGTGGACAAATGAGTGTTGCTTTTTGTAACACGGAAGATTTACCAAGTAATACTAAGAGGACTTAATGAAAGGAGGCTGCTATGAGCAGACGTAAAAATAATATTCAAAGTGATTATACTATGGACGATTTAGCAGACTCCCTATTAAGTCGCATATTAGCGTGTGTAGACCAAAAAGCATAGTCTAATGATATTACAAAAGGGGCTATTGTTACCAGAGTAAACGAAGATGGGACAGTAAATGTTAAACTTCCTGCTGATGAAGAAGGTCACGAATTTACAAAAATTTCCAATCAAAGTATCTATGAATTATCTGTTGGAGATTCTGTTGAGCTCTATTTAAAAGGTGGTCGTTATTCTAATTGTTGGATTATAGCCAAACATGGAATGGGACGGAAAAGAGTTGCTTTAGAAACTCAAAAAGGTAATACTGTAGTAGTAGGTGGAGGAAGTTCAACGGGTGGAGATTCTGGAACTATTCCTGAAAGTATACTAAAGCACTTAGTTGATTATAATAATCCTCATAGAGTTACAAAAGAACAACTTGGCTTAAGTAAAGTGGTTACATCTATTAATGGTGAAAGTGGAGATGTTACTATCCCAACAGTTATTAATGATGCCAAATTAACCATTCAATAGAATGGGACAGAAGTTGGCAATTTTACGGCAAATAGTGCTGTAGATAAAACTGTCAATATTACTGTTCCCACTAAACTTAGTGAGCTTGAAGATGATTCTTCTTTTGCTAAGACGAGTGAATTGCCAACAAAAACAAGTGAGTTGGAAAATGATAGTGGATATATTACTTCAAGTGATATACCATCTATTCCTGTTACAACTGTTAATGGAAAAACTGGGGCTGTTGTTTTAAATGCAACAGATGTTCGGGCTTTGCCTAATACTACAGTAATTCCAACTACTACGAGTCAACTCATAAATAACAGCGGCTATATTACTTCAGCGGGAGCACCTGTTCAAACGGTTAATGGAAAAACTGGTGCAGTTCAATTAACTGCAACAGATGTGGGTGCTATATCGGCAGCCGATATATCTCAAACATTAGGCAATTCAAACACAAAAGTTCCAAGTGAAAAAGCTGTTGTAGACGCTATGTCTGCGGCAGGATACGGCGATATGCTTAAAGCAAAATATGCTAACAATAGCACGGATGATACTGTTGACAAAGCGTTTTCTGATGCCAACGGTAAAAACATTGCTGATACATACGTTCCAAAAGACGGAGGAGCGTTAAATAATGTGGACGCAAATACTTTAATTACCACGGGAAATTATTTAATCGGAGAAGGTTGTACTAATTTCCCTGATGGTAGTTAGGGTAGTGTGGTTTAGGTTGTTGGAGCGGGTGGCTCTGCTTACCAAACAACAGTAATATACGCAACAAACACTTATGCTCATAGAGCATATAATGGAACCACTTGGACTGCGTGGAAAGATGCGAATGGTGCGGTTGTCTCTGCAACACAGCCTCAGTATCAAAATGTTGGTAGTCTATGGTTCAAAGAAATTACCTGATTTCATTCGTTGGGTAATAAATAACAAAAACATTTTTAGCAATCCTTTATTTCGAAAATATTTATTTTTTAGGGTGAAACCTTTAAATTTAATAAGACAAAAAAATAATTTTAAAAAACATAAAAAATTTTTCTTGACAAACGGTGAAAGGTGTGTTATACTTCAATCACAGTGAGAGATGAATTGAGATTTTTGGTATGGCACACCTTTTTTCACCGCTCACATTTTCCCAGCAAATATAGACGAAAGGGGTAGACAAATATATGGTAACGAATCTTATTTGCGATGCTTGCAAGTTCCAGCCTAAGTGTGTTGGCTATAATAAGCTCAAGCCTTTTACAGACGAAGCACGAACCGACCTTGGCATTGAGCTTGAGATGCAGAAGTGCAACGATTTTGTTGACATGAATGATAATGATGAAGATGCGGGTTGATTTCTTCTGAGGTAGAGATTCATTGACTCTAAGCACAAAAATGCTTAGCCAAGTGAAGCCATTTTTGGTGGATTTGTACAAAAAAATAAGTCAATAAACAGGCTTAAAAGGCAAATAAAAAGACAATTTTATTTGACGAACAAATTTTAGACATTTAAGGAGATATTTTTTAACATGAATAATAATTCTGACCAGATTCGTAAACTTTAGAACGTTGTAATCCTTGAGGGTGCTCTTGCTGAACTTGAGGAGCCTCGTACTGGCACAGGTAAAGATGGTATTAATTACATCTCCCTCCGTGGTGCTGTACAGTGTGGCGATACTGGCGTTTACACTCGTAGTTTCCGCGCCTTTATTAAGGAGAAGAAGATTGACGGTCAAGATAGCAAGGTTTATAAGGATGTAGTTGAGTGGCTTAAGACCGCAACTCCTATGACGAAGAACGCTGAGAATCCTACTATGGTTCGTCTTCAGGGTAGCCTTTCCGATAACGTTTATGTTAATCGTGAGGGTGTTCTTGTTGAGGGTACTGAGGTTTCTGTCCAGTTCTTTAATGAGTTTAAGTCTTTCAATGCTTCTCTACAGCTTGAGGGTTATATTAAAGATATTAAGCCCGAAGTTCGTGGCAAGGATGACGATGCTCACGAGACTGGTCGTTATAAGATGCACTTTATTACTCGTGACTTCTATGGTAATACTCTTGACCTTAAGAATATTATCGTTCCCGCTGAGACCTATGACGATATTCAGTCCATTGGTTATGATGAGGGTGCTACGGTTTCCATTAATATTGACTGGATTCCCTCTCAGACTGAGGAAGCTCCTAAGAAGAAGTCTGGTGGTTTCGGTAAGCAGGTAGACCTCGGTTCTACCAGTGGTAATTCCTATCTTGAGATGATTCTTGTTGGTGGTTCTGACCCCTATGATGAGGATTCCAAAGATGCTCTTAGTCCCAAGATTGTTCGCGCAATGATGGCCGAGCGTACTGCTCACATTAAGGAAGTTGAAGCGAATGGTTATCTTGGTAACAAGGGTAACGGTTCTACTACAACTGCAAAATCTGGTGGCTTTGGTACTGCTAAGGCTAAGACTGGTTCTTTTACACCTATTGACGATGATGAAGACCTGCCCTTCTAAGTCATAAGAGAGGAGTAAAAGAATATGGCTATTGATTTAATGAACCTTGCTCCCACCACAATCAGTAGAGACCTTAAGGGAAAGTATGTTTGCCTTTATGGTGACGCAGGTAGCGGTAAAACCTCTCTTGCGGTTTCTTTCCCTAAGAATTTGCTTTTAGGCTTTGAGCATGGTTGGAACGCACAGTCTAACATTTACGCAGTTGATGTTCCTACTTGGGCTGATTTCAAGGCTTATGTTAAGCAGTTGAAGAAGCCTGAGATGAAAGAGAAATTTGACACAATTTCTTTAGACACGGTCGGCCTTGCTTGGGACCGTTGTATCGAGTACATTTGTGATAAGAACGATGTAGAGAAGATTAATGACATCCCTTATGGTGGCGGTTATTCCGAAGCTCGTAAGGAGTTTGAGAAGATGATTATTACCATCACTCAGCTTGGTTATGGTCTTGTTATTATTGCTCACGCAGATGTTCATCTTGAAGCTGACCCTGATAATGCGAATGCAGAAGTTCGTGTTCTTGGTCCTGCTGTTCCTAAAAAGGTTGCTGATATTGTTAACCGTCTTGTTGATATTACTGCTTACATTAATATTGATAAGAATGGTGAACGTTGGCTTTATCTTCGTAGCACTCCTACCATTACGGCAAAGAGTCGTTTCCGTTACACTCCTGACCGTATTCCTATGGGTTATGATAGCCTTGTCAATGCTATTGCGGACGCTATTGAAGAGGAAGCAAAGAATGGCGGTACAGTAGTTGATACTCCTGTCGAAGCTGCTCCTGAGAAGAAGCAGGTCAATTTCGATGACCTTGTAGCTGAGATTAAGGCGTATGCTATTGCCATGAATAAGATGGAGAAGATGTCCGAGTATTCCAAGATTGTTGTAGAGTATCTTGGTAAGGGTAAGGCAGTTAAGGACTGCAATGAGTCTCAGGCAGATATTCTTATGCTTATTCTTTCTGACCTCCGTGATTGGGGTGCAGAAAATGACCTCGACATTGCTCGTAAGGTCTAATAATTAACTAACACAAAGGAGATTGGAGAAAGTAAACAAGCTGAATCCTTTCTCCTTTGTTTTTCTAAGTATAATTTTACAGAAATGGGGTGTTATTATCGGTAGAAAGCCAAATAGAGTTTTTACTTGTGCTCAATGCGGTCTTTAGTATCCATCTGAGCTAAAGATAGTTGTTTCGCAAAAGAACTATTGTCCAAGTTGCGGAACAATTCGCCGTCAAAGAGCGGAAGATTATAAAAATCTCTTTAATTATATCTTTTTTACAATGGGCTACGATGGTGTCTTAGACCCCAAAAAAATGTCTGTTCCTGTAAGTATTCTTAAAAAAGGCTATCATATGGATGCCTCTAAGGTTCTTTGGACTCTTAAATATATTAATGAGTACGAGAAAAATAAACCTCGGAGAATGCAAACAGAAATGGATTTAATTAAACTGGTAACTTCTTACTATCTTCAAGCTAAATTCTTTTGGGCAAGTTGTGAAGAATTAGACCAGAGTTCTACACAAGAAAAGATAGATGAAAGTTTAGATTTCCCAGTTCATCAAGTTGTTATCAATCGTTCTGACCTTGAAAAAGCTCGTATTGCAGATGAAGAGAAAAGAGCTCTTCGTGAACATCGAGTGATTCCAGAAGATTATGATGGCGATATTGATGAGTTGGATTTTGATGCTTTTATTTGGGACGCTGATTATGATAAAGAATTTTTGAAGCAACGCAAAGAACTTTGGGAAGCTGAAAGAGCAAAAGAAGAGGAAGAGTCTTATTTTACAGATGAGATTTTACCAGAAGACCTCAATGAAGAGGATTTATTACTTTATAAAGGGGAGACAGATTCGTGGCAAGTAAAATAAATTTCGACCAAGACGATTATAATTCTCGTATTGCTGCCCTTGAAGTTATTGGCTGTATTATTTAGAAGCCAGATTTACTTGCGGGGCATAGGCTTGAGAAAACGGATTTTACGAATCTTGTAGCTCAAGCTGTTTTAACTGCGGTTAAATATCTCTGGGCAAAAAGAGTAGAGTTCATTGATATTAACATTATCAACGAATGTCTCTCCAAAAACTATCCTACATTTTATCGAATTTATCAAAGAAGTCAGCGGGATAACTTTGTGGGTCAGGCAGTTACAAAATGTCATCCTATGAACTTTGAAGCTAACTATAACGAGCTTAGAAAATTTTCTTTGCTTCGTTCTCTTATGAATCAGGGTATTGATGTAACTGATATTTATGACCCAAATGAGTTTGACGATGATGAGGGAGAAAACAAGAAGAAAGAATTTGTTAAAATGACAACAGATGATATTCTTCTTAAAATCCGCCAGAAACTTATGAGCACCACACTTGATTATACAACTAAAGCTGGTCGTGATAGTGTTAAAGCTGGTGGAGCCGAGCTTCAAAAGTTTGTTGAAGACCGTAAAAATGGGGGTAGTTATGGCTTAAGTTATTCCAGTAATTTTTATACAACTATTACTGGCGGTATGAAACCAAGACATTTTAATATGATGTCTGCTGGCACGGGAACAGGTAAAATTTAATTTCATTAAAAATTTTAATTTCAAAAGAAAGGAGAAAAATGATTTAGAAATATGAAGAAGCTTATCAATATTTATTGAACAATAATATTTCTTTAGTTAAACTTTGTGAAATGTTTCATATAGGGCGTGGACATTTTACAAAACAAATTAAAGATTTGGGATTTGAAGTCCATAATTATCAAAATGAAAGTTGCATAGACGAAAGTGTTTTTGAGAAAATCGACACGGAAGAAAAAGCGTATTGGCTGGGTTTTTTGTATGCTGATGGATATGTAGCAAAAGATAGATTTACTGTATCTATTAGTTTAAAAGAAGAAGATAGAAACCATTTATATAAATTTAAAAAGTTTTTAAATGCTCCTAATAAAATAGGCTTTAAGAAAGTTTGTTTATATAATAAAAATACAGATGAAGTAAAAGAATATCCTACAGCAACTTTTTCAATCAATAGAAAAAAGATACATGAAGATTTAATTGATAAAGGTTGTATTCCGCAAAAAACTTTTAAATTAAAATTTCCATCCGAAGAAACTTTACCTCAAAATTTAATACGTCATTTTGTTCGTGGTTTTGTTGATGGAGATGGATATATAGGAATAGATATACAATCAGAAAAAGCTTGTTATCCACGATTAAATATTACTTGTGCATCCGCAGATTTTTTACTTAATTTGGTAAAAGCAATGAGTTGGGAATGTAAAGCATTACGTTCAAAACAAAACAATAAAGCTTTTCAAATGGAATGGCATTCTTACAAAACCTTTGAAATGTTAGAAACTCTTTATGAAAATGCAACTATTTATTTAGACCGAAAATATCAAAGATATTTAGAATTAAAAGAAATAATGAAATTAAAAAATGCCGTATTAAATCAAACCGAATAAGAAGATTTAATATTATTAGTGCGGAATTAAGCTGGAAAACCGTAAAGTGTTTTTACACAGGCAACCAGAACCGAAGGCTAAATATAATTTAGTCAGGGGCAACGCATAGGAAGTGAAAAGATATAATCTTCCCACGAGGCCGCACCACGCATCGGTAAAGCGTGAAAAGATATGCTGGACTACAATGTAATGTTGTAGAAGTAAGGATAAAAAGCCTTACGATAACATAATCGAAAACCCGTCAGTCAATTTCAAACATTTGTCATACTTTTGCAGTAGAATATTATGATAATAAGCTAAAGAAATTTGTTCCAAATCCTCACGGGACTCAAAATGCAGTCCTTTATATTGGAACTGAGATGGAACTTATAGATGAAGTTGAGCCTATTATGTTGGCTTATATTGCAGATGTTCCACAGGACCACATTATGGATTACACTTATGCGGATGGTGAATATGAACGAGTTCTTTATGCTATTGATGTTTTGGATAGAAGTCAAATTTATCTTGAATATGTCCCTGATTACGATATTTCTACTCTTGAACAAACTATAGAAAAATATGTTCTTCAAAAGAATGTAAGACACGTTTATTTTGATTATATTCATATTACAACAGACCTTATTGCAGAATTTCAAGGAGAAGCTAAAGCCAAGATGCAACTCCGTGAAGACCAAGTTCTTGCCAATGTTGGTACAAAATTAAAAGAACTTACTCGCAAATATGATATAAGTCTTGATACTTGGACTCAGGTTTCAGGTGATTGGAAAAATGAAAATAATCGAGACCAGACTATTATTCGTGGTTCTAAAGCTCTTGCAGATAAGGCAGATATTGCAGGACTTATGATGCGTCCTACTGTTGCAGAACTTAAGAAGATTGACCCAATTCTAAAGAATCGTTTTGGCGGACAAAAACCAAATGTTTATTATGCGATTTATAAGAATCGTGGTGGCAAATATGTAAATGTCAAAGTTTGGCTGTATGTAGATTATTCTACTATGCGTGTATCTGACCTATTTTGTACAGATTATGATAATAAACTTATTGATAAGGCATTTTTGCCTGAAACATTTGTTTCAGTAAATGAAGATGGCATTGTCAATTATAGTAGACATAAAGAAGATGTCCCTGTTGTAGCAACAGGCATTTCTGCAAAAGAGACTTCTAATGGAGATACCACAAAATTAACAAAGCCTACTAAATATGAAGCTATTTATTCTGATGAAACTGGTGGAGATGACCCAGCCGAAAAAGCTATAAAAGAAGCTATGGTGTCTGGTGAGGTAACTTCTGTTGTGAGTAAAAAACTCCAAACAAGGCTTGACCTTGAAAAAGAAAATGAAGAAAATATGTATTCTACTAAAGTAACCAGAGAAGATTTTGATAATGATGGTTGGCCGGTAGATAAATTTAGTGAAATTGAGGAAGAGGAGTAAAATCCTCTCCTTTGGTTAACATTATGATAGATAAAGACGAATTATTAAAACGTGTTACACCTGAGATTGTGATTGAAATAATGGATGAAAACGGCGCTCCTTTAAATCATACAAGCAGAGATGGTTCAACTGGACAGCAGCTTTTGTGGTTTAAAACTATTTGTCATGGAGGTTCTAAACCTAAACTCTGTTATTTCACTCAGTCAAAAAACTTTTTCTGCTATACTTCATGTGGAGCAATGAGCTTTTTTGAGGGGATTAAAAGAATTAGAAATGTAAGAGATAAAGACTTTTATAAGGGTGTTATTCTTTATATCGCCGATAAAGTTGGGTTAAAATCAACTCAAGAAAAGGGTTTTGGTACTTATCGTAAAGATGATAGAGACGATATGAGAACCCTTGAAGATAGTATGAGTATTTCTGGTTGGGGAGATTGGCGCGAAAAAATTAAAAATCAAAACGAAAATATCAATAACAAAATTATTCAAGACGAAACAATTTTAAACTATTTTGAAAATAAGATTTATGATGGATGGCTCAAAGAGGGCATTTCAGAAAAATCCATGAAAAAGTATGGAATTAAATGGTATGAATATCAAAAGCATATTATTATTCCACATCGAAATGAAGATGGACAGTTAATTGGTATTCGTCGCAGAAGTCTCAAACCAGAAGATAAAAATAATAAATATATGCCTGAATTTATTGAGGGTAAAGATTATGGGCATTCTTTAGGTCTGAATCTATATGGCCTTTATGAAAATAAAGCCGCAATAGAAGAACGTGGCAAAGCTATTATTGTTGAGGGAGAAAAAAGTGTTTTGCTTTCAGATACTTATTTCGGTAAGAATAGTATTGCTGTAGCTACTTGTGGCTTCTCTGTTTCTAATAAGCAAGCTAATCTTTTAGGAGACCTTGGCGTAAGACAGGTTTACCTTGGATTTGATAAAGACTTTGACGAGTTTGACTCTAAAGCAGTTAAGGAGTACAATAGCAATCCTGCAACTAAAAGAGACTTTGAGATGTATAAAAACAAAATTATTTCCATTGCTTCAAAATTAGCTGGAATGGGTTTTGCAGTTTATATTATCAAAGATAAAGAGGGTAAACTTAAAATCAAAGATTCTCCTTTTGATGAAGGTAAAGAAACATTTCAAAAGTTATTCGCAAGTGCAGAAAAGTTTGATATGAATAAGTTGAAGTGGAATCAAGGGTGATAATTATGTAGACGAGGATAAATAATAAATGAAAAAGTTACAATGGAAGACAAGATTTAATACTTAGTTTAAGGAAGAAGTAGATTTCTTAGATACTCTTCTTGAAAGCTATGGTATTACAGACATAAAGAGTTTTGTTCATCCTGTCAGAAGTGAGTTGAATGACCCATTCTTGATGAAGAATATGGATAAAGCTGTAGAATTAGTCCATGATAAATTAAAAGAAGATTGTAAAATTCTAATTTATGTGGATGGAGATTGTGATGGTGCAATGGCAAGTTCTGCCTTAACTCAGATTCTTAAATATATTAAACCTGATGTTAAGTTAGACTATACTTACGCTTTCCAGAAAGACCACGGACTTACTATGAGTAAGTTAGCAAATTTTACAAAAGATGAATTTGGATTGATTATAATTCCAGATGCATCAATGGAAGCTAAAGATGCTATTGAAATCACAAGGAATTTTTCTGCTCCTATTTTAGTTCTCGACCACCATTTAGTTTCATCTGAGACTCAAGATACTTGGACTGGCGAATGGATGGATAGAGAAAAGGCAATTTCTATTTATAAAGAGAACCCGTCTGAATATAAGACTCGTTTTCATACGGATTGTTATGTAAATTATTGTTTGCCTGTAAATAGTACAGATGGTCAGTATCCTTGTACTGCGATTTGTGGTACAGGAGTTGTAATGAAATTTGCAGAAGCCTATTGTGAAAAATATAATGTTAATACAGAAATTCTCGACAATATTATGGAGCTTGTTTCACTTGCTGAGATAGCAGACGGAATGGACAGCATGAAGCTTGAAGCAAGATGGTATATGCTTGAGGGACTAAAAGAGTTCTATTGGCATAATGATTTCATTAAAGAGCTTTGTGACCGTTTGGCTGACGAAATGCCTTATGGTAGAACTATTAGTTCTATGGGCTGGACTATTGCTCCTAAAATTAATGGCGTATTTAGATATGGCACAGAAGAAGAAATTGTTAATATGTGTCGTGCTATTCGCGGAGAGCAAGAAACAATAATTTATAAACCTCGACGTAAGAGCAAGAATGACCCTGTACCAGAACCAAAAGAGCATACTCTTCAATGGGATATGGCAAGGACTTGTTGTAATGTAAAGAGTAGACAAGATACAGCAGTACGTTCATTCATGGAAAAAGTTGAGGAAATCATTAAAAAGACAGAAGCAAATAAAAGAAGTATTTTATTTGTTGATTGTAGTAATGTAATTGATAAGAAAACTGTAAGTGGTTTGGTTGCTGCAAAAATTGCCACAAAATATCATCGTCCAACAGTTTTAATGCGCAATTTTTCAGATGATGAATTTGGTGGTTCGATGAGAAATTATTCTCAAGGCAATGTTTCTGATTTAAAAACTTTACTTGAAAAAGCAGGAGTTATTGTTCATGGTCAAATGTGGCCTGTACACACCTTTTCCGTCTCATCAACGGGGTACTTAATAAAGTGCTAACGGGGAAGCCTTAACGTAAAGTCGATGGTAATCCCGTGGGAAAATCATTAATAAGGAAGGGAGAATAATGTATTTAATTTATCGTCATATAAATAAAATAAATGGAAAAAGTTATATTGGATAGACTTCTAATTTAAAAAAGAGAATAGGAAATTAGGGGTCTGGATATTTATCTAAAAAGAAAAATGGAGAATATGCACAACCTGCTTTTGCTTTTGCTATTTTAAAATATGGTTGGGATAATTTTGAAACTGAAATATTAAAAGAAAACTTGACTTTAGAAGAAGCCAATTTTTATGAATTTTATTATATTGAAGAATATGAATCAGAAGTCGTAACTGGAAAAGGTTATAATATTCAGAAAGGAGGACATAATTCTCCTTTGTCTGAAAAAACAAAAGAAAAAATTCGTCAATATAATTTAGAAAACGGGTCTTTTTTAACAGAACATAATCCTTTGGAGAGAGAAGTAATTTGTTTAGAGACTGGAAAAATTTTTAAAAATTGTAAAGAAGCAGAATAGAGTGTAGATGCTAATGCAAAAAATGGCAACAGAGTTGCAGAAGTGTGTCGCGGAAATTCTTCTCAAAAGAAAGTAAATGGCTTTCGCTTTCGTTATTACGAAGATATAATTTCGTATTGTATTTTTTAATAAAAAATGATTAATCCTGTAACGACTATTCCTGAAAAGGAAGTAGAATTGCTATTGATACGCAATTCGAAATGGGTGTGCTTAATTAACTAATTAAGTAAGAGATAGTCTGTGCCATTAGAAATAATGGAATAACACGCATTCGAACGCCGCTGGTATTCGTATAGAAAAAAGTAAGCTTTCTGAAATTCAAGCTAAGTGTGATGAGTTACTTCCTATTGATTCTCTTGTTACAATTCATCAGGTTGATTGGCAAGTAGACTTGGCTGATTTGAAGAAAGAATATATCTCAGAGGTCGCAGAAAATTATGCTATCTGGGGTAATACTGTTCCATCTCCTACTTTCGCCATTACTGGTATCAGGGTAAATGCAAGTCAGATTACTCGGTCTGGTCCAAATGGAGCTAAGACTTTTATTCGTTTTAAGGCTAATAATATTTCTTTTGTTAAGAAGTATTGTGCTGCTGGCGAATTTGATACCATGACTATGAAAGATAGAGTCGGATTTGGGGTTAGTAAAAAGAATCTTTTGATGAATGTTATTGGTGAGTTCCAGTATGAAAAATATGAGGATAAAAATTATCCTGTTGTAAAGATTCTTTATTATGATGTTGAAGAAGACCTTGAGGCTAATGAAGCTGATAAGCAAAAAATGGCTGGTGGAGATTGGTCTGAGATTGAAGAATCTACATCTAAAAATAAAAAGGTTGTTGCAAAAAACGCAACGCCTATTGCACAAAAGGAAGAAAAGAAAATTGATGCTGATGAGTATCGGGACGATTTCTATTTCTAAAAAGATTTTAAAGTTATGAACTTTTGAACTATATAGGGAAACTTTCTTATAGGAAGTTTCCCTTGACAGATATACTTAGACGTGATATAATATAGACAAATTTATGAGAAAGGAGAAGAATAATCGAATGTTTGTAGGTTTACATAATCATACTGATAATGGGTCAAACATTCGCGGATTCCTTGATAGCACTAATACTATTAAAGGACTTCTCGAATACACGCTTTAGGTAGGACACAAAGGGGTAGCTATTACAGACCATGATTCTGTCGCAGCTCATGTTAATGCGCTTACGCAAATGGCAGAGTTTCATGAGAAAGACCCCGAAAAATGGAAAGATTACAAATTAATTCTTGGTAATGAGATTTATCTTTGTAGTCGTAAAGTAATTGAAGAAGACAAGGATTATGTTTTCTATCATTTTATTCTTATTGCGAAAGATGAAGTTGGACATAAACAAATTCGTGAATTGAGTACAAGAGCATGGATTGATAATTCATTTACTTGGGTTAATATTCGTACTCCTACTTATTATGACGATTTATTTGAAGTTGTTGAAGCTAATAGAGGGCATTTAGTGGCTTCGACAGGTTGTTTAGGTGGATTTGCGCCCAAGTTGATTCTTCAAGCATATAAGGAAAATCCTTCGCAACCAGATTATCATAAGGTAAGAAAATGGCTGTCTCGAATGGACCAGTGTTTTGGACATGGGAATTTTTTTCTTGAATTACAACCGTCTATTCAAGAAGAACAAAAAATTGTTAATCAAGCTTATATTGAATTGTCAAAAGAACTTGATATTCCTTATGTTATCACTACTGATGCTCATTATCTTAAAAAAGAAGATAGACCTATTCACGAAGCTTTTCTCAAATCAAATGATGATAGTGGAAAAGAGCGTGAAGTGGGAGATTTTTACGCTTCAACTTATGTAATGTCAGAAGAGGAAATTCATTCTTATATGGATGAATATCTTGGAGCAAAAGTAGTACAACAGGGTATTGATAATACCATGTTAATTTATAATATGGTTCAAGAATATACTTTGTTTGCAAATCTTGAAATTCCTTATGAGCCAGATGATTTAACAGAGCCTAATCCAGTATTAGTCGAAAAATATGTTAAATATATTCCAATGTTAGATTGGTTTGTTAAATCTGATTTTAACGGAGACCGACATCTTGTTCGAGAAATTGTAAATCGTATCGAAAAAGATAGTGATGAATTAGCTAATAAAGAAACTTACGATGCAATTCAAACGTGTCTTGAATCGGTAAAAGCAAGCTCAGAAGCAAATAAAGCTCATTGGTCTGCTTATTTATTACAAACCAGAGACCTCGTAAATGCTTGTTGGGAAGTTGGTAGTTTAGTTGGTCCCTCTCGTGGCTCAGGTCTTGGTTTTATTCTTCTTTATATTTTAGGTATTACTCAAGTTAATCCTTTAAAAGAAGACGTAAAAACGTATCATTGGAGGTCAAAAATAAAAGGCTTCCTATCTATGGTGACATAGATACAAAAAATCTCGTGAACGCCTTAAGCAAGCGGTGTGAACTTATAAGTTTGCTAACGGTGGAACCCCAAATGGGTAATACCGTGCCAAGCCTGTTTATTTAAATAGGAAGGTGTAACGACTATCCCTGATGAGTGTAAGGGTTAGGGTGGAGACGCTTCCATCCGAAGTGCGAGAACTCTTTATAATAACCTCTTAAAAAGGAGGTCATTGTGGGTTTTATTTATAAAATTACAAATACAATTAATCAAAAATGTTATATCGGATAGACAATAAAAACTTTAGAAAAAAGATTTTCTTAGCATAAAAATAATTATACTAAACCTTATTTTTCTTAGCTTGTTTTATATAAAGCGTTTAAAAAATACGGAATTGAAAATTTTGTATTTGAAGAAGTAGAAGAAGTTGAGAATAATTTGTTAGATGAAAGAGAAAAATATTGGATAAAGTTTTATAATAGTTATTAGAATGGATATAATTCTACGATTCGGGGTAAAGATATTTCTTTGTATGAATGGGATGAAGAAGAAATTGTAAATCTTTATCATCAAGAAAAGTCTGCTCGAAAAGTAGCAAAAACAATTCGGTGTGACCATAGCACGATAGATGCTATTTTAAATAAAAACAATGTTAAACGTTATTCTACAGCGGATTAGTTTTCTAAATCTTTGTATTTCAAAAAAGAAAATGAATATTATGAGTTTGCAAATACAACGGAAGCGGCTCAGTGGCTAATAGATAAAAAATATACAAAGATGAAAAACAGAAAAAGTGTTCGTTAGGAAATAACAATGAGAATTAGAGAGCATCGAAAACATTTTGGTTTTGAGGTTAATTATAAAGAGTAAGATATAGTCTACCCCGTTAGGAATAACGGAGTGTTTTAAATCCAAAACGTGTAAGTCCTTTGGATGTGGACGTAGATTTTGAGAATGCTTATAGAGATGATGTTATAGCTTTACTTCAACATAAGTATTGTGGAGATAATCAAAAAGCTGGAAATCGTCGTGTAATGAAAGTTCAAACACTTTCTACGATGAAAGCTAAAAGTGCTTTGCAAACAGCTTGTCGAGGTTTGGGTTACGCTTCAGAAGAAGGACAATTTCTTGGTTCATTTATTGGTCAGGAACGTGGCATTCAGTATACTCTTAAACAAACTTATTATGGAGACGAAGAAAACAATCTTCCTCCCAATCAAGAATTTAAGAATCTTATGGACGGTCAATATAAAGATGTTTGGGAAGTTGCCCAAAACATTGAGGGCTTAATTAGTGGTGTTGGTAGTCATGCAGGAGGAGTTATTCTTTCAGCAACAGATGTTGTAGACCACGCTGCGCTGATGAAAACAGCAAGTGGAGATATTATTACTCAATTTGACCTTCATGCCGCAGAAAAAGTATCTCTCATCAAATGGGACCTCCTTTCGATAGACGCATTACAAAAGGAGCACGTTTGTCTAAATCTTCTTATGGAAGATGGTTATATTAAAGACCAAGGTAATATTAGAGATACTTATGAAAAATATCTTGGCGTTTATAAAATTGAGCGAAACAATCCTGAAATTTGGAATATGCTCAATGAACATAAAGTAATGTCTTTTTTCCAAATGGAAAAGCAAACAGGTTATCAAGCTATTGCTGTGGCCAAACCTGAAAGCCTTTCTGACCTTTCTGCTTTAAATTCAGTAATGAGACTTATGGCTCCAGAACCACGGGCAGAAGCTCCCTTGGATAGATTTGGTCGATTTAAAAAAGATATTACACTTTGGTATAAAGAAATGACTGATTATGGTTTAACAGAACATGAGCAAGAAGTAGTAAAAAAATACGCTGAAAAGAATTATGGACTGTTGCCCAATCAGGAAGATTTTATGATGGTTGTTCAAGACCCCGAAGTAGGTGGATTTGACTTGCTTTGGGCAGATAAGCTAAGAAAAAGTATTGCTAAAAAGAATCCTAAAGCTTATCTTGAATTACAGCAAGAGTTCTATGATAATATTAGAAAAAAGAATTTAAGTGCTAAATTATGTCACTATGTATGGGACGTACTTATTAGTATGAACCGAGGGTATGGATTTAATAGTGCTCATACGTTAGCCTATTCTATTGTAGGACTTCAAGAAGCAAATCTTGCTTATCATTATCCTGTCCTTTATTGGAATTCAGCAAATTTGATTTCCGATTCAGGCGGAGAAGATGGTAATGTAAACTATGGTAAAATTGCAAAAGCAATTAGTAATATTCAAAAAGAACGGACAAAAGTAGCTCTCCCTGATATTAACAGAGTAAAATTTGGCTTCCGTCCGAACGTAGAACTTAACGAAATTATTTATGGACTTAAGCCTATTCAGGGAATTGGAGCAAAAGTGGCAAATGGAATCATTAGCCATCAACCTTATGCATCCATGCAAGATTTTTATAATAAGATGCAATCTTTTAAAGAAGAAGCTCTTGAAAACAAGTTTGGTGATGCGGCAATGATTCAACTTATAAAAGCAGGTTGTTTTGACGACCTTGAAAAGAAACCAAGAACTGAAATTATGGCAGATTTTATCCGCCAAATTTCAAGTCCTATTACAAGTCTTAAAATGGCAAACATTGAGGACCTTAATCGTCTTGGCCTACTTACTGAAGGTCAGAAAAAATTTGAACTTCGCTTGTATCGTTTTTGTAAATATGTTTGTCAAAAACAATTTTTCTACAAGCAAGAAAAGAAATCTCCAAATACAGCCTATTATTATTTAGAGAGAAAATTTGCTGAACCTTATTTTGAAGAAAATTTTATGTCTGAAATGCAAATTACTAAAGATTACGAGCTAACAGACAATGGCTTATATGCAGTAAAGAAAGGCAGTTTAGACAGAGAATTTAATAAATTAACTAAAGACTTTAGAGAAAATGTTCTAACAAGTCAAGAAATGCTTGATGCTGTTAATAAAGACCGTTTTGATAATCTTTGGAAAGAAAAAGCCACGGGAACAGTTTCTAAATGGGAAATGGATTCTATGTGCTTTTATTATGGACCTCATGAACTTGAAAATGTTAATCGTAAAGAATACGACGTTGTTAAGTTTAACGATATGCCAGAAGAGCCAGTAATTGCAGATGTATATTATTATCGCAATCAACAAAAGCCTCGATTTGTTTTAAATCGTATTTGCGGTACAGTTCTTGACAAAGACAGAACAAAACATACTGTAACATTGTTAACACCTGACGGAGTTTGTGATGTTAAATTCTATGCAGGAGCGTTTTCTTATTGGGACAAACAAATTTCTCAAATTGAAGCTGATGGGACAAAGAAAACACTTGAAAAATCTTGGTTCTCTCGCGGTAATAAAATTATGGTAACAGGTTTCCGTAGAGGTGAACAGTGGGTAGCCAAAAAATATAAAGATAGTGTTTACAATCATTCTGTCCAGTTAATTGTTGATATTGACGAAAAAGGCAACTTAGACCTTAAAACAGATAGAATCGAGGTGGACTCAGCTAATGATGTAGCAGTCTAAAATAACAGAGCAAGACAAAATCATCAAGATTCATGCTACATTAAATAATGTAATTTTCCCTAAAGGTGGGTTTTAGAGTATAACTGAGCCCACCTTCGGGATAGTATCTTGGATTATAGTGTCCGTAGATGATGGAGAACCTACAAATGATAATTTTGGTACAATTACAGTAAAGGGGACATATCCTTGTAATATATCTCCCAGAGCAAATTATATTATCATTGCAAAAGAGGTTGAACATCCTCAGTATGGAACACAATATGATTTGATTTATTTTAATGAAGAGTTTGATATGACAAAAGCTACTAATCAAAGAGCTTTTCTTAAAACTTTTTTGACAGATAATCAAATTGAAGAGTTCTTTAAAATTTTCCCTAATCCAATTCAAACATTGGAAAAAGGTAATCCAAAAGAGCTCACAAAAATTCATGGCGTGGGAGACTATATTGCCAACTGTATTCTTGAGCGTTATGAGCAAAAGAAAGATGTGGGTCAAGTTTATCTCGAGTTAGATGGAATAGGACTTTCTTCTAATTTTATTACTAAATTAGTTCAAAAGTACAAAAATCCATCAGTTATAGTTTCCAAAGTAAAAGAAAATCCTTATTCATTAATTAAAGATATTGATGGCGTAGGATTTTTAACTGCTGATGCAGTAGCTCAAAAAGCAGGATTTAATAAAACAGATGTACGAAGAATTAAATCTTTTATTACTTGGTTTTTAAATAAAGAGGGTGATGAAGGACATTCGTATATTTCTGCGCAAGAATTAAATGCAAATATTTTTGAAACATTGGGGTCTCCACAAGAGATTGTAGAAAATTATGATGTTCCAGAAGATGCAGATAGTTCTATTCCACGAAACAATATTGCCAAAGCTATAAAAGAGCTTCAAGATGAAGGGATAATAGTTCTTGAAAATAGTGAGAGAAAAGCAGACCGTAGGGTTTATTTGACTAAATTCTATAATCTTGAAAGAGATATTGCTTATCATTTAAAGAGACTTCTCAATGCTCATAGTGATTTTGTCATTGAAAACTTTGATGAAAAAATCAAAAAAGCAGAGGAAGACCAAGGATTTGAATTTACTCAAGAGCAAATTGATGGTATAAAATTAGGTTGTGAAAAACAAGTCTGTATGATAACTGGTCTTGCAGGTAGTGGTAAATCAAGCCTTGTAAATGGTATACTTACTGTTTTAAACAATTATACTTTTGCTCAATGTGCTCTTTCAGGAAAAGCTGCTGCGAGACTGCAAGAAGTTACAGGAGTTTCAGGAAAAACAATTCATCGTTTACTCGAATACAGTGGAGATGGATTTGTTAGAAATGAAGAAAATCCACTTGAAGAGAACATCATTGTTCTTGATGAAATTTCTCTTGTTGGCGGTGAAATCTTCTTAGATTTGCTTAAAGCAATTCCTAATGGCTCTAAGTTAATTATGTTAGGTGACTTTGGGCAGTTAAGCTCTGTGGGTCTTTTAAATCTTGCTTATGATATGATGAATAGTAATCTTATTCCAGTAGTAAAATTACAACAAGTTCATCGTCAAGCAAAGTCTTCTGGTATATTAACGATAGCTTATCAAGTGCGTAATGGTTATCAACTTTATGAAAACTATGCACAAGAAAGTATTGAAACTGTCGGAGAAAAGAAAGACATGATAATAGATGTCAGTCCTGATAGTGATGATGATAGAGATAAGATATTGCAATACTTTGAAGAATATTATAACTCTCCTTTAGTGGGAAGAGATATTGAAAAAATTCAGGTAATTTCTCCTGTTAAAGAGAGAGGAGATACTTGTGTATTTAATTTGAATCAAGACATACAAGAACTTGTTAATCCGATAGACCCGTTTAAAAGAAATTATGTTGTAAAGAAACAGCATAAAAAGGTTGACAAAGATTTTAGTTATGTGATTCAAGAGAATGATAAAGTTATGTGTATTAAAAATAATTATCGTGTTTTTAATACAAGTGGGGCTCAATCTGCAATGTTTAATGGTTGGACAGGAATTGTAAAGAAAATTGATGATGATAACATGATTGTCGATTTTACTTTGGGAGATTGTCCGATTATTATTCCATTAAAAGAAGTTGGCAACTATATTATTTTGGGATATGCAAGTACAGTCCATAGACTCCAAGGAAGTTCCGCAGATGTGGTAATTGGAGTGTTAAATTGGGGTTGTCCTCCAAACATGGCTTCAAAAGAGCTTGTATATACTTTAATTACTCGTGCTAAGAAAAAATGTATTTTGGTTGCAAATACGGGAACTTTAAGAAGTGCGATAGGAACTGATTCAGTAGCCTATAAGAGAACATTTTTGCCAGAGATGCTTCAGAAAGATTTTTATTGGCTTCGAGCAGAATACAATAAAGAGAAGAAAGCAAAAGATGAAGCAATTAGGGCAAGGATGAAAGAGATTATGGCAAATGCTGTAAATGTTTCTGAAGAATCTGAAGAAGCAGAAAGTTCAGAAGAAAATTCTTAATAAAAACGCAAAAAGCTCTTGACAATCAAGAGCTTTTGTGTTAGAATACAGACACTAAGATAAAAAGTAAGATAGGATAAAAGGTGGCTTTTATATGTCTTCTAATTCTAATAAATATTTTTATTCTAACTGTTTCATTGAAATGGTTAAGGCTAAAATTAAAAATCCTAAAGTCAAAGTAATGTATCTTCCTATTTTCCTAAATGAAGTTCCTTGCCCTCATTGGATGTGGCTTGATGAAGATGGAGAGCATGATTTTCATTGTAAAGGAAAACTACCTTGGTGGAAATGGATTTGGCATAAAGGCTATATAAGAACATTCCATCGAGGATGTTATAAAGGCTGTATTATGCAGATGATTGAAAAGAAATATTATGAGGGAAAGTATGAATAAGTCGAATATCCCAGCTACTTTTAAAGAAGTTGGTTTCAATGAAAGTTTTCATATGGGAAAATCTGAGAAATTTTCCTATTATATAGATAAAAACCTTGACTTTTGGTGTGAGCTTGAGGGAGGAGAAATTATTAAATGTCCTTCGGCTTATCGTATTGATGCATTTACTTTTACTTGGTCTGGCTGTCGTTATTGGTATGATGAAGAGACTAAGCGCCATTATTATGTAAATCCATTTTATGATGGAGAAACATTTTATCTCTATGCAGATAGTTTCGGAGAACTGCTTGAGCTTATTAGAAAATTTGTAGAGCCAAGTGATGAAATAGGAGATGTACTTGATTCTTCTACCGAAATGAAAACATATAGGAATACAATAACAGAAATTTTTAAAAATTAAGGAATAATTATTATGAATCGTGAACAACGTAGACAAACTGTAAAGAATCTTCAAAAGAAAGGTCTCAAGAGAGAATCCGCTGAGACTATTGTTGAACGCATGGATTTTACCGAACATCATTTTAGCAGAGATGTTTGGGAAGGTGAAAAGGTTAAGTTGAACTATAACCGAATCACTCATTATAAGGATTGGAAAATTCTTCGTCAGGAATATAGAGATTTTGTAGAAGCTAATAAAGATACTGTTTTTACAGTAGAATTTGATGATATTCGCAAAAAGGAAGCTGAGAAGAATGATGGGTTGAGTGGTCTTTGCCAGTTTGTAGAGGATACCACTCCTGTGAAGTGGTTGTTCTATGCTATTGACCTCATTCCTGAACCCAACCAGACTCGTCCTAAGACTGAGACTGAACTTCAGAATGAAGCATTTTTGGCTCATGTCAATGAAGTTTTAAAAGGTATTGAGTAATGGAAAAAACTGTTGTTGGGGATAAATATGTTTTTGTCCCCTCAGAAGAACAAAAATTAGCAGATGATTGTCTGCAACTTTTAAGCGAAGAAGTAAAAAGGCTAAATCCTGATTGCGAAAAAGTTGCGACATTATCTTTTGATGATAAAATTTATGTTGTGCCTGTAGATGGTAATAAACCTTTAATGGTGATGTTTGATACTGATGAAGTTTGGAAAGTATCGGTAGACCCAGAAAATGAAAAGGAATTAATTGCTGAACGTTTTGCTACAAGAGAAGAGCGAGAGGAAATTCTTAAGGCTTTAGCTATGGGTGGAATTAATGCGTTTAGAGTGGAGGATTAACAATGACTAATCTTGTAATTATGGTTGGACCTGTCGCAAGTGGTAAATCCACTTTTGCAAACAACATTAAAAATGTATACGAACGAAATGGACAGAAAACTATTATTGTTTCCTCTGACCAGATTCGCGTTGATTTGTATGGTGATATTAATGACCAGACTCATAATGATGAAGTCTTTAAGGAAGTTCGTCGTAGAATTAACAACTGTATTGGGAAAATGAATGTCATTGTAGATGCTACCAGTATTAATGTAAAGTCTCGTATTCCTCTACTTGACCTTGTTCGTAAAAATTCAGATGTGCGTAAAATTGCTATGGTTATGACTACTCCTGAACCTGTATGCAAGATGCTTAATCGTAAGCGTGAGCGAAAAGTCCCTGAGTATGTTATTGATAAGCAGATTGGAAAATTTGAGATTCCTTTTTATGAAGAAGGGTTTGATGAAATTAATTTAATTGATTGGAATAGCGGATATTTTAGTTATGCTAAAGATGAATTAATAAGAACAATAGTTGATAAAGATGTTATTCAAGATTTTATGAGAGGATTTGACCAGTGCAATTCTCATCATAAGTATACTCTTGATGTGCATTGTCAAAAGTGTGCAGAAGAAGTCGCAAAACGAACCGATAATGAAATCCTTATTCGCGCAGCAGAAATCCATGATTATGGGAAGATGTTGACGCAGGAAGAAAAACCTGATGGTAGTGGTGAATGTCGCTATTATAGCCACCATAATAAGGGTTGTTATGAGTTAATGCATCTTCTTGCATGGGTTGGTTTCGAAGATTATGATAAGTGTCTTGAGTGCTTATTCTATGTAAACTTTCATATGTTGCCCTTCTTTATTGAGACCGAAAAGGCTCAGAAAAAGTGGGAGAAAATTATGGGAAAGGAAAAGCTTGATAATCTTTTCTTATTTAATAAATGTGATAGGATTGCAAGTGGTACACAGTAATGTGGAAGCATCCTCTGCTTGGATATATTAAAGAAGTAAAAGCTCTATATGCTTATAATCACAATCCTATTCAAGATTGGAATTTTAAGCATTGGCTTGAATACCTTTCTGAACAATCAGAAAAAGCTTATATTGTAAGTCTTTTGGATTTGCTTGATGTATTTGAGCCTCTTGATATGACCATTGATAATGAATATGTGCTTTTCCATTACAAGGGTTTTATTGACCTTAGTGATATGGGATATTCTGAGGAAACCTTTTTCTATCTATATGATGGACTTTATCGAGAGTGTCGTTCTTGTGTCTTTGATGTAAAGAAAGAAGAACTTGTACTTTGTTCTCTAAATAAATTCAAGAATATGGGGGAAGATGCTTTTGATTGGTCTGAAAAGGCTATTCGAGAAAAGTATACTTCTGCTCAAAAAATTTGGATTACCAATAAAATGGACGGTAGTTATCAGCAATTCCGATATATTACTAATTCTGATGGTTCTGGAACAATTTTTGGGTCGGGTTCTCAGGCTATTAGTCTGAATGAATCTTGGAGACTAAAAGAGGGATTTGGTCTTTTGACTGATTCTCAAAAGCAAATGATTAAGGATTATCCTGATTATACTTTTATTTTTGAGTTCATTTCTACTAAAAATGCTATTGTTGTTCATTATACTAAGGAACAAGAGGGAATGTATCTAATTTCTGCTCGTTCTTGTGTTGATGGAACTGAGATGGATTTTGATACTGTTCGTAGTATTGCTACTCTTTATGATAGTAAGATGGTAGAGTATTACGATTCTGAAAATCTGGATTCGCTTCTTGCTCAGGTTGATAACTTTTCTTCTAATGAAAAAGAGGGCTGGGTTATCCGTATGCGAGATGAGAACGATAATGATTTTCGCGTGAAAGTGAAAGTAAACGATTACGTTTTAATGCATCGTGTGATTAGTAAGCAAGTGTCTCCTAATGCAGTAATTGAAGCGCTGGCTTATGACAAGTATGATGATTTCTATTCTAAAGTCCCCGATGCTTTCAAAGATATTGTAAAGGGTTTTTATCTTGAGACTGTAAATTATATTAATACTCGTACTACTGCGGCTATGAATTGGTATTATCAGATGATGGAAGAGCTTAAAGACCAGCTTAAAAATTATCCTGAAAATTATATTAATAAGCTTAAGATGGTATGGATTAGTGAAAATGTGCCTAAGTGTATTGCAAGTGATGTAAGGAACATGGTAAATGAGAAAGAGACTCAATATCTTATTCGTCGTGGTTTTCCTTATCGTCACGCAGAGATTCTTAAACTAAAGAATCAGCATGAAAAGGCTATTAGACAAGCAAAAGAAAGACAAAACAATTTAAAGAAAGAAGAGTGATTACAATGGTTAATGTAAAGATTAAGAAGTTGACCGAGACAGCAAAGATTCCGACAAAGGCTCATGCAGAGGACGCTGCTTTTGACCTGTATGCTGACATTCCCAATGATACTTTTATTCCTTGGGGTAGCACAGAAGGGCGTAATGGTTTGAAGATTCTTCCTCATACCACTGTAAAGGTTGGAACAGGTTTAGCAATGGCAATTCCTAATGGTTATTGGGGTGCTATTTATGCTCGCAGTGGTATTGCAACGAAACAGGGATTGCGTCCTGCTAACGCCGTAGGATGTATTGATTCAAACTACCGTGGCGAAATCATTGTAGCTCTCCATAACGATTCTTCGGAGACTCAGATTATTGAGCATGGGCAGCGAATTGCACAGTTTATGCTTGCACCAGTAATCCTGACAGAGTTTGAAGAGACTGACAATCTTGATGAGACTTCTCGTGGAGCAGAGGGCTTTGGAGATTCTGGCAAATTCTAATCGTATAGACGATAATAAAATTCAGTTTTTATTTTGAGGTAAAAATAAATGACTTTTAATTTTAAGTGTGACAAGTGTGGCACTCGTGTAGGTGTTGACCTCGCTGAGAATTTGCCTGATTTTGAAACTCCTCGATATGAGGAAGATGGAGCAGTTTTTTTCAAGGATGCTCACATGATTTGTCCTGTTTGTAAGGGTGAGATGAGCTTCGTTTTTGAAGAGAGTGAAGATTAGAATAATAGGGAGGACCAGTAATGGCTACTCCCAATTATAATAAATTACTTTTTTATGATACGGAAACAGTAGGGATTAAACCCCCTTATATTATAAGTTTGGGCTATATCTTATGTGAAAACAATAAAATTGTTAAAAGAGATATAATCAAATGCAATCCAAAATATCACATTTCAGAGGGCGCATCTAAGGTAAATGGATTTACAGATGAGATGGTAAAAGATTGGCCAACTTTTGAGGAAGAGTGGCCTAAGATTGCTCCATATTTTGAGAATGCTATACTTATACGGCATAACTTACCCTACGATATTGGCAGTATTAAGGCAGAATTTAAACGTTATAACCTGCCTGAACTTCATGGGTATTATGTAGATACTTTACCTATAGCAAGGAAGTATATTCCAAAGCCCGAAGTGCCGAATCATAAGTTAGGAACTCTTTGTGAATATTTTGGTATTAATCTTGAAAATGCGCATACTGCTGACGCAGATATTTATGCAACTATGAAGTTATTTAATAGATTAGTTAGAATTACAAAAGGACAAATGGACGTAAAGGAGTTTTAAAGAATATATGGTAACACTTTATTCTACAGGGTGTCCAAGATGTAAAGTTTTGGAAAAGAAATTAACTCAGAAGAATATTGAATTTGAGTTAAAAACTGATTTTGATGTTAATGCTTTTCTTGAAAAGGGATTTTCTTCTGTGCCACTTTTGGAAGTTGGCGGAGAAATTTTAACTTTTGAAAAGGCAAATCAATGGATTAATAATAATTAAAGGGGAAGGAGTTTTAAGTTTTATGAATATTAACATTAAACTTAACAAAGATTTTGAGAGGCAGTTTAACAGACTCGTAGAAAAATATGGAGAAGATTTTTTAAAGCTATAGGGGTTAGATGAAGGTAAATTAAGTTTTACTGATTTTATTGATAATTTTGTTGATAGTGACAATGTAGCTAATGCCTCAGTTGACCCCAATGCCAATGTTGGCCACAAAGATATTGTATCACTTATTAACGAAATGAGCAAGCCTCATCAAAAGCTCCTTGCCTACAATAAGCTTTACTATGAAGTTAAAAAGAAATATGGCTATCGCGCAGCTAATGACTGGCTTGAAGCCGAATGGAATAAATCTCTCTATTTACATGATGCGCATTCTTCAACTTTCACTTCTTATTGTTTTGCTTATGATTTAAAAGATGTGGCTGAAAAAGGGTTGTTCTTTATTGATAATTTTAATGCAGAACCCCCAAAGCATCTTGAAAGTTTTATTGATATGGTAAAAGAGCATTGTAGTTATGCTTGTAATAGAACTTCTGGAGCCGTAGCTTATCCGAATCTTATTCCCTATATGTGGTATTTTTGGGATAAGGATTGTAAAGATGGTTATTATTTAAAAGACCCAAACACCTACGCTGACCAGCAAATTCAAAGGCTAATTTACTCTCTTAACCAGCCATACCTGAGAGGTGGGATTCAGTCTGCGTTCACTAACGTAAATTTCTTTGACCATCCTTATTTTGAAGCCATTTTTGGTGGGGGTGAATTCCCTGATGGAACTTTTATGATAGATGCTGAAGAAGAAATTATTGAATTCCAAAAACGTTTTCTTAAAATGATGAGTAAAATTCGTCATTCAAATATGATGACTTATCCTGTAAGCACTATTAGTTTATTAACCACTCCTGACGGAGAATTTGTTGATGAAGAATTTGCTAAATTCGCTTGCGAACAAAACAGAGAATGGAATGATTCTAATTGGTTTGTAGATTCTAATGTTACAAGTTTAAGTTCTTGTTGTCGTTTGAGGAATGATGTTTCAGAACTTGGCTATTTTAATAGTATTGGTGGAGCTGCACTTAAAGTTGGGTCAATTAAGGTTTCCACTGTTAATCTTGCTCGCTTAAGTTATATGTATGATAATGAAAAAGATTATCTGAAGGGACTTCGTAAAATCCTTAGTCTTGATTTAAAAGTGCTTGATTGTCAGCGTGGAATTATTAGACGCAATGTGGAGAAGGGGTTGCTTCCCAATTTTTCTCATGGGCTGGTAGATTTTGACCATAGTTATTCCAGTATTGGCATTATGGGAATTTATGAAACAATGGCCACTTTTGGATATACTGACACAGATGAATTTGGTAATGTTATTTATAAGCAAGAGGCTTATGATTTTGGCAAGAAAATTTTTGAGACCATCCATTCCATTAAATCCGAATTTGAAAAGGATAAAGATTATAAAATTAATCTTGAAGCAATTCCACGGGAATCTGCGGCAGTTAAATTTTCTCAGGCAGATGCAATGCTCTATCCTGACAAAGTAAACAAAGATTTGCCTTTGCTTGCGAATCAATGGATAGGTTTGGGTATTAAAACCTCTATTCAAGAGCGTGTAAAAATTGCTTCTGCTTTTAGTGAATATTGTTCTGGTGGAGATATTTTGCACATTAATGTAGATGCTCCTTTTGATAGTTTTGATAAGGCATGGAATATGCTTAAGTATGTGGCTAAACAAGGAGTTAAATATTTTGCTTTTACTGGAAAAATTTCTGCTTGCAAGCACAATCATGCTTTCTATGGAGAGGTATGTCCCGAATGTGGCTGTCCTAAAGAAACTGAATATAGTCGTATTGTAGGATTTTTTACTCCTGTTAAATCTTATACTAAAGAGCGCAAAAAAGAATGGGAAATGCGCGATTGGATGAATTTAAACCAATGAAACGTAAAATTAACAATGGTGTAATTAATAAATTTGTCCAAGAAGACGAACTGCCCCTGTGGTTAGAACAGGGGTGGCATCGTCGGTGGTATAATCAAGATGAACAAAACAAAAAGAATTCAGAAGGAAACAAAAAACGTTGGGCAAATGTATCTCGTGAATCGTATCATAAAACAACAGGAATTAAAATTTCAAGAACTTTAAAAAAATATCATTCTGAATTAACAGAAGAAGAAAAAGAAGCAAAAACACAAAAAAGGCTTTATACAAGAGAGTAGTGGACAGAAGAGGAAAAAGAAGAGTATTCTCATAAAATGTCTGAGTCAGCAAAGAAACATAGGGCTGAAGCCCCTCCTGAATATTGGGAATAGTCGATTGCAAAAGCTTGGGAAACAAGAAGAAAAAATTAGACTTTTAACAGTTCAAAGCCAGAAGATGAAATGTATAACCAGTTATGTGAAAAATATCGGAGAGACGATGTAAAACGCAATTATGATTTAGACGAAAGATACCCGTATGCTTGTGATTTTTATATTGTTTCAGAAGATAAATTTATAGAGTTTCAAGGACATTGGACGCATGGTAAAAAACCTTTTAATCCAGAAGAAAAAGATTGCCAAGAAAAATTAAATAAGTGGAAAGAAAAGGCTAAAACCTCTAAATTTTATTAGACTGCTATTTATGTTTGGACAGATTTAGATGTGAGAAAAAGAGAATGCGCTAAGAAAAACAATTTAAATTTTGAGGTGATTTATCCATGAATGAAAATATTATTCATCTTAAAGGTGTAATTATGGAGGACTTTGTAAATTATGCGAAGCCCTCTATCTTCCTAATCACTTGTCAATGCGATTGGAAATGTTGTCATGAGGCAAATATTCCCATTTCTGTATGTCAGAATGAACCTATTGTAAGACAACCCACGAAAGAATTTTTAATTTCTTCTGTTTACAAGGCTTATATTGAGAATGAAATTACAAAGGCAATTGTCATAGGAGGACTTGAACCCTTCATGCAATTTAATGAGATTTTATCTCTTTTAAAATATTTCAGAGAAAATAACTGTTATGATGACTTTGTAATTTATACTGGATATTATAAAGAAGAAATAGAAAAAGAAATTGAGCAATTAAAACAATATCCTAATGTAATCTTAAAGTATGGACGATATAAACCTAATACTCCATCTCGTTTTGATGAGGTTCTTCAAATTACTTTAGCTTCAGATAACCAATACGCAGAAAGGATTTCCTAATGTTAAAAATTGTTTTAAATGATGATGCTGATTTAGTAGAGGAAACTAATAGACAATTAGCTGAAATGAGAGCTAAATATGGAAAGCAATATTGTCCATGTGGCTTAACACAAACTGATGATATGGTTTGTATTTGCAAATCTTTCCGAGAACAAAATTTTGCAGGGGAATGTAACTGCGGAAAATACAAAAAAGTTGAAGTTTGATTTTAAGGAGGAACGCAATAATATATTGTGTTCCTCCTTTTTTATTCTTTTTTGTTTTATAAATTTTTCTTGACAAAAGAGATAAGACATGGTATAATCTCAGTAAGAATATAAAAACGGAGGTCCTGATTTATTAATACACGAATTGAAGAAAGACTTGAAACAGATTTTAACACATTAACTGAAAAGGGTTTTGAAGTTGTTGGGGTGTTTGTGTCGGGCTCAAACAATTATGGATTAGATGATTCCAGTAGTGACCTCGATACGAAGGCAATTGTGCTTCCTCATTTTGTAGATATTGTTCGTTCTAAACAATGGGTAACAGATACAATTATTAACGCTGACGATTCACATACGGAAGTTAAAGACATTCGTAATATGTTTGATTGTTATAAAAAACAGAACGTCAATTTTCTTGAGACTCTTTTTACAAAATATTATTATTTAAATCCTGATTATACGGGAGAATGGCTTGGAGCAATTGTTAAGAATCGAGAAAAAATTGCTCATTATGACGAATGCAGAGCTATCAAAGCAATGTATGGTAATATGCTAACAAAGTATAAAAATATGTATAAGTCCATGCCACATAGCGCAGCCGAAATTGAACAGTATGGGTACGCTTTAAAAGATTATCATCATTTAATGAGACTGGCACAATTTATTAGGAGATATATTTCAGGCGAGAAATATGAATCTATTTTAATTGCAGAAGACCGAGAAAAGCTTATCGAATATAAGCGCATAGGTTTCCCTCTCGAAGAAGTTTCCAAGATTGCAGAAGAAACTCTTAATACGACAAAAAAGTTAGTGGATGATACTTTAGTAGAGTGGGAACAGACTAAAAAGGTAGATAAAGAAGTAGAAGATATTTTGCATCAAGTAGAATTTGATTTTATTAAACAAAGTCTTTTACATGATTTGGGGACAGAAAATGGATAAAAACGAAAAATTGTGGTTTTCGGCCAAAAAACGACCGTCATACCACAATATATTGTGGTCAGAGGATTTTAGAGACACAAGATGTTGTGGTGAACAAGCAAATAAAATCCATCTTTTATTTGGGGATGTTTCGGACGATGAATATAAAAAAATTTTAGACGCAAAAGATGATTGGAGACACGCATAATGGAGAAGATTACTTTAGACAAAATCAATATTGGAAATATTGTAGTCGCAAGAAATGGTTGGACTGGTTATATTACAGAAATTGAGGAAGTCGATAACAGCTTCGTTTCGAATTTAACTAAAAAAACTGTTGAAGTCACCACGAAAGTTCTAATTGGAGTGAGGACAGACGGAGAAAAAGCGGGACTCATTTTTAGATGTCCAGCATACCTAATTGGAAGAACGTTTTCGCAAATTGGAATTTATAAAATTAATGACAATAGTGAAATTATTAGTGCAACTAAAACAGATAAAACAATCGAAAAGCTTCCAGAAAATACTCTTGCTTACTTTAAAAGAATTTGTGAATCTCCTGCTTATAATTATGAGCATTTATATAAAAAAGTTTTAAATAAAATTAATGAACTTGTTGACGCTGTTAATAAGTTGAACGGAGTACATGACAATGAGTAAAAAATATTTGAAGGATTAGCTTGAAGAAAATAAAGAAAAGATTGAATAGTTATTTAATTAGCGGGTAAATATAACAGAACTTGGGCGAAGATTTAATGTTTCTCAATCAACAATGGCTCGTTTTTTGAGTTCTCATAGATTAAATGAGCCAAAAGGAAACAATCAATATACTTTTTTATATTCTCATTTAGATGATTTTAAGCAAGATTATTTAAAAGGAATATTAACTTTAGATGAATTGGTTTTAAAATATAAAGCACCTCAAACAGCACTTCACGGTTTAGCAAGAAAATATGGGTGGGAAAGAGCAACTAATAAAGAAAAAATAAATAGAGAAGAATTAAAAGAAGATTATATCAATAAAAAATTAAATTTAATTGAAATTTGCCGTAAACACAAAACCACTCCAAATACCATGTATGAAATTTTAAAAGAAGAAAATGTAAAACTTTTTGAAGATAGGCATCGTCTTTATTCTTTTGATTTGAGCTTTTTTGATGATGTTGATACTTAGGAAAAGGCATACTTTTTAGGGTTTGTCTTTGCAGATGGCAGTATAAGTGAAGATAGAAATACTTTAACTATTACGTTAAAGCCTGAAGATGTAGAACATTTGGAAAAATTTAGACAAATTACAAAAAATGAAAAACCTTTATTTTTTATTTACCAAAAATTGACTGATAAATATTATCCTTCATTTGTAATATAGAGTGTAGCAATGACTCAAAAATTATTAGAAAAAGGTCTGTGTCAAAATAAAAGTTTTAAAATTACTTTCCCCTCTTATTTAGAAGAGAATTTAATTAAACATTTTATTCGTGGTTATTTTGATGGAGATGGAGGGTTAAGTTGTGGCAAGAGACGTTCAATAAGTTGTTATTTTACAGGTAATTATAATTTCTTAAATGCGATAAAAGATTATTTATATGATAAGTTAAAAGTAAATTTTACACTTTATCAAGAAACGCGAACTCAAATATGGGATTTAAGACTCAGCAAAATGCAAGAGTGCAAAATTTTTCTTGATTGGCTTTATGAAGATGCTACTATCTATCTTAATAGAAAATATAATCGTTATATTAAATGGAGTAATAAAATGAAATTGTCAGAAAGAATTTTAGAATTAATAGAAAAGATTAATTTTTATCGAAATTCTTATTATAATAATAACATTTCTTTAGTTGAAGATGCTGAATACGACGCACTTTTTGATGAGTTGAAAGCGTTGGAAGCTGAAACGGGATTAAAATTCAATGGTTCTCCAACTCAAAAGGTTGGAGCTACTATTCAATCTTCTTTAAAAAAAGTTAAACATAACCATCCTATGCTAAGTTTAGCTAAAAGCACAGATAATGAAGAAATAAAGAAATTTATTGGGGAACAACCTGTTGTTTTTATGCTTAAATGTGATGGTCTTACTTGTAGCCTTTTATATAAAAAAGGAAAATTAGTAAGAGCAGAAACAAGGGGAGATGGCTTTATTGGAGAAGATGTAACAGAAAATATAAAAATGGTTTCTAATGTTCCATTAACAATTTCTGAACAAGACGAAATAGTAGTAGATGGAGAAATTATTGTTAAATGGGACGCTTTTAATCAGGCTAATTGTTCAGATGATTTTTCTCATCCTCGCAACTATGCTGCTGGTGGTATTAGACAACTCGATACTCAAGTAACAAAAGACCGTAATTTAAGTTTTATTGCTTGGAAATATGTTAAAGGAGAGACCTTAACTAATTCTTTTGAAAACAATTTAAACATTTTAAGTGACTTGGGGTTTGAAGTAGTTCCACATAAATTTTATGGCAAAATTTCTTTAGATGAACTTCCGTCACTTTTTGAAAATATGTATTATAAAAAAGCTTCGGAAGCTAAGATTCCTGTTGATGGTTTAGTTGTTTCTTATGATGACGTAAGTTTTGGAGAATCTTTGGGAGCAACATCCCATCATTTGAACTCGCAATTTGCATGGAAAAGAAAAATGGAACAGATTAAAACTGTTTTAGAGGATGTACAATGGAATGTAGGGAAAACAGGAGTAGTTTTTCCAACAGCCATTTTTAAGCCTGTAGACTTAGGGGGAGCTATTACTTCACGAGCTACTTTAAACAATATTACCTTTATTAAAAACCTTAAACTCGGTATTGGAGACGAAATAGCGGTATCCAGAATGAATGAAGTTATTCCTAACATAGTAAAGAACTTTACTGAAAGTAATAATCTTATTATTCCTGAAACCTGTCCCTGTTGTGGCGGTAAATTACGCAGAGAAATTTCTTCATCAGGGGCTGAAACTATATGGTGTGACAATTTTTCTTGTGCTGCTAAACAGCTTGCTCAGTTTGTGCATTTTGTTTCCAAGCCTTGTGCAAATATTGATGGCTTGAGTGAAGCAATCCTTTCTAAGTTTATTGACCTCGGCTTTATTAAGACTTTTGCGGACATTTATCATTTGTCCGACCACAAGGATGAAATCATTAAGCTTGATGGTTTTGGTGAAAAGAGTTATAAGAAGCTTTATGAAGCTATCGAGCTATCTCGTGAGATTAAGCTGAGTAATTTTATCACTTCCCTTGGTATTCCTCTTATTGGAAAGACTGCTGGTAAGACTATTTCTAAGGCATTTAATGGTAACTATGGTTTCTTCAAAGATGCGTGGGAACATGGATTTGATTTTAGCACTCTTGATGATTTTGGTAAAGCAATGGCAGATGCTATGAATGATGCTTGGGTTAATCCTAATCCTCTTTGGGCTGGTCTTGATAAGGAGTTTAGTTTTATTGTTGAAGAAGCTCCCAAGGTTAGTGCAGATGATTTTATTTCAGGTAAGACTTTTGTTGTTACGGGCAGCTTTAATAATTATAAACGCTCAGAATTGGAGCAAATTATTACTAACCGTGGAGGAAAGCTTTCTGGTTCAGTATCGGCAAAGACTTCTTTCTTGCTTACAAATGATGGAGATAGTGGTTCAAGTAAGGCTGAAAAGGCTAAGAAGCTTAATATTCCTATTATGTCAGAAGACGAATTTATTAAGAAAGCAGGACTTTAAAATGGAATCTATCAAACAGTTTTTTGATGCTTATGCTTTTCTCTCTAATTTTTATAATGCTCCTGTAAGTTATAATGGCTTAACCTATCAAAATTCAGAAGCGGCTTTTCAAGCGCAGAAAGAAATTAGAGATGAAGACCGTAAAAAATATGTTTCCATGAATCCAGCTCAAGCAAAACTTGCTGGTAGGAATTGTAAGTTGCGCAAAGATTGGGAAGATATTAAAGAGCAAACAATGTATGAAATTGTTAGTGCAAAATTTACTCAGAACAAAAATCTCGCCAAACTTCTTCTTGATACTGGTGACGCTTATCTTGAAGAGGGAAATTGGTGGCATGATACTACATGGGGAGTTTGTAATGGGGTAGGTCAAAACAAGCTCGGAAAAATTCTTATGCGTGTTAGAGAGGAGATTGCTTCATGAATCAGTTTATGGCAGCCCCTATTGATAACACTAAAGATAGAGAATGTTCGCAATGTGGAAGATGCTGTAGTGCAATTTTGCCTGTAAATCCAAATCAGATTCTTCGCATTAAAAAGTATCTCAAGAAGCATCCAGAGATTAAACCACACAATTATACTCCTCTTTTATCTTCTAATTTTATGGATATTTGCCCATTTCTTTCTGAAGATAAAAAGTGTATGATTTATGAGGTAAGACCTGATGTTTGTAGGAGGTTTATTTGTTCAAAGTACAAAGACCCTAATTATAAGCCAATGGATTATCGTCATGTTAAGCTAATTAATATGCTTACAACATTTAGCAACGAACCTTGTCCACAAGCTCCAAATCTTGATGGACTTAATGAAATTCTGGAAGACCAGAAAGAAAAGGCTTACGGTAAAAAGAATGTACGTTAAATATTATTGTACTTATTGCGATAAAGAATTCCCCGACAAGTTAGCTTGTCTTGTTCATGAAAAAATGGAACATATTGGCTATTCAAAAGATGTGGCAGAGATAATTTCTTGTGGCTATCAGCCTTGCGATTATTGTGCTAATCAATATATGGTATATGGTTGTGAAGCTGATTGTCAGTATGAAAATGAATGTATGGCAAAGCACAAGTGGGCAAAATTCAAGTATAGTGAGGGACGAGATGAAAGAACTTGAGTATACACATCATGAAGATGTTGCTCTTCAACATTTAATTGATGAAGAAAAACCTATCTATGACAAGTATAGGAAAAAGTTTAGAGAATTAGCAGAAGAATTTTATGAAGAATTTCACGAAAAAAGGAAAGAAAATTTTTGTGGCTTTAATCATCGTCATGTTTGTTCTTTTGAACTTTCCTGCTCTAATGAAAAAGAAGCTCATAAATGTTGTCGAGAATATCTAAGGCAAATCGGAAAAGAAGATACTATTGAAACAATACGTTACGGCTTTCTTCATTTAAAAAAGTGGGTATATACAGATTATTGTGATTATTGTCCCTATTATAAATATATGGTTTCAGATTTTGATGGTAATGTTTTGTTTATTCATGGATGGGAAGATGAACTTGAGAAGGAGAAATTTGGTGAGTCACTATGAATTATTACATTTCTGATTTACACCTATCTCATACGAACGTAATTAAGTTCGACTCTCGCCCATACGATACAACAGAAGAAATGGAAGCTGACCTTATTTCTCGCTGGAACAATCAAGTTTCTAATGGAGACCATGTATACTTATTGGGGGATTTCATTTGGAAAGCTGGTTCTGATGAATGGCTTCGTATTATTCATAAATTAAATGGCAATATTCATTTAATTTTAGGCAATCATGACCCAAGGCAATATTCTACAGGAGTTCAAAAGGCTTTAGCTGAGATTACTTCATATAAAGAGCTTAATGAAAAAGTAGATGGAAAAGATTATCGTTTAGTCCTTTCTCATTATGCAATTCTAAGTTATTATGGTTCTTGTTATCCACAAACTTTTCATTTACATGGGCATACTCATGTAACTTCTGAGCAAAGCTTGGTGGAAGATTTTGCAAAAATGGCAAAAGAGAAATTAGCTCAGTCTGATAATCCTTATCAAAACAGAGCTCAAATGATTAATGTTGGTTGTATGATGCCTTATATGAATTATACTCCACAAACATTTGAATATCTTTTAATGAAATACAAGAAAGGAGAAACAAGAGCTTGAAAGTTGAACTTTTAAATCCTACGCAAATTAAATTGCTTTATTATAATTGGGGGCAAGTAGCTCAAGTGTGCTATGCTTCTGGTATGGAAGCTAATCTTGAAAAAATTGGGAAACATTGTCAAGCATCAGGTCATTATTCAGGGAGTCGCGGAGATTTTTTTAAGTTTTATGTAACAGACGTTCCAAGAGCTTGTATGGACCAAATCATTCGAGCCGAAGAGGGAGTTTTTAAGAATTGTGGTAGTTTTCGCTACATAAATGAAAGCGGTTTTGCTTATGAAGTTCCTGCTACAATTAAAGATAATCCTGTTCTTATGGAGAAATATGATTTACATATGAGTGCTACAGCAGAACTATACAAAGAAATTCAAGAGTATGTACAAAAGAAAACTAATAAAACAGAAATTGCTAATCAATCAGCTCGTTATGTTTTACCTATGTCTACTCATACAGCCTTTGTAATTGGTTTTGATTTAGAGGCTCTTATCCATCTTTGTAATATTCGTTTATGTTCCCGTGCGGAAGACTTTTCTCAGGAATTTGCACGTCAATGTCGAGACGAAGTATTAAAGGTTTTACCTGAGCTTAAATCTTATCTTGTTCCAAATTGTGAAGCGCTTATGTATTGTCCAGAGGGAAATAAATGTTGCGGACGCTATCCTACAAAAGATATAGTTCAGGAAATTTTAAAAAAGAATCTTAAAAATAATACTTGACAAATAATAACACCTGTGGTATACTCAGATTAGAAAATGAGAAGCCATAGGTGTTTCTTTATATAAAGGAGAAAAATATGGGTAGAAAGTTGCCTTATAAAACCTTGATTTTAATGGATAGTTAGAAAGTAATTGTCCATGATTTAGCTTATGATGCTTATGACCAGATTTGCGAAATTAAAGTGATTGAACAAAATCTGTTAAACAAGTTTACACATAAATTTCAAAAAGTAATTACTGGTATCATTCTTTCTAATGATGAATATACCTTTGAATATGATTGTTACGGTAAATGCGTTAACGGTGAATTTGATGTGGAGAGTTTAAGATGAAATATCAAGTATTTTTTAAAAATAGCAAAGGAAAGAAGTTTTGGCTAAAAGACTGTGAAACCATTGGTACAGCTTTTGGTATTGATTCCGATTTTTCTGAAGGTTGGAAAGTTATTAAGCGTCATATTGATGCTATGAATGATGTAAAAATCATCCAGTTAAAAGAGAAATATGGCGAACATTACGATGAAGAAAAGGCAAAGAAATCTACATTTAAGAGTTATTATACTCGAATGAATTTCAATGAAGATATGAGCGAAATTATTATTGACGTGGGTTCTTGGTCTGAGTTTTATATTTTTAAGAAAATTGAAGAAACAGAGGAAAACAAAAATGCTTGATGTAAATAAGATTCTTGAAGAAGTAAAGCAAAACAGTTACGCTAAGGTGTTTTATTTTATTCCATGTGGCACATTTGATTCAAATAGTGATTTTGAAATTACTATTCCCGCTCTCAATGGTAATCGCCCTTTTAATTTTTACATTTCTTCTATGCAAGCAGATGAATTTATAATTGATGGAACAGGTAATATTATCCCAGTAAATGAATTTTATGCTCAAGAAGAAGATTGTAACGCATACATGGAAGTCAATTATGATAAGTATGATTATTTTCCTGCTGGGTCTATTACTACCTGCCCCTCTTTGGCTGAATTTTTTCATACTCGTGATGAAACAGAAGGTGTAGGTTATTATCTTTGCAATAAATATAATGGAAAGGTTTTGATGAAGTGAATAAATATAATGTTTTCGATAAATTTTTTCATTACAAGTCTTTTCTTTATTGGAAAAATTTAAAGATGCTGCCTCGTCAGTTGAAATGGGCTAAACAGAGAGTAACTAAAGGATATTGCTGTTCGGATTGGTATGACATGGACAGTTGGTTTGCTCATGTCGTTGCTGATATGTTTGACGAATATGCAGAGAATACTTGTTCTCATCCTTGGGAGATTAATATTAATAACATAGATGATTGGAAAGGTATTCTTAAAGAGATGGCAACTCATTTGCGCAATGCTGGAATTGAAGAAATTGCGGATGAAAGATATTCTCATATGGCAGATAGTAAAGCAAAGACTCGTGAACAGAACAAATGGAGAAAAGAAGAACTTCACAAATTCTGTGAACTTTTTGAAAAATATTATTTTGATTTATGGGATTGAGGTAACAAAATGATTTATATTTATTATGTTTCTGCATATTATAAAGACATTGTTTATAGTATCCATGATGCAGAAAAGAAGTTAATTAAGGCTGGGGCTAAGATTACTGATGTAAGGATTACTCCTTATGATAAAAGCGTAATGGCAGCCTATATTTATTATGAGGCTGAAAAGGAGATTAAGTTGTGATTTATTTAGACCACGCAGCAACTAATCCAATCAATCCCCGCATTTATCAAGTATTAGTAGAAGACCTACAAGACCTGTGGGGAAATGCGAGCACCATGTATGATATTGGTATGGAATCCAAACGAATCCTTGAAGCAAGTCGTGCAAAAATTGCACATTGTTTAGGTGTAGATACCGATGAAATTTATTTTACTTCTGGCGCTTCTGAGGGGAATAGTTGGATTTTAAATCAGAGAAACAAATGCCTGTGCTCTCCTTATGAGCATGATAGTATTCTTTTAAATCCGAAATCATGTATTATTGATGATGATTATCTCGATATGGCTATATTAGGTGCGCTCTCTAATGATATTTTGTCTAATGCTCGAATTAGTTCTTTTGGAAATTTTCTTTTAAGTTGGCAACTTGTAAATTCTGAAACGGGAGAAATTTTTAATCTTAATAAATATAGTCATTATGCGCATGAACTCGGCATGGCATTTCATACTGATATTACTCAGGCTGTTGGCAACGTAAAACTTAACCTTAAAGGTTGGGGAGTAGATTGTGCAACAATGTCAGGACATAAAATTGGCGCTCCTAAAAATATTGGAGTAGTTTATTTTAACAAAGAAGTATTTCCTCCTGACAAAATTAAGCCTTTAATCTATGGGCATCAAGAAAAGGGAACTCGTGGTGGAACTGAAAATGTCCCGTTTTGTCACGCTTTGGCATTAGCTGTTGATGAAGCTATTGCCATACAAGAGAGTAAAATGGCTTATTGTAAGACCTTAAAAAAGGCATTTTATGATGAGCTTATGAAAGACAATTTTGCCAATGATTATGTTTACATCGTCTCTCCAGCTAACAGTGTAAATTCTACTATCAATATTTGTTTTAAGGATGTTGAAAGTGAAGTTTTGCAAATGATGATGAATCAGGACGAAATTTGTATTGGTACGGGAAGTGCTTGTAATACGGGCAGCATGGAGCCAAGTAAAGTCCTTGAATACATGAAAGTGCCAGAAGATTATATTCGCGGAGAAATTCGCTTGACTTTTGACGAAAGTAATGATAGAATAGATTTAGTTCTCGCAGCACAAAAACTAAAACAACATTATTTGGAGTTGATTTCCAATGGCTGATTTTAAATTAAGTGAATATCAGGAAAAAATTCAAGACTTTTTTCTGAACCATCCGCATGATAATATGTTGGTAAACGCTTTGGCGGGGAGTGGAAAATCAAGCACAGCTTGTCTTTTACTTGAACAGGTAACTCAGCCAAGTGTTTATTTGGCTTTTAATAATTCTGTCGTAGAAGAATTTAAGAAGCGAATTAAAAATTCAAAAGTGAAGATTTATACTACTCATTCTATTGGATATGGTATCATGCTTTCCAATATGGAAGAAAAAGGAACTTCTGGCGGATTTGGAAAGCGTTCAAGTTCTTCTGTAACTCTTGACAATCTTAAGATTTATAAGATTGTTGAAGAATATTTGGAAAAGCATGACCATGCCGAATTTATGGAAATGCTTTTCCTTAAAGAAAACTATGTTTCGCTTTACAATCTTGCTCGTATGACAATGGCTGACATGAATAATCCAGATGATATTGCTCGATTAATCAAAGGACATGGATTGTTTATAGATTTTGAACATGGATATAACGCTCCCTCTAAAGAAAGCGCAACTAAAGCCATTCAATATATTAACAAACGAGATTGGGAAACCTTTGAAAATAATTCTATAATTGATTTTGGTGGTATGCTTTATATTACTTATTGGAAACTTAAGCATAAAGAATGGAAAGTCCCTTTTTATGATTTGTTTTTCAATATTGTGGTAGATGAAGCTCAGGATTTGTCGCTTTTGCAACAGTCTTTTTTACCTTTCCTAAAAAGAAAAGGTGGAAGATTTGTTTTAATTGGCGATGAAAAACAGGCCATTTGTGCTTATCAGGGAGGAAATTCCAGAGCTTATGCTAATTATTATGTAGCATTTGCTCCGATTGAAACGTTTGATTTACCTATTTGTTATCGTTGTCCTACGTCTCATCTTACTAATGTGAATAGAACATTTGGCATTCCCATTCTTCCTCGTCCAGATGCTCCAAAAGGAGAAATTCTAAAAATTAATAAGGAAGATATTTCAAGGTTTGCAAAAGGTGGAGATAAAATTGTTTCTCGTTACAATCGTTGGTTAGCACCTGTAATCCTTGACCTTGCTACTCATGGTATTCCTGTTTGTATTCCCGATAAAGAGCTCGTAGAAAACTTAAAAAAGGTCGTAACTAAACGAGCAAAGAAATGCCCTTCCACTCGTGCGTTAAGGGAGGGATTTGAAAAAGATATTCGTAAATATCAAGAAAGAGTTTCTAAGATTGTTAATTCTAAAGTTCTTAATGAAGAATGCAAAGAAAATCTCTCTTTAAAAGAACAAATTGAAACTGTAGCAGACAGTAATTCTAAAATTGATAATATTAATTTCGTTCTTGAAATTCTCAAATATTATCAAAACAGGTCAGGAAATACTTCTACCTTAGAATTTCAAAAATATTTAGATAAACTTTTAAATACTTCTCCATCTTCTGATTGTGTTACTTTAAGTTCTGTTCATAAAGCAAAAGGGCTTGAAGCAGATAATGTTTTTGTCTTAAATGAGGGAAAAGTTTGTTTTGACCCTCGAAACAGTCCTGAACTTCAACAACAAGAAAAAAATCTTAGCTACATCTCTTTAACTCGTGCTAAGAATAAAATGTACCTTGTAAAAGAACCATCAGCTCAAAATATTAAAAGAGGTTAAAATATGGCAGATAAAAATAGTCAGTTTTCTATTTTAGGATGTTCTCCCCAGTGTCCATTCTTCCCAAAAAGTGTTGGACAGGTAGTAGATTGGGTATATGATGAAAAAATTCCTTGGCTAAAACGTAGAGCAAAGCAGAAGAAATTTATCTGCCAATATGATGGCTCAGTAATTCGTAGTTGGGATAAACATCCTTGTGCTAAGAAGTTAGATGAATTAGCTATATCTAAAGAAGAATTAAAAGAAGAAGCTAAAGAAAATAAAAAGAACAAATCTAAAAAGAAGAGGTAAAATAAAATGAGAGAAGCAAGTGGCAATTATTTTTATAATCCTAATATTAAAACCAACTCTAATGATGGCGATGGTTTTTATTCTGCTGGTACATCTACAGACAAATATATTGATAGTGAAAAAGCCGATAAAATTTATTATGGCGAGGCTTCAGGTGGCGGATGGGATATTGAAGATGAGGAAGAAGAATATTCTCCTATGTACGATAATTACGAAGAGCGTCAGGTCGATATGCTAAGTCTTCCTGTTTATTATCATATTGCATTTGCCATTCCTGCGGATTTAAGCTTTGGTAGCACTACTGCACGACAAATTGATGCTTTTTATGGACTTCGCGACAAGCTTGAAAAGGCAGTTGAAAAGTATGAGGATGAATGTGAAGACCTTGAAACTGGATGGCTTAAGGCAGGAGATACTATTTGCATTGAGAATATTTTTGTAATGCTTACTACAAATAAGAAGTATCAGCGTCCTACACTTGAAACGATTCGTAGTTGTGTACGCGCTATTGCAGAAGAGTGTTATGAGAATAAGATTCGTTATTTGGCAATGCCTCGTGTTGGCTGTGGTCATGGGCATCTTGATTGGGATGTTGTTAAGGAAGCTATCCTTGACGAATTTGACAATTATTTTGATGAGATGGATGAAGAAGAGTATCGTCCCTTTATCACTTTCTGCTATCAGTAAGCAAAAAAATCATAAAAACCTATTGACAAAACGAATGAGGTATGGTATTATTCTATCATACCTCATTTAAGTTTATCAAAGGAGATTTCCTTATGGAAAAGACGCCTGTTTATTTGATTATGGTTACATCTGACAATCATAATAAATTCTATAATTGCGAACCAAATTCTGATGGGACTTTTACTGTAAAGTACGGTCGAGTAGGTGGACATGAAAGCACCAAAATTTATCCCATGTCCAAGTGGGATTCGCAGATTAATTCTAAGCTTAAGAAGGGCTATGTTTCTCAGACACATCTTATGACAGATGTAATTGAAAATTCTAAAGAGGAAGAGCCTACAGAGGGAAAAGATAAATTTTCAGTAATTGAAAATAAGTCTGTTCGAGATATTATTAAGCGTCTATATGATTTTGCGAACAAGGTTGTTCAGTCTGCTTACAAGGTTAAATCTTCCGTTGTTACTCAGGCTATGATTGATGAAGCTCAGAGCCTAATTGATAATCTTGCTCTTAATTACGAGAATATGGATTATAACCAGTTCAACAAAAAGCTTTTGGAAATCTTCATGGTTATTCCTCGTAAAATGAGTAATGTAAGTGATTACCTTATTTATAAAAATGACCTTGATTCTTTTAAATCTATTATTGACCGAGAGCAGAGCACTCTTGATGCTATGGCAGGTCAGGTTTATAAGCCTGTAAAGATTGAAAAGAAAAATGCTGATAGTAACACCAATAATAATGAAGTTTCTGTTCTTGATGAAATGGGTATTACTATGGAAGATGCTACTGCGGAAGATGTGGCTCTTGTAAAAAAGATGCTTGGTCGAGACAGTGACCGTTTTGTTAAAGTTTGGCGAGTTAACAATCATGAAACAGACAAACATTTTAAAAAGTTTTGCTCTGAATATAAAATTGATAATACCAAACTTATGTGGCATGGTTCTCGAAGTGAAAACTTTTTCAATATTCTTAAAACTGGTTTGAAAATTCGTCCTGCCAATGCAGTATATACAGGGTCGATGTTTTCCGACGGGCTCTATTTTTCCACTCTTGCTCGAAAGAGTATTGGTTATACTTCTACCGCTGGGTCTTATTGGGCAAGAGGAAGTGCTAAAACTGGATTTATGGCAATTTTTGAAGTTGCTTATGGTAATCCTTATATAGTTTATGAGCATACTTCTGAATGCTATCATTTTAATTTTGATGTATTACAGAAGAAAAATCCTCCTTGTCATTGTGTTTATGCTTCTCCCGAAAAAGGAATGCTCCGAAATCCTGAGATTATTTTCTATCGTCCCGACCAAGTTACAGTTCGCTATCTTGTTGAAATTAAGTAAATAAAAACAATCTTTTAATTTGAGGTAAAATATATGCCTGTTAATTTGATTACTCACAATGCAGAATTTTTCTCCCTTCCTTCTGATTTTCTTCCAATTCCTACACAGATTGTTAATTCAATTAAAGGTAATTATGTAGACTATTGCTATTCTGAGACAATGCTTCGAGAAGTGATTAAGAAAGCAAAAGAACAAAAAGTTAGTCTTGTTTATGAAAAAGTCCTTGACAAATACGGAGATTTGGATTATATTATTATTAGTCGAGGACATTTCTTTAATACTCTGACCAATGAAAAGGTAAAAGAGCCTATGCAGTTGGATAAAAACAATCTTCCTTTTGGTATTACTATTCGTCAGAACGCTCCTAAATCTTACAATGACGGAGTAAAGAAAGAACCTAAAAGGAAGATTAAAAGAGAAGTGACTAAGAACTTTTTCGCAGGAAAGACGGGTATTATTCAGATTTAAAAACAAAAAAACAATTCTATAAACAATTTTAGAAAGGACTCCAACAAATGAGAAACGTTACAAAGAAGCTGATTGCCAAGTACAATATGTACGCAACGAAAAGTGACTGGGTAAAATATCAGTTTGGAAAGGTCCATATCATTTTCGCAATTATCACAGCTTTGGCTTTTGGTTTTGTTTTTGGTATGGATACTGAACGACAGACCATTCCAGAGCTTCTACAGGCAGAGCATGATAAGACAGTAAGTGAAACCGCTCTTTATTATTCTGATGCCATTGAAGAGTATACTGAAATTCTTCATCACTATTCAGGATATATTTCTTCTGCAAACTCCGTAGAAAAGAAATATCTACGTTATATGACCAAAAGTGCTCTTTATGCTGAAATTGACCGAGTAGATAATTTTATGCAGAGTTTTGAGGAATTTGGCGCTGCTGAAAATCCTCTTTATGGAGAACTTGATAATTATAAAGAAGAAATTCAGAATACCATTGCTTCTGGACGTTATCTTTATCCTTACACTGATTGGGATTATGAGATGCTTGCTTTTTGTATCTGGCATGAAGCTGGTTCTTCCTTTATTTCGATGGAAGAAAAGATGGATGTCGGTTGTGTTGTTCTAAATCGTCAACTTCAGGGTGGAATTGGTAAGCAGATGATTGACCCCTCTATTGAGGATGTTATTAATGAGGGAAAGAATGGCGGTATTGTTCAATATCCTTATTCAACCAATGAATATTATTCTGTAACTATTCCAGACGAATGTTACGAAGCCGCGAGACGAGTTCTTGAGCGAGAAGTTGTTGCTCCTCGTAATGTTCTGTATCAGGCAACCTTTCCACAGGGTAAAGTTTATCATTCCTATTATCATCCTGAACTTGGTAATACAACCTATATTTGCTATGAATGAGGTAAATTAAATGAATTTGGTAAAAGATTATTATATTGTAGTAGCTGAGGTAAAAGACCCTAAGCGTCCTACTCATTGGGATAGGACTATTCTTGATGGCAAGCTTTGTGTATTTTTGCATGAGATTATGACAGGAGAACATTTCTTTTTCTGTGCGAATTATGGCACAGAAGACTATCCTGATTGGCACACTATTACTACAACTCGTGTACAATCTTTTAACGTTGACGGAGATGGGGAAAAAGTAAATTCTGTAACCGTAGAAACTAAAAATACGATTTATCATTTTACAAGATTGGAGATTTAAATATGCTTAATTTTAACAATAAAGATGTATGTCCTTGTACAACTTGTGAACATAATAATGTTTGTATGTATAGAGAAAAGTTTACACTATATTATGACAAGGTAAATAGCGAAAATAGAGATAGCAACATTCCCGAATGTGCAACACTCTCAGTTTCTTGCAGATATGCTCGTTATAGTACCATTTCTGCGTCTTATGTTTCTCCTTATGTTTCTCGTGGTGCTAATACGATTCGGGGCGTTGGTATTGCTGATGTTGTGCCTTGTAAGACAGAGGGAAATGAGGGAACTGTACTTAATCGTAGAGATGTGGTATCAGCTCCTATTACAACTCCTACTACAACGGGGATTCCTTATACTATTGATACAAGTTCTCAGTGCAAGATTTCCTAAAAACCAAGAAAATAATAGTAAAAAGGGCTTGACAAACTCAAGCTCTTTTGCTATAATGAGGATACAAAATCCAAATGAAATGTAGGTTTTATTTTGTGACTGAAAACGAGCTAATTGTCTCTTCAATCAATATTTACGAGTGGGGTTCAAGGGTTTATCAAACCGCGACAGAATTTTCCGATTGGGATTATATTGCAATTGTTCCAGACAATTTTCCTAAAGAACCAGACCAATATGAATTTGGAAACCATACATATAATATTGAACATGAATCAGACTGGCTTGCAAAGCTTAAAAGAAATTCTGTTGAAGCTTTAGAATGTCTTTCCCTTTCCCCTAAGTTCATTGTTAAAAAAACAAAATCTTATCCTTTTACTTTTAATCCAGATGGAGCTCATGCAGCTATTTCTGAGCGAGCTTCTATTGCTTGGGTTAAAGGAAAGAAAAAGCTTACTATTGAAAAAGATTTTGATTGGCGTGGCGGAAAGAAATCTGTTTGGCATTCTTTAAGACTTTATATGTTTGGAACTCAATGTGCTCAATATGGTTCTATTGTGGATTTTACGGAAGCAAATAGTTATTATAACGATATTGTAGTAGCAAAGCATGGAAATACAGGCAAGGAAGAATGGGAATATTTAAAAGAATCTTACCATGACCTTAATAATTATTGGCATTCTAAAATGAAATTGGAGTTTGCTCAAAGAAAACTTATTATGAGAGGTAATTAACATGACTAATGAACGTGCTGCTCAAGTGCTTATCGCCGCATATTCTTTTATCGTTAATCAATGTGATAATCAATTCATAGACAATTATGAAATTGCTTGTGCAAAAGCTGTTGGATTACTTATGAATACACCTGATATTATAGGGGAGACAGAAGAATGAATTTCTTTCAAAGATTTTTTGGGCATTTAAAGACAGTAACGAAGCATCGTTGGTGGGTTTGCTATTATTGTTTTAAAGCTGGTATTCCATGGCAAGGACTTGTTCACGACCTTAGCAAATTTTCTCCTGTAGAGTTTTGGGAGTCAGTAAAATATTATCAGGGTTTTCGCAGTCCCATTGACTATTGCAAAGAAGTTAATGGATGGTCTAAGGCATGGATGCACCACAAAGGTAGAAATAAGCATCATTATGAATTTTGGCAGGATAATTTTGATTTCGGTTGTAAGCCTGTTCAAATGCCCTATAAGTATGCCCTTGAATTGATTTGTGATTTTCTTGGAGCAGGTAGAGCTTATAATGGGAAGAATTTTTCTCCTGAAAATGAATATAAGTGGTGGCTTAAAAAGAAAGCTAATGGTATTAAAATGCACCCTCAGACACTTGAATTTGTTAATTTGATGATGGAAGATTTTTTAAATTCTGGTTTCATTAATACGCTTATTCGTGCAGAGGAATACTATAATTTTGCGGCTATTCGCACACATTCTAAGGATTCAAAATGGAGAGAAACAGATGAGTGATAAAGTTTATGAATTTAATTCTTCTAATGCCGTAGGTTAGCTTCGGGAAATTGCTATAACTAAATGGCTTGAGAATAGAGAAGATGTATCAGAAGTAATAGACGTTTCTGGGGATAAATTCTATCAAAGTTTGGATATTGACCTCATTGTAAATAAAATTGACGGTTCATCTTATACTGTCGAAATTAAAACAGATACTTATGTTACTGGGAATTTATTTTTCGAAGTTATCAGCAATGAACAGCGTCAAACTGAACGGTGTCTTATGAAGTCTGATGCGCAATTTTTGTTCTATTATTTCTTAAAAACTAAGACTTTATATATTCTTAATATGAGAAAATTTAGGCAATTTGTTATAGACCGAATGGATATTTTAAAAGAGAAAAGAGTGAAGAATAAGCTTTTTACAAGCCGAGGATTCCTTGTGCCTTTATCTCTTATTGAGGCTGAAATGAAGCCTTTGAAAAAAGTTCAACTTTAATTTATAAAACTCTTGACAAGTAAAAAAGAGTGTGCTATAATAAGCACATAAAGTTAAGAGAGGTTCTTAAAAAATGAATTTCGATAAAGTTGTTTTTGTAATTACTCTTTTTTCAGTTTTGGGATTACTGGTATTTTTTATCCCCCCTTTTGCTATAAATTTGGCGAAAGAATACAGTTCCACCAAAAATGTTTTGAAATTTTTTACTGCTCTTTTGTCAGTAGTAATTGTTTGTGGAGTTGCTATTGGTTATTCTCTAACAAATAGCTTGGATAAAACTATCCAGTCTCCTACAAAATATGTTGGAGCAGAAATTGTAGCTCGTGGTACAGATGGAGCATACATCTTTCAAGAGATGGAATATGATACGGGAGAAACTTATCGTTATATCTCAACAAATTGGCTTCCTTATGATGCTGTTTATCTTTTGACCGTAGACAAGGAGACAGATGAAGTCCTTGTTGTTTGGAAAACGGCAGATGATGGACCGCGCATTGAAGCGGTAGGATAAAAACATACTTTTATTTTTGCTTACAACAATCCTTTCGTTGTGATGTGGTGGAGCTTTGCTCGGTTAGCGCGTGACTTCTCTTCGGAGACACCACGGGATAGTATCATGCGTGGTGCTATCCCTAATATGCAGGATTAGTGTTAATGGTTAGCACGGGGCTCTTCCGTCAATATAGTTTAATGAAAAACTAAGACAAAAAATTTTTGTTTTAATATAAGGGCAAAACTTATTATTGGCACCAAAGCTCAAGTGCCAGTTCAAATCTGGCATCTTGCTCCATTATTATTATAAAAACAAAAAAGGTAAATAAAATAAAATAAAATGTTAGAAAAAGATAAAGTATTTGGAATTTATAAAATTTTAGGGTAGAGTAGAGTTCGTTCTAAAAACGGATTTAAAAAATATTGGGTAGAATGCATAAAATGCGGAAAACAGGTTTATAAAAGTGAAGAAGAAGTTTTAAATTCAAAAAGATGTTAGCATGAGTCTCGTAATTGTTTGTCTATTCTTACTGACGCTCAATTACAACAAATATTAGATGAATCGACAAGTTTTCGAGATGTTCTTTTAAAATTAAATCTTTGTATTTCTGATGATAATTATGATTTTTTGCAAACAGAGATAAACAAAAGACAATTAAGTATAGAAATTCTGTATTAGAATAAAAAAGAAAATTTAAAAAGAGTTCATAAAGAATATTCTAAAGAAGAAATTTTTTGTGAGAATAGTGTAATTAAAACGGGGATAAAAAGATATTTAATTAAATTTGGATTAAAGTCTTTTGAAAAATGTGAATACTGTGGACTTACTGAATGGCAAGGGCAAAAAATCCCTTTACAAGTTCATCACATAAATGGAAATAGAACAAATAATAGTTTATAGAACTTAGCGGTAATTTGTCCAAATTGTCATGCTCTTACTGATACTTATGCAGGTAAAAATCTATCTATTTTAAAAAATCCTTTCTCAGAAGAATTACTTTTAAATAAAAACCGTTGTAAAAAATGCGGCAGTATTATTTCTCAAAATGCGTCTTTATGTTTAAAATGCTACAAAGAAGAAAATTCTTATAATTCTAAATGTCCACCTAAAGAAGAATTAGAAAAACATTTAAACAATTTTGAATCCTATTCTTCTATTGCACGTTTTTATGGTGTAAGTGATACTGCAATTAAAAAATGGGTTGAAAAATTAAATTTAAAGAAACCCATAAAACCTCCTAAAAAACATAAGCCAAAGAAAAATTACCCAGTATATCGTATAGATAACATAGAAAAAACAGCAACAGGCTGGGAAAAATATTTGGAATTACCTCAGCATAAAATAATGCGATATACGGAAAAACACACAAAAGAAGAAATAATTGCTTTTATTGAAAGCTTTTATATATTAAAATTTCCAAAACAAAAAAAGGAGATATTATAAAATATGGATGTTACTCAGATTGTAATTATGGTTATTGGTCTTTGCGTTGCTCTATGTACCGCAGTCGTTATCCCTACCTTGCGTAATAAGTATGGTCAGGATAAGATTGATAAGGCTCTTGCAACCATTGACAAGGCTCTTGCAACCATTGAGATTTATAAGTCTATTGCTGAGATTGCAGTAAAGGCTGCTGAACAGATGGGGCTTACTATGGGTTGGGATGGACAGAAGAAGTTGCAGGAAGCTATGGACTATGCTGAGAAGAAGCTCGCTGACATGGGAATTGTTTATGACGAGACAGCTCTACGCAAGGAGATTGAGGCTGCTGTTTATGCTATTAGTGGCGCTCTAAAGGGTAATACTAAGGCTAAGACAACGGAGTATGTAACCTCTGGTTATATTCAAACTGGTATGAATAGTAGTGCAGATGTTCCTACTCCAACTGTAACTACCACTGCAACAAGCAAGTAAATTATGATTTTACGCTCTCTCCATCGGCGTTAAACTGATGGAGAATATATGGTGGGTTGGTCAAGTGGTTAAGACAAAAGGTTTTCATCCTTTTAACAGCAGTTCGATTCTGCTACCCATCACCATTATAGGATAAACTTAGAAGGTCTAAGATTCTCAGCGCAGAGAATGTCTATGAGAATAGATGGGTTTCGATTACCCTATCCTATATTGTTTTATATTTATTTAAGGATATATGACGAAAATGACTGATGTAAAATTTTTTGAATTTAGTAAGAACGCTGTCCGTAATTATGTAATTAATCATTTGGATAAGTCTGATACTGTACCCAACTTTGATGTATATATTGTGTGGTATTGTAAGACTTTGCAGAACTGGAAGGCTCTTCTTTCCACCACTCTCTAAATGGTGATAAGGACGAAGCATATCTTGACGCTTATAAAAAGTGGGACAACAACTGTATTAAGATTCCAGAGAAGTATCTATAATGAATGTTATTATTCCTTTTATTCTTGGAATGTGGGTTATGTTTGTCATTGACTATATTCGTAGCATGAATAAAAAGTAATCAAAATTTCTGAAAAAAGTTTAAAAAGGTCTTGACAAACAGAAATGTTTGTGGTAATATAAAGACAAGCTCGAAAGAGCGCTCCATGATTTATCTCATCGACTCTTACAGCAATTTTTTATAATATTCTTACCAAAGAAGCAAACTATGGTTCGATTCCATAATCCTTTCCCTGAGAGGATTAGTCAAGTGGTAAGACAGCTTCGTGAATTTATTAAAGAGTCGAGAATAAAAAAGTTATTAACCTATTGACAAATCAAAATCAATATGGTATAATAAATACATAAAGTTGGTTAATCGGTAACTGTGAGAAAGTAAGATAACTCACGGGGAATTGTAGTTCACCAGCCTCACTTACTTGGGGTTGTTGCTAAAAGACACCTTCCCAACTATAAAATTAAAAGGTAGCGAGTGTACCATTTTAACGGTTTTGGGTACACACCTTCTTATTAAAAGAAGAATAAAAAATTTGTTTTATTTAGCAAGAGTGGTTTCAAAGTTCCCTAAAACGTGGTATGCCAATCACATTCAATCTTGCTATTTAAATAGGTAGAAGAACCTACTGCGTTTCTTGTTAGTACGCTCCTATTTTGAGTTGGAACACTTGAAAACCAGTAGCGTTCCCAAACCGAAATAATATGCGCCAGTAGCTCAGTAGGTAGCAGCAATTGCCTTTTAAGCAATAGGTCAGGAGTTCGAGTCTCCTCTGGCGCACCAATTGTTTGGTAGCTCCAAACTGATGTGGGCGATTATCGGCTTACCCCACAAAGAATAACAATGCTTGCTGAAAACTGCGGAATCGTTAGGTATACATGGCGATTTATGAACAGGACTATGACTCCTAAGTAGACGATGTGATAATCTAAGCAAGAAGCCGACCAAAAAGGAGTGTTTAATATGAAACCTTGGTCTGGAAAAGATTTTGAATATCTTGGTCTTTATGTAAAAAATAATAAAAAGATTGGATATTTTGAGGTTTTCGATAAAAACGGCAATCTTCTTTTCAGACATAATAATTGTTCTCACGCTTCTGTGACCACAGTTAAAAAGAAAGTTGAAGAATTCCAACGAAAATTATAAAACAGGAAATGGGAGATTAGCTCAGTTGGTAGAGCGCATGACTGTTAATCATGATGGCGTAAGTTCAAGCCTTACATTTCCCGCCAGCCACCAGTGGCAAGAATGTGTAAACTTACTTTGCCCGTGTAATATTTGGTCTCCTTAACTACGATACAGTGAAGGCTAAGCGAATGGTCGGTGAACTTTATACTAAACCCGACTACCATTTACCATACTACTTATCGACACTCACAGCAACTTTTTATATTAAATACATATGATTTGGGTTCATAAACGTACATAATATAGTGTCGAGAAAATTTAACGCAGAAAAGGATTTGTCATGTCAAGTAGAAATTGTATTAACTGCGGGGCTCCATTTAATATTGAATTAAATAAATGTCCGTATTGCGGCACAAGCTATTTTGATATGTCTTGTCTTGACCTTGATTCTGGAAAGCCTTTTGCTCTAAAGATAAAAACTAAAATAAATGGAAAGAATTGTTTTATCACTCAAATGGTTCAACCATTAAACAATCTATCTATTGAATTTTCACAAGATTATTTTGTTAAAACAAACCTTAGTTTAGAAGCAATTACGTTGCCCAACCAGAAAGAGATTCTTAGAATTGAGGTTGAAGATTAAATGATTTTCAATACATAATAAAAGAAAATTTTTATTCTAAACTTCTTGACAAACTTAGGAATCTGTGCTATACTTAATATATAAATTAAGAAGTCACAAAAAAAGATTTCTTAAAAAGTTTTCAAAAAAGTTTAAAAACCCCTTGACAAACACAAAATGTTGTGATATACTTAAGTTACACTAAAAACAAGATGGCTAACGGCAGTTGACTCAATAAAGCAGATTTTATAGTCTGTGTATAATGATAAGACGGGTCGGGGCTGGCATAGACAGGTCAGTAGGTATTACGGCGGTAGGTAAGAAATCCGCAATCCGAAATGAGTCGGGAAAACCGAATGATACGGATTAGACGCTGCCCTTGATAAAAGGGTTGTCGGGAGAGACTTCAAGTAAAGGGTAACAACCTTTAGATGCTCCCACTGTAATAAGTCACCATGAAACTGGGTCATAGATACCACATCTTGTTTTTAGATGCTTTAAGGTTTTTGAAAAATTTTTAAAAAATATTTTAAAAACCCTTGACAAACAAAGCAAAATGTGCTATACTAAGTACACAATCAAGGAAGACGAATGGTTGGTGAGTCTCAAAACAACCCAACTCCCATAGTCTTGGTGATAGACTAACAAAACATCACCCATTCAATAATTTACATTCAATTGGCAGATAGCGAATGTAACTTATATTTAACTGCCCGATTCAGCAAGGATGGCTAAAGCCTTGTCGGTGTTCCATATATTTGAACTCATCTTTAGTCCGTTAAGCTAAAGCCCCAACTCCCGTCCGAAGTCTTGGAGTAGAGCGCAAGCAATTGGCGTTCGAAGCAGAAAATGAAAAGGGAAGAACACGATATATAGTTGGTGAAACTTATCAGGGTGCTAATGTGATAAGAATCCCGAGTGGTGGAAAATCGTGCGTGGATATTCCACGAGGTAAGCGTAGCGAACTTACCTAAACAACTTCTTAGTTACTATAGGTGTGATTAATCACTCAAACTTAATCCTTTAAGTTAAGGCAAAGGTATGTTTCAGATACCTCGGTGATGTGAAAAATCTGACGGGACCTATTTCCGAAACCAACAGGCGCTACCAATGAGCGTTCATCTTTGGTTGACTCTATTCAATATGAAGAAAGGGGTAGCTTCGCTCCGATTAGAAGAGTTACATCGCTCATGAGCAACCTCTGAGTGCGTGGATATTCCACGAGGTAAGCGTAGCGAACTTATCTAAACAACTTCTTAGTTACTGAGGTAATTAAGCATAACTCATGCTACGGTTAGACTGTATGAGAATCCTACTCTTCAAGAGGATTAAGGTGACTAACCCTCCGAACAGTCGGTGAAGAGGAAGTTCAATCCGACTACCAGATTCTTTTGTAAATGTTTAATGTCCATTCGACACTCACAGCAATTTTACTTAATGTTCTTGAAAAAACATCATGTAGGGTTCGACTCCCTATTAGAATAACCCTTGAGCAAGGAATGTCTAAGTCTGGCTGGCCTGAATAAAAGTGTCGAGTTTGCTCACTTATATGGAGGCATGGAGTAATGGTCATCTCTCTTGTTTGCTAAACAAGCTTACCGAAAGGTAATACAGGTTCGAGTCCTGTTGTCTCCGCCACAGAATTTATTATAGCTGCTCGTAATAAATTCGTAGTATTAGAAGCAGTAAAAGCACGAGTATGGTGTTCGGCATTGGGAACGGTCGTTAAGGGCGAGATAAAGCTGGGTTCCCTTTTATATCCCTACTTGGTGTAAGGAGCACACCTATTAACTGACTGTTGAGCAAACACTAAAGTAGCTCTTTAGTGATAACAGACGCATCGGGGGAGGTATTCTGGTTCGATTCCAGTTGTAGGGTCCATCGAGGTTCGGATAAACCGATAAACAATTAGTAAACGAGTTGCTGCTTTGAAAATTGTGTAAGGGGATGAAAAAATGCGCTATAGTGACTCCGATATAAGCACCTCGAACCAGAAAGCATGATAGTATCTTGCAAATTTATCAAGATAGAGCTTCGCTTAACCGATGGACTATCTCTCAAGGTTAAGATGTGTGTATGGCGTAACTAAGTTCAGACCGTCCAGAACCTACAACCATATTAGCGGTGACAGCTTGGAGAGACAGCAAATATTAAGTTTAGCAATGAAAATGACCGAGATAATTGGGTGCAAGTTTGTAGGAATATTCCTGTAAACCTCTCCCCAATCGAACCGAGGGCAGATATGTGGAAAGCTGGTCTGTCAGTAGTTGCTAAACTGAATATGGCTCGGTACTCCAATCGGCAGAGAGAGCGGATTCAAAATCCGTCAAGTGTGGATTCGAATTCCACCCGAGCTACCACGGCTCGATGTGATGAGCCTCCTCATTTTGCTTCGACACTAACAGCAACAAAATTTAATACTGGCAAGGGCCTGTGTGTTGTAGGTTCGAATCCTGCTGTCCGCACCAATATGCGGACATAGCTCAACGGGTAGAGCAACAGAATGTATAAAATGTGTCGAGTTTTAAAAATAAAATAGAAATATGTCTGAGAGGTTGTTGGTTTACCTGCTCTGTCTCATAAGCAGAGCTACGCAAGTTCGATTCTTGCCTCAGACCCCAACTTTATAGAAAAGGAAATGACCCAATAATTATATCCTCAACAAAAACTATGAACCTGATGAGGTAAAATATGAGTAAAGAAATTGAACGTAAATGGCTTCTAAAGGGCGGAGATTTTAATTTTCCAGATAAAGCTAACGTTATTAGAGAGCAGTTGTGGCAGTATTATCTTGAGATAATCGTTGATTCTGATAATCACATCATCAGCGAAACTCGTATTCGTTATAAAGCTGGCTCTAATAATGGCAAGTTGACTTACAAAGTTGGTAATGGACTTGAAAGGCTTGAGTTTGAAGATAAGCTTTTTTCTGCTCGAAAGTTTGTTGCTAAAATGAGTAAGGAAACAGGAAAAAAGGCTATCAAGAAAGAACGTTTTACTGTCTATATGGATGGTCAAAAGCCTATTGAAATTAGTATTGTTGATGATACTTGGGCTTATGCTGAGGTAGAATTTGAATCTACAGCAGAAGCTAAGAAATATAAATTCCCTTGGCCTGAGATGATTGCAACCGAGGTTACTGGTGTCCCCAAATATAGCATGGCGGGATATTGGGTAAATACACGCGAAAACCGTCAAATTTGACCCAAAAAGTTGCAAATTTGGGTTAAAATAGATAAATAAAAACGGAGTTTTATTCTGATGTTTGATTTTAAGAATTCTAAGCCAACGGTCTTTTGTATTCATTGTAATAAGATGGTTGGCTATGATACAGATGTAGCTAAAGTTAATCTTACTATTCGTGGAATTAATTTTAGTTATGATGAAAAAATTGCGTTCTGTGAAGAGTGTGGTAATGAAGTTTATGTTGCTGCATATAATGACATGAACGTTGATGCTCGTGAAAAGGCTTATAAGAATGAGCTTGAGCGTCGCAAGGTAACTCAGGAGATTTATGGAGTTTCTAAAAACACAAAAAATAATTCTGAAAAAACTCTTGACAATCTTGAAAATCTGTGATATAATTAAGTCACAATCAAGAGAAGAACGTGCTCCCATTGCTTTGTCAATTGGTATAGTTTGTAACTAACAGTTCTCCTTTGTTTGTTCTCAACTTTCTGTTCATTTTTTTGGGTTTCATTTTGAAATCGCCTCCTTTCTTTTTTGCACAATGGTTGAGCACTTCTTCTCTTGTTTGAGAAAAATAAAGTCTAAAAAAGACTTGACAAACTACAAAATATGTGCTATACTTAGTATATAAAATAAATGTGGAAGTAGTTTAATGGTAGAACCACGGTCTCCGATTCCGTAAGTGGGGTTTCGATTACCCTCTTCCACTAAAACCAAGAACTTCGTGGTAGTAAAACACGATAAATAAATTAAACTGCCTCCTGTCGGTCAACCTCTTCGGAGGGTATGTTGGAGTTGTTGGGTGAGGAATCGAAAGTCCCAACCGAAGTTCTTGTTTTTTTAAATATAGCCGATTAGCCAAGTGGTAAAGGCACGACGCTTTGACCGTCGCATACGAATGTTCGACCCATTCATCGGCTGCCACAATGATTATGAATCATTCGATTCCTCCATATCGACTCTCACAGCAATTTTTCTTCTACATATAATTTAGGTTTATATTTGTACAATGAGTCGAGACTAAAAATAGCATAAATCCTGAAAACAAAAATAAGGAGTAACATTTTAAATGGATATTATCAATACTGCTAATGGTCCTTCCATTATTGGTGCTGATAAGTCAGTTCTTGACACTTATGAGCAACAGACAAACGCAGTTCGCACTTTCAAGGTGACTCTTCATTGTGCAAAGTGTAAGGCTGAGATGGAACTACAGCCTACACAGCTAATGACTTATCCCCCACAGTTTACTTATCAGTGTCCTGTTTGTAAAAACAAGATTACAAAGCCTGAGATGTATCCTCATCTTGATTATGAATTTGAGGGAGAGCAGAAGAAAACTGCAAGTCAGATTCTTGTTTAATAAGATAAAACCTAATAAGTTTTTATCATAAAAATTTCCTTTCTTTATCGACCCTTACAGCAAACTTTTTTTGGACTTAACTGGTAATTAAGAATTCAAACAGGGTCGAGAATATGGAGCTCTACGTTAATAGGTCAAACGAGAGGACTTATAATCCTCCATTCTGTGTTCGAGTCACAGGGGCTCTACCAATTGTCAAAAATACGTTTTCAAATCGACGCTTACAGCAACATAGGTTATAATTAGATAAAAATACTATTTTATTTACTAAATCATTGATTCCTTCAATCAAATTTGTGTGTTGTTTTATTAGCTTTGTGGTGAGTTTCCTTTCTTTAGCGTCGAGTCCTTTCTAAGATGGAATAATATCGAGGAGTAGCGCAATTATCAGAGCGGCGGTCTCTAAAACCGCAGGTTATGGGTGAGAGTCCCATCTCCTCTGCCGCTTCTCAAGGGAGAAGTTAATTCTTCTCCCTTGTTTCCGAATAACTTAAGTGTACCTCATGTGTCCTTTCGCAAGACACATTTTACCCCAGCAAAAGGAACCAAAACAGAATGACCCATGAAGAATTTGAAGCAAGAGCTCAGCAAATCTACAACGATTGTGAGCGGGACGCAAGTTTGAACGGTGGTTTAGGACACGCTGCAATGGACGCTCTTATGGAAGATTGTCTACGAGAAGCACGGTATATTGCAGGACTTGAGATTTTTAATTCTCTTCGTCATATTTGCTACTAACCATACAGGTGTAGCTTTGGTTTCAAACAATAAAAAATAAGCTACACCTGTAGTTTTATATATAGTAACAGTAAACAATTTAAACATTTTAATTAGACAAATTTAAGGAGAAACAAAAAATGATTGATAACTATATGCCCACGACCTCTACTCAGGATGACCCTTTCCTGTTTGATTGTGATAATAAGTACTGCGATGGCTATGAAGATGGTTTTCAGTATCTAATTCTTGAGGACGCTGGCGTAACTAAGGCAGAGCTTAAGCGTACTGACATTGATGCTTTTAATGTTCTTATTAAGCTCTTTAGTACACTTTCTACTAAGTATGTTGCCTTTGAAGACACCAAGTTCCATGAGCCTGTTATTATGAAGCCTTCTTATAAGGGTGCTGCACGAGTTAATTTTAAGGATGGCGATACCTTTAATGAAGACGATGGCATTAAGCTCTCTCGTGAAAAGGCACTATATAAGTATCACCGTGACTTTGACCGAATCATCGCAGGTGCTCTTAAGGATGCACGAATTCTGTGTGCAAATCTTGAGCGTTATTGTGATAAGAATCACATTGACATTAGTAATGTTCCTTCCGTTCAGGAAATTCGTGAAACTCGTTACAAGAAGATTTAATTAGTTAATGTTAGTAGATTCCTCCTTTCATAAAATAAAAATCAAATGACTAAGAGAGCGGAAATTTATCCGCTCTTTTAGTCTATATAAATATATACACTTACAAACTCGCAAAAATTTTTCTTGACATACAAGATATTGTGTGTTATAATTAAAACAAATCAAAGAAAGGAGTTTCAATTTTGGAATTAAATTATCAAGAAGTAGAAAAGTTTTATTCTGACTTATTGGACACTAAAACTCCAAAAGCTCAGAAATATCTTGTATATCAAACTTACGCCGAAGCAAAAGAAGCACAGGAAGAATTAAAAGATGCTGTAACTTATTTTCAGCGTAATGTTTATACTAAAGGATGTTCTTGTGTAGCACATAAAATCACAGATGCGTTATATATTATTGAGTCTGTGTCTTTAATTGGAGAGCGTCCTCATTATTATCCTCTACTATGTTTTGAAGGGAATTATGAATTATGTCTTGACACAAAAGGATATACCTTTTGTACAACTAATTATCTCGATGCTATTCTTTATGGTTATGTTTATTTATATGAAAACACAGAAAACGCAGAAGAGAAATTTAATTTTGTAAAAACTTACCTTTATTATGCTTCTCAAGAATATCTCAAGAAAGACGAGGAAAAAAATCATGACTGACCCTATTTTAACTCCCGCTTGTGAACAATGGACTAAAGACCTTGCAGAAAGTGTGGAAAAAGCAACAGGCTTTAAAACAGCTTTTTACGCTACCAATGATACTACAGGTATTGAAGTAATTAGTTCGTTTGGGTCTATGCGAATTGACATGAGTTCTTATATGCGTTTTTGGCAGACTATTGTAAGTCCTCGCTATACTCGTAGTCAGGCTCTTGCAGATGCTACGAACGAATGTAAGAAATATGTTTCTTCTTGGACTAATCGTAAGCGCTAATGAAAAAGAAACTACCTATTGATTGGTCTGTAATAGAAACAGATAAAACAGATAAAACAGATAATACAGATAATACAAATAAGACAAATACCTCAGAAGAGCAGCAATCCCAAGAAACTCAAGTAAAAGAGTTTCAAGATAATCCTCCCCATAAATGTAAATTTTGCGGGAAAGAAATGGAAAAGATAGACGGTGAAACATTAGTTCAAATGCCCCCATCTCTTATTAAAACTATTGGACAATATCATTGCGAATGTTCAGGGTATTCTAATTATTTGGCTACTGTCGTTGAAGAACAAAAGCTAAGAATTTATATTGCAAAAACAACCGAACAGATTAGAGCAAAAAGAGAAAAAATTTTTTACGAATCTGCTTTTTGTAAAGATATAGCTAAACTTCAAAAAACAAAAGAGCATACGGAAACAGCTATAGAAAATTTAAAAATGCTTTCTCTTAATAAGGAAGCTAAAAAGGAACATGGTGCTCAAGTAGCAGAAAATTATTTTACAACTGCTAATCAATTCAATCAAGAAAGACAACAGCTTCTTGATTATTACTTTTGGCCAACCTTTTAAGGAGGGATTATGAAAATTTCAAAAATCACTTCTAAAATCAGGCAAGCCGCAGAGAAAATTTCTGATATGGTTAATAACATTGACATAGGATGTTCTAATATAATTGCAATTATTGCCACTTTTCTTTTAGCGTCAATTTGGATTATTTGTGCTATTGGAGCGGTTATTGCTTCTTTCGGGTTAATTTTCGGAGCAGAATATTTTATTTTTGCTTTAACAACAAAACTAATCTGTTTTATTTTAAAAGAAACATGGTTTGGTTGGAAAATAGCTTTCTTTGCTTATTTAATTGTCGTAATTTTAAGGACTATCTTTTATATTTTTCATAAGGAGACAACAAATTAAAATGAATCTAACAACTCAAAACGGCGTAAAAATTATTTCAGGCTCAGTAGATGAATTTGCTATCAAGATGGTAAATTGTGCCAAGAAAAATGTAAAAAATCACAAGACTTATGTAAACGCAAACTTTTTTGCTGGATTTAAAGAAAGCGGAGAATATTTTACCCTTCCTGTAAATCATCTTGTTTGTGACATTGAAGCCACTTCAGCTCCACTTGCAAAGTATAATAAGTTGCGCGGAAAGTTTGTGGGAGAAAAGTATTTTTACAATTCTTATGTTGCACAGGGCGGTGTTCCTCAGTTTTGTGGTCATGCACTTACAACTTTTTATATTGAAAACGGCAAACCGCATATGGAAGACCTAACCGAGCTGCGAGATACTATGACATACGCCATTGCAGGTATTCCTCTCATTAAAGATGGCAAGAATGTTATGTGGAAAGATTACGTTAAGCCACAGGGGTGGACTGGCAGTGAACTTTACTCAACTTATCATATTCTTCTGGGACTTAAGCCTAATGACAACAATATTTATATTATGGATTGGAAGTCCACTCGCAGTAATATGATTTCACCTTATGCCGAAGCTTATTATAAGTTTAAGCCAATGGGCTTTACTAATCTCATTAAGCTGGATGGCGGTGGCTCAGAGATTATGAAGTATGAGGGCAAAACAGTTCATGCTCTATCCGAAAACCGTATTATCAATGCGATTATTACTTTTGAGCGCAAGGGACAGCAGAATGAGTATGAAGTAAATACTCACAAGTTCCCCACTCGTGTACTTGTTCGTTGGTGCAAGGGTGATGATGTAAGTTGGATGCAGCAACAGCTTTGTAAAGCTGGTTTTACTTGTGATATTGATGGCAGTTTTGGTACAGGTACTTACAACACTCTAAAGGCTTATCAGAAGTCTCGTGGGCTTGAAGTTGATGGTAAGTGTGGACCTGCAACTCGTCAGCGACTTTCTCAGGAGTAATAAAATAAACTTTAAGGTTTGTCAGGATTTTTCTTAAAAGGTCTTGACAAACCTTTTTTCTTTTGTTATAATAAGCACATAAAAATAAAGGAGTATGATGTTATGGAAATCGCCGCTTCTTATCTGGTAAGTTATACTACTTATCAACCTAATTTTATTGTTGCAAGTGCGCCTGTGTTTTTGTGTGTCGGAGCTTTTGTAAGTCTCCTTGTTTGTGCATCTACCATTGATAACATTATCCGTCAAATCGCAACCAGAATTGGATTAGGTCTTTTTATCCTTGCTATTAGTTGGTCTTCTATTATAAACACTAAAATTGTAGAAAATTATCACTATTATCAGGTTCAGGAAATTTATATCCATGACTATGATATTTCTCTTAAAACCTACATGGAAGATTATGAGATTCTTGACTCTACTCCTGTTTCAATTACAGTTCGTTCAAGAGATTGGAAGAACGAATATCCCGAATTAGTTGGTAAGAAAACTGATTTCGACATTAAAACCATTGACGCTGAAAACAACCCGTTAGGAAAGGATAATTAAAATGGTTTACGAATACACTACGACAGTTAATTTTCCTCTTGTAAGTTATACTACCGCTGGGTGGTATACAACTATAAAAGCAATTAAAAATATGATAAGATATTATAATGGACATAAAAATTGCAGAGCTCCTGTAGTAATCGAGACAGAAACGGGAGATAAAGTCGTTGGAACTGTTGACTCTTCTAAAAGAATAATTTTTGAGGGTATTGTAGAAGAGGGTTGTTTTTGTCACGTTAAAATTCCCGTTCTTTTGCGGACTGATTTTAATATAGACCAGCTCAATTATTTTGTTGCAATAGACCTTTATAAAGTAGAAAGAGATTTTCTTTATTATAATATGCTTAATTCCTTTAAAATTCAACAAGTTGTTATTGTCCCCCAAAAAAACGAAGGAGAATAAAAATGAGTTATGATATTAGTTTTCGAGTAAAGGTTGAGGGCTTAGATAATGTATATGTCGAGCCTTATGGTGATAACACCGATGCAAATATTACTTGGAATGTTCGAGAAATGATTATTAAGTCTACAGGACTTAAGAATTGGTGCGCTGAGGGTTGTCTTGGACTTTGTAAGGATATTATTCCACACATTGCAAATGGTTTGGCAGAGCTTGAAAAGTATCCCGAAAAGTATAAGCAATATGAATCCCCAAATGGTTGGGGAACTGTAAAAGGACTTAAACATTTCTTTGCTTGGGTTATCAATGACTGGACTTCATATTGCGAAGATTATTCGACAGAAAGCCTTGCTGATGTAACATATTTTTATATTTGTTAAGAGGAGAAAAAACATGAACTTTTTTGAGGAAAAGACCGACATTTATTATGAACAGTTTTCTTTTTGGGTTTTAGCTGCGCTATTTACTTTGATTCAGTCCACATTTAGTGGCTATCCTCTTTTGTGGTATATTGATGGTTGTATTTATTTTATTTTTGCTTGTTATTATCATTGGCATTATTTTGAATCTTATTATCATCTGCATGATATTAATGACATGAATAATTACACGGCTTCTTTAAGTCGCTGGATTGCGGAGAAGAATCGTGACCTTTCCTAAGAAAATTCGAGAGCAAGTCTATAATAAATATGATGGACACTGTGCATATTGCGGACGTAAAATTGAGTATAAAGATATGCAAATAGACCATTTCATTCCTCAAAGACGATGGAATGCAGAGCGGAGTAACGATATTAGTAACCTAATGCCAAGTTGCAGGTCTTGCAATCATTATAAACGAGCTTATTCTCTTGAAACATTTCGCAGATATATTTTTGAAATCCCTAAAAAGCTCAAAGAAAATTATATTTATAAAATTGGCTTGATTTATGGGAATGTAATTGAAAATGAGCATCCAATCAAATTCTATTATGAGGAATGTGAGGAAAAGAAGAACCATGACTTTAGCAGAACTAAAAAAGATAGTTGATTCTTATTGTGAGACAAAGTATGTAAACCCTGATGAAGTCAATGTAATTATTACCTTGGAAGAAATGTCAATAGGGCCTCGTGCTGGAACAGGGGTTGAAAGTATTTTTATGGGATTCGATTGGGAACATAATCAGCTTCGTATTCAGCCGAAAGAAAAACTTGTTCGATACAATAAACAGAGAGATATTCCAAAAGATATTCTATATTATAAATTGCAGGACTTTCATTATTGCCCTACTTGTCAGCACCCCCTAAAAAAGACTGAGACCCGCAATAATAATTTTTGTCCTTTTTGTGGGCAACGTTTTTCAAAAAATATTAAAGAGATTTAATTAATAGGAGCACAAACATGAAAATCAATCGTTATAAGCTCACTCCCGATTTTATTAACTTATCTCAAGATAAGCAGATTGAGTTTCTTCTTGCAAATGGATTTAAAGAAGGATTTTGGGGCGCTCAAAAAGATGGGAGAGAACATCTATGGTACAGTTCTAAAAATTTTGTTCTCCATAGTTCAATTGATTGTAATGTAACGGTAGACCTTTTACATCTTGATGAGTGGAACGATTATGACTATATTGCTATTGACGATGAAGATTTCGGACAGTATTATCAGCCCTTTTATGATTGCATGATTGGCAAAAAGCAAATCGGAAAATGGGAATTTATGGCAAAATGTGCTCAAAAATATAACGAAAAAATGGCAAAATTTTGCGACATTCAACTTCTTATGCTGGGAGAATATCCACAAGGAGAATAAAAATGAACAATGTTTTTGAATATGTGCTAAGTTCTATTGACTCTAATGATTTTCGCAATGCATATTATGATGCAAGTGCGGAAGAAAAGAAGCTATTTTTTGAACTACTTATTAAGAAACTGTATGATGCAGTATACTAACATTTTAATTGTTAGGATGAAATAAAAATGTTATAATACCGAGGTCTTTATGCCGTCTGAAAAAACTATACAATCTTATTTTGCAAAAGCTAAAAAAGCATCTGAGCAAGCAACCTATCCAAAACAGAAAATTGGTTCTGTTATGGTATATTCTGGTAAAGTGATAGCTGTTGGCTATAACACTTTTAAAACTAACCCTCTTCAAAAATACTATAACAAATATCGTTTTAGTTCTGACCCCAAAAATAATGGATTGGTTCATGCTGAAACGATGTTACTGCTAAAAACAAGATTTCTTGATTTGGATTGGAATAAAGTCTCTATTTACACTTATAGGGAATATAAAGATGGTTCTTTAGCACTTGCGAGACCTTGTATAGCGTGTCAAACGGCTCTGGAAGAGCGAGGTATTATTAATGTATATTATACTACACCGAAAGGTTGGGAGAAATTGTAATGATAGAGGTAATTAAAATTGCGATTTTATTCTGTTAAAATTACTATATCTTGTGTTTTCAAAATCTTCTGACCACAATATATTGTGGTTGAAAACAGGTTTTTTGACCGAAAACCACAATTTTTCGTTTTTATCTATTTTTTGCTCCTATTAAAAACGAATATTATCGAGAACAGGAAAGTTTTGCTGGCTGTAAGGACTTTAAGAGGTAGATGTATGAAAATTATTGTAGACACCATTCCCAAATATTCCTACGATTGTATTTTTTGTGGAAATAAATATTACGGCGTTTGCTCTATTAGCGAATGTCAATGTGAATTGGAGAAAAGAAAAGATTGTCCCTATCTTATGACTATTGATGATTATCTATCTGAGGAGAAACATAATGAGGATTGTTGAAAATAACGCTCCTGTAAAAAGAGAAAAATGTTGGAATTGCAATTCTATTCTTAAATTAAATCTAACAGATTATGATACAGACGAACATTTTGAAAGTGACTCAACTTCTTATGACGGGAATTTTCATTCTTCTTTTATGACTTATTTTGTTTGTCCTTGTTGTCGCAAGAAAAATTATTGCGCTGTTACTATTGATGGTGAAAAAGCTGACCTTAAATATTTCAACCGATAATTAACTATAATAAATAAAAACTAACTTTTAATTGAGGTATTTTTAAATGACACATGAACAGTTTAACCGTCTTGTAGACGAACTTGAGAATACACGAGTGAAAACTCTTAAGGAAAAGAATGCTCGCTATTCTCAGCCTGATGATGCACTTCACAATTTTGACGAGGGTGCTAAGATTATGTCTTGTACTTCTGCCCAGTGCGCTTGGAATTATGCTACTAAGCATATTATCGCTCTTCGTGATATGGTGCTAACTAATAATTTTAGTAATCGAGATGATGTTCTTGAGAAGATTCAGGATATTCAGAATTACCTAACCTTTATTTGGTGCATTTCTGAGGAAGAGCGTGAGAAGCTAACCACAAGTGACACTTGTGTTCAAACCGTTTCTGCTAAGAAAAAGAAGTAAAAATTTTTTTGAAAAAATTTCTCTATAGCACTTGACAAACTATCTGTCAGGTGCTATAATCCTAATATCAAAACAAGCGACCGACTCAGCAAAACTCAAAATAAATTAAGCGGTCGAGAATGGAGAATATTATGTATAATAACATTAACAAGAATTCCAAGAAGAACTCTAACAAGGCTTGGTCTCCTAAGCCCGAAAAGCCTATGCGTCAGAAGTCGGACAAGGAGAAGTTCTTCGACAAGATGGAAAAGACTAACAAGGGCTTCTATGTTCGTGCGGTTGTTCCTAAGTCTTTGCCCGACAATATGACCTATACCACCAATGGTGCTGTGGCATATTCCACTACTTCTTCTGCTCTTCTTGATATGTTTACCAAGTTGGTAAGCTACCGTTCTCTGGACGAGAAGCAGATTGTCACCGATTGGCGCAAGGCTTTCAATGAGAATCCTTATCTTGCTATGCGTTTCCTTGGCTATACGATGGACATTCGTTGCGGTGCTGGCGAGCGTCGCTTCACTCAGATTGTCATTCGTGACCTTGTAAAGAATGGCGGTGCAAGCATTGCTGCAAAGCTCGTTCCTCTGATTGGCGAGTATTCTCGCTATGATATGCTTTATCAGTTCCGTGGCAACCCCACTTCTGAAAAGGCTGTCCGCGATTTCCTTAAGAAGCAGTTTGCTGAGGACATGGAGAACATGAAGCAGCATAAGTCTATTTCTCTGCTTGGAAAGTGGCTTGATAAGCCCAATTCTCACTCTAAGCAGACCCGTGATAATGGTCTTTGGACTGCAAAGCAGTTGAACATGACTGAACGCAACTATCGTAAGGCTCTGTCTGCTCTTCGTAAGTATCTTGATGTTGTTGAGCGCAAGATGTCTTCGGATAATTGGGCTGCTATCGACTACGAAACTGTTCCCTCTAAGGCTAATCTTAACTACAACAAGGCATTCCTGCGCCATGATACTGAGCGCCGTCAGGCTTTTCTTGCTGCTCTCAAGACTGGTGAGGCTAAGATTAATGCTTCTGTGGCGAATCCCTGTGATATTGTCAATAAGTACATGAATTTGAGTGGTCGTTGGTATGGACTTCCTCAGAGGGCTGATGATACTCTTGAGGGTATGTGGAAGGCTTTGCCTGATATGATTCCCGATGATAAGGGTATGCTTGTCGTGTGTGACTGCTCTGGTTCTATGGAGAGTGGTATTGGTGGTAACACTAATATGCGTTGCATTGATGTTGCTATGTCTCTCGCCATTTATTGCGCAGACCATCTCAAGGGTGCTTTTGCAAACAAGTATATCACCTTTAGTGCTGACCCTCATATTGTACGCTTTAATGATAACGATAGCCTCTGTAACAAGCTTCGTAAGACTTGGGAGTGTCAGGATGGCTCTAATACCAATCTGGAAAAGGTCTTTGACCTGATTCTTAAGACCGCTATTGACAACCATTCTCCCCAGTCTGACCTGCCTGAGCGCATTCTCATTGTCTCTGATGGCGAGTTCGATTCCATGTGCGATGCTAAGGTAAATCGTCATGGCTGGTACAGTTATCGTACTCCTGTTGACAAGACCTTTATGCAGGAGATTAATCAGCGCTTCAAGAATGCTGGGTATAAAATGCCAATTATTACCTTTTGGAGAGTAAATTGCAGCAATCGTCTTGCCCTGCCTTTCAAGGTTGATGACCGCGGTTGTATCATGGTTTCGGGTTATAGCACGAATCTCCTCAAGATGGTTTTGTCTGATAAGACCAATCCTATGGAGGCTCTTCTTGAACAGCTTAATGTTCCTCGTTATGACTGCTTCGAGGCAGCATACAGCGCATAACTCAAAAGGGTAGGTTTTCCTACCCTTTTTCTCTAAAAGGAGAATACTTAATGTTTGATAAAACCTATCTTTTATCTCCTCAAGGACAAGCAGATTATAAAGCTTGGATTAAAAAACTAACAGATATTGCCGCAAAAGAAGCTGGCGTTTCTGCAACAATAGATAACGATGGAGAACCTGTTCTTATGCTTATCCGAGGAAGTGACCATGTACCAGAGAAGCTAAGAGATAAAAACGCAAATCTTTATGTAATTAAAGTCACAATTGAAATTAAAGATATTCTTATGCGAGAACTTGAAGAAGTTGAAGCAACAATCAGAAACTACAACTTCCCAAAAGAAGCTCTTCCAGAAGTATACGAAGGTGTAGAAGAATCTATTATCTCTTTTTTAAAAACTCGTTTTATTGAACGAGAAGAAATTCTTCGTAAGGCAGAAGAAGAAAACAAATTCCAAATTTATGACTTCTTTGATAAGGAGGATAAGACCGATGAAAATTCAGCAGGTAACAAACAATCCTGACCTTATTGTAATTGATAGTCGTTGGCGAATTTCTCTCTCCACTGGTGAGATAACTGACTTTGATGGGACTAAGGCGTATGACCCTCCCGAATATATTTTCAAATTCCGTGACGAAGCGTTAGCTGGAAAGTGAGCATATTATGGAATATATTTCAAAGAAAGATTTGATTGAAAAGCTTGAATATACCCTTTGCGATATTTTCTCTTATGTTGATGATTACCCTGAATATACCGAAAAGGGTTTTTCGAAAGAGCTTGTAAATGAAATTATCAATTCTCTTCCAACCATTACTCTTTCTGACGATTAAAAATATTTCAAAAAACTCTTGACAAATGCCTTTTGGTATGTTACTATTAAAGCATACCAAGAGGTTATTTATTTTTTAAGGAGTTTATATATGTTTTCGGTTGAAACTGCTATTGTTGACGAGATTGTAAGATACAATAAAGTAGATTGTCCTTTTGTTCTTACCTCAAATTTTCCAGAAGATGTTAAAGAAAAAGTAAATAAAAATTTTAAAGACATTTATAATTTGCCTACTCTTTGGAGATTACATAAGGCATCTTGTTCTTCGCCTGAATTTCCTGTTTACGATTTTCAATTTTTTAATCTAAAAAGATTGGCTTGGGAAACTTCTTATCTAAAAATGAAAGATGTATCAGAATGGAAAGAATATCTTGAGGGAAAACTTATGCTTGGATTTAATCGAGGCAGAATTCAGTACGATACTCTCATTAACAACGCAAAAGAATTTCTAAAAAACGAAGAGGGTTGCGTAATTTATGACGCAACAACTACACCAGAATGGAGGACAAAAGAATGATTCAGATTCGTAATAATGTGTTTGAGACAAATTCTTCATCAACACATTCTCTTTGTATTTCAAAAGAGAAATTTGACCCTAAAAATATTCCTGAGTACCTTAATATTACTGCGGATGAGGATTTTGAGTGGTCTCAAATTACCTATGATACTCCCGAAGAAAAAGCCAACTACATTTTTGAAGTAATGTGCGAATGTGGGAAATTAGCTGAGATTAAGGATTTTAAAAACAAAATTAAAAAGCTTGGAATCAAGGCAAGCTATCCAAGGCTTGTCAAAGATAGGTGGGATTGTATTGATATTAGAGGTGATGTAGACCATGCAGGAGAAGCTGTCCCATTTGTTCACGAGCTTTTGAAAGATAACGATAAACTTTGTCGTTTTCTATTTAATCCTAAGAGTGTTATTTACACGGGCAGCGACAGTGAAGATGATGGCGACGCAAGTTGTTATGTGGCAGAAGCAGCAGAAAACAATGGCTATACTTGGGGATATGATGAAAACGAAGATTGGAACGAAACTCACCATATCCATCCAATGTATGACCCTGAACATTATGAATATTTCTTTAAGGGGAACTAAAAGTGTACAACTTAATGAGTAATAAATTTGACCGTCTTGGTGCTCGTATTTATGCAGTAACTTTTCTTGAATATACCAGCGCTCTACAAAATTGTGTGTCTTACAATCCAACACACGAAATCGGTAAAGCAGAATATATTTATACTGAACAAGGCACAGGTAAAATTCTTGTAAGCGAAACTAATATTGATAAAATTAAGAAGTTTGGCATTAAAGATTTAACCTTTGTGGGCTATCTTCCTGATAATCTTTTCTATCTTTAATTGAGGTGATTTTAAATGATTCAGATTCGAGACAATACTTTCGAAACAAATTCCAGTTCCAGTCACTCCCTAATTATTACTGATTTCGATGGCAAGTATACGCCCGAAGAAATGATGAAGGGTATCTATCTTTGGAATGATAAGGAAACAAGAATGTACGAAAACAATCTTGAATTTTATCGTTCTCCTTTTTCTCTACTTGCAACTTTTGAATCTAAGTCTCGTTATGCTATTGCATCTTCACAGGGTCATTTAGCTGATGAAGTTGAAAAAATTTGGCATAAGTATATTCCAAATTTTAATGGATTTAAATTTGATATGAAAACCGAAGAATACGACTATGACAAAAAGGAATGGGTAGACCTTGACGAACCTAAGCCTATTTACGGTGGAACTGATGATTACCAAATCGAGGGTTGGCTTAAAAGTTACAATGTAAGCCTTGAAGATTTTCTCACAATGCGTCGTTATATGGTGGTTTGCGATGGAGACGAAACGCACGAATGGTATCACATTCTTGATAGCGGTCTTGTGGATAAATCTCACATTATCCATGACAGTGAAAAAGAAGTTGCGGAAGCGTGGAAGAGAAAGTACGAAGAGGAAAACAAAAAGTGAATTCTTTTACTATCAAACATATTACAGGTAATGTTCTTGATTCTGATGCTCCTATCATTGCACATCAAGTTAATTGCCAAGGCGTAATGGGAGCAGGAGTAGCAAAGTGTATTCGTGAAAAATACCCTGACATTATGTTCACTTATTCCAGATGGTGTAAAAATTATCAACCTCAATATCTTCTCGGGCAGGTACTTGATTATTGCACAGATAAAAATCAAATTATCGCAAATTGTTTTGCGCAAAATAAAACAGGTTCAGGTCGTATGACTGATTATGAAGCTTTTTATTGTTGCCTCGAAAACCTCAAAAAGGGAATTAAGTATTATGGTTTTGAACACCGAATTGCTTTTCCTTATAAGATTGGCTGTGGTCTTGGAGGAGGAGACTGGGATGTTATCTTAGCTATGATTAAGTCCGTTTTTGGTCACGATGGTGACTATACCATTGAGTTTTGGTCTCTTGACGAATTCGATGTAATTCCAGTAGTATGCTAAGTAGTTCTTTATGATAAAAGAGGTTTAGAGATTTTTTCTCTAAACCTCTTGACATTTATATATGAGTATGCTATTATAAGTATACAACTTAAGGAGGTTGAACAAAATGACAGAGGAAAATCGTATTTATTGTGCCTATGACACCCTGAATCCTACTATCAATCCTGATGGTTCTGAAAAGCATTGGTGCTCTCATTACGGCAGTTATGTTTGTAAGGGCTGTGACCATCGGTTTGATGGAGACCGCATTAAGAAGTATATGGAAGACCATCCAAAGGAGCATTAACTATGGAAAATAATTGGGTTTCTTACAAAAATGGAAATTATAATGTCCATTTAGACCTCGTTAGCGGAACAAAGATTCGTGAAAATAATCTCACTTTCTTTCAGGCTGACCGTCCAGAAAATATTGACATTAAGATTACAAATCGCTGTACCAATCCTTGTGGCACAAAAGAATGTCCTAAGAACTGTGAGTTTTGCCATGAAAATTCTGGTCCTAATGGCAAGCACTCTGACGCTCTTAACTCTAAGTTCCTTGAGACACTTCCTGAGTGGACAGAGTGCGCTCTCGGTGGCGGAAATGTACTGGAATATCCCGACCTTGTGCCGCTTCTGTATAAGATGAAAAATCTTCATTTGATTTCCAATATCACTGTTAATCAGAAGCACTTCATGGAAAATCTTTCTCTTCTGCGCGAGCTTAATAATCAGAAGCTCATTTATGGTCTTGGTATTTCTCTTACTAATCCTTACGAAGAGGGATTTATTGCGGCTGTTAAAAGTTTTCCTAATGCTGTTATTCATGTGATTAATGGCGTTGTAACTCTTGCACAGCTTTCAGCTCTTGGTTGTAAAGACCTTAAGATTCTGATTCTTGGCTATAAGGAAGTTCGTCGTGGTGTAGCATATAAGGCTGATGTAGACCACATGGTTGAATTCCGTAAAAATCGACTTTACGCAAGTCTTCCGTTTATCGCAGAACATAATTGGTTCAAGACAATTTCTTTTGACAATCTTGCCATTGAGCAACTTGAACCTAAGCGTTTCCTGAGTGATGAATTCTATCAGGAACATTATCTTGGTTGTGATGGAATTGATGGTGAAACTCAGACTTCCGCTTCGTATTATGTTGACCTTGTGGAAAATGTATTTGCTCGTAATTCTTGTGATGTAAACCATCGCTATCCACTTGAAAACCATACTGCTACGGAGTGTTATCAACTTCTCCGCGACAATAAAATCTAACGGGGGGAAAATAAAATGAGTTTACTTGGATTTGGCTCTCCTTTTGCAGACATTTTCATGGCTATGACAATGGATAACCGCTTTAACGAGCCAAAAGATAATTTTGGTATTCCCTCTACTCCTGATGTTTGGGATGAAGAGGAACTTGACAACGATTATTTTTCAGATTACGAAAGCGAGGAAGATTTTTAATGTATATTCTTTTTGACCCTAACACCAACGATTATGTTTGTCGAGCTTCAAACGGGGGATATAATATCTGTAAAGGAATTTCTCAGTCTGCCTTATTTTCTACTGAAAAGGGTGCTCTAAACATCCTTAATAACGGTGGCATTCCAAAACTGATTGCTTCAAAGCATACCTTTAAGCCTACTCGCGTTACCACAAAGTCTGGTAAGGCATATAAAATTATCAATCCTGCCGAACCTGCTCCTATTAAGGCTTTTGATTTCTCTGCCCCAGAGGAAATCCGCAAGGCTGCTGATTATCTTGGTCGAGTAATGGAAGACGCTGCTGGACTTTCTCTTTCTATTGCTAATATGGACAGAGAAATTAGCGATATTCAGCACTACATTGAAACCAAGCCGCTTAATGCCGCACAGCGTAGTCATATCTTCAAGATTTATCGAGAAAAGTTGGCAGAACGTAGGCTTTATAAAAATCTTCAAGATATTACTTCTACAATGGAAAACGCTCATATCAGCGAAAAGAATCTTAAGAATATCGTACATTCAGTTGATGGTCTTGATACAAAGACATATTCGCCTCGTAGCGCCTTTGGCGAAATTTTGTTCGGTGTAAAGAAAGTGGAGGAATAATTATGGTTCTTATGACTAATGACCAGATGAAAGCACTTCTTAGTGCAATGCTTAACGGACTTCTGGAAGATTCTGAATTTACACGCAAAGATATGTGTGATATTCTTGAAGACCTCGCTGACGAATTTCGTTATTAAGAAAGGAGTATATTATGGGATATTGGGACCCGCCTGAGTATTTTGATGAAGCAAAGTTTCCTGAAATTGATGCTGAAACTGATACTCTTATTGAGCATTTAGTTGGAGCAATTAAAGAGGAATATAAAGACAAGATTGCGAAAGAATCTGACGCTTATCAAGACCTTAAAGCAAGTTATGACAGCTTGCGTAGAGAACTAACAAATAAAAACAGTGACCTTTTAGCTAAAGATGGGCTAATTGAAACTCTCAATAAAGAATTAGCTAAAAAGAAAACGGAACACCCCTCTTTTAAGTTTAATATCGGAGATACTGTATATTTTTCAAGAGTTGCTTATAATTCAGAAAAAAAGGTTTTCTGTCCTCGTTGTGGGGGAAAGGGATGTATCACACTTGATGTTAAAACTAATAATCTTCCTGCTGACATTACAGACCCTGTAACATACATTTGTCCAGACTGTAGAAATTCTACTGAAAGCTACCTTTATAATAAGGCGAAGCATTTTAGGGAATATCGTTATTACAACTATTACGTTGAAAAGGGAAAAGTTCTCAAAATTGAGTACGTTATTGGCGAAAATGAAACCTCGACGCGATATTTTGTTAAGTCTGCAACACAAACATCTTCTTATTCTTTTGCTGAACAAGATTTATATGAAACCTTTGAGCAAGCCTCTCCCGCAGCACAATGTGATAAGGAGCTTTCTTATATCGAAGCTTGCAATAAAGTTGGCATTGCTCCAAATTTGATTAATAAAGAGGCTTCTTCCGATGTTAAACTTACAGCCCTGTAAATATTGCGGTAAGACTCCAAAAGTGTCTCCATTGGTGACACGAGCAATTTTAAAACAGGTTCAAAGCAATTCAAAGTCAAAGATTTTTAAAATGCAGATTGAAAGAATTGAAGTCCCTGTTTTTTACACCGTTCAATGTCAGAATAATAAATGCAAGAACCACTTGCACAAATTCCCCAATAAAATGATTTCTGAGGATTCTATAAATGGAGCTATTCTAAAATGGAATCAGCAAAATTAAATTCTTTCTTTTTTGTAGGTAAAGACCCTTCTGAAAACCCTCATATCGGAGATATTTGGCGTAGTGGTGGAATAGGAAACTCAATGATGGTTTGGACAGAAAATGGAGCAGTTGAAATTGGTGACATACCAAGTTCTTTGGATTACGATTATTCTCCTATGACAGACAAATTGGAATATCCTACTCATTGTCCTTCTTGTGGAGCACCAGTTAATTCTTCTCGCCGCAAATGTGAATATTGTGGAGTAGAATACAGAAAAATTTCTTACAAAAGTTAATAAATAATTTTTTAATCTCCCTTGACAGGTGCGTAAAACCGTGTTATACTAACGGTAGTAAACCATCAAGGGAGGTTATTTTATAAATATTCTTTTTCTCGATTATGATGGAGTAGTAAACACTCCTCAATGGCGTCCTCATCCAGCAGACCCTTCCAGAATGCTTTGTACTTATAACTTCCCCCGTGATAACAAGGTAAATGATTTCCAATGTGTTCAATGGATTTCTGAGTTTTGTCAAAAGTATAATTATCATATTGTAGTTTCATCTTCTTGGAGATGGGAAGACAATTACAAGGAATGTCTCATCAATGGCGGACTTAGACAGGGAATTAAAATTCTTGGAAAGACCCCAGATTATTCAAGATACTATGGAGCTACACGAGGAGATGAGATTCAAGCGTGGCTTGATATTCATCACGAAGAAAACATTAACTTTCTTATTGTAGATGATACTTGCGAAGAGGATTTTGAAGTCCACAAATGGGATTGGGAAAACAATAAAATTACTGGCTTGGATAAATTCCAAACGCTTAAGCTCCAAGACAGATTTATTCAAACCAATACACTGATTGGATTTAGAGAGCCAAGCTTCCACTATGCAGAGCAGATTCATCAAGCTTTTAACGCAAATAAGAACTAAAACAAACCAAAAAAATAAAAGGAGATTTTTATTATGTTGCCTGTAAGTGTCGATGGAGTGATTTGGCTGACCACGAATTACACCGCATATAACACACCAATTATTGTTGGTGTCCTTGAGTATGCTTTATTGGCATTAAGCTTTTGTGTTGCGTTAATAGCAACTTTCTTCTGGTTTAGTTTTAAAGAAAAGTGTTTAACGCTATATTTAATCGCGATTTTTGTATGCTGTATGATTTCATTTTTAGCTATTTACCACGGCGATAAGAAAAACCGAGAAAATTTTATCCCTGAACCTATTTCTTATGTAGTGTACATTGAAGATAATGCAGATTACAAAACGCTTATCCAAAATTATACTATTGAATCCGAGCAAGATAATCTCACAACTATTGTTCTAAAGGAGAATTAAAATGACAAATTATCTATATGAAAACATTCGAAAAATTCCTGCAAATCTAACGTGTGGTGATTTGATAGATTTGCGTCAATATTTGATTGATGCTGTAAATTGTTACCATAATATTTCACGTCAAGACAAACAGGCCATTGGAGGACAAATCTTCGCTAAATTTGAATATAAAATTTTTAAGGCTGTTAATTCTTATCTTGAGACGATGGACTCTCATTCTGATGATATTACCAATAATCTCGAAACTGATAAGCACCTAACAGATACAACCAACAATCCATGGTCTACTTCCCCACAAATCCCCACTATTATCCACAACGTCAATGAATTTGGCCATACTCCTAAACGCAATTCTACTCCTAAACTAAGACATATTCTTACTGATGCGGCAAAAAAAGACATTAAGTCGCTGGCAAATCTTTCTCGAATGTTTTGCAATTGGGCTAAAAATGCGAGTTTGGATAGGTCTCCTACCAATTTCTGTCTTGAATATTATGGCGTAAAGATGGAAGTCTCTTTTGCTGTAAACGATGCTGCTGTCTATTTGCGTTTCGAAGGTCTTAATACAATCAACAAATTCTATTCATTCCGTTGTAGTCCAAGTGTAAAGCATAAATCTTTCTCGCGTGAATTTTGGAGCACTTATCGTAGACGCATGACCAAGACTATCGCAAAGGTTATGCGAGATATTGATAATAATCCTAACAATTGGTCTTACATGGAAGTTAAAAGGGGAGATTTGGATTAATGAACGATTTTGCTATTCAGGGCGTAACTATTTTAGGCACAGAAATATCCAATCACGTTTTTGCTCTATCGCTTCTTTTTATTTTTTCGTTTCTTTCTTTAGGCCTTTTTGTTCTTGTGTGCGCAGGTATTTCTGATAAGGAATATCTTGCTGCTGTTATTTGTTCTTTATTGTGTATGATGTCAATATTTATAGCATTTTTAGCTTATAAAGACTGGAAAGCCCCACCAGAAACTATTTATACAATTTCCATTGATGATACAGCGAGTTATAATGAAATAAAAAACAACTTTTATTACATTCGTGAACTTCCAAATGGTCTATATGAAGTTAAACTAACAGAAAATAATTCTCAAAATGACTAAAAATCGAAGAAGATTCTATCACAATTTGTTCCATTTGTCTCCCATTCCCAATTTAACAGTTCTTACTCCTCGTATTCCAGAAGCGGCGGTTTGGGGTTACGAAGATAAAAAACAAAAAAGAGTATGTTTTTCTACTTCAATTAAAAGATGTTTAATTGCTTTATCAGATTGTAATGGGCAATATTATGTGTATGTTCCTGTAAATCAACACAAAGCTTACAGTCCAACGCCAACAGAAGTTGTTGATGTAAGTGAGACAAGCGAAAAATGGATTACTCGCCCAGTTAAAGTTAAATGTATAGGGGCTATTGTTCCTACCACATATACCGTGCAAGAAGTTTACTTCCCCATACATGATGAAACTCTTGGTATATTTACTTATGGCTGGAAATGGATAGAGAAATATAATTAATAAACTCTTGACAAACCTCTATTTTTATGGTAAGATAATCTCAAACCAAAGAATAGAGGTTTTGTTTATGACCGCTCCTAATAACATTTGTATTTACGCCGACCCTTTCCCCGATGGGGAGCTTCATTGTTTGGCATATTCAGAAGCGAAGTATCCTAACGGAAAAATGAATTTGCATTTTCCTGTTTGCTCTAAAAAGAATTGCCCTTTAAAGAATCCTAAACTTTTAAACGGAGGTAGTCTTAATGTCCGATAAGAGAGAACTGTCTGGTTGGCTTGCTCCTAATGGGGATTTTACTCCTGTGTTTTGGAGAGGACAGGATGAAATGAGTGAACAACTCTGTTCAATGTTGGGTTTGGAAGAATTTTTCTTGCCTGATGAAGAACTCATTAAAAGAGGTTGGCTTAGAATTAGTTGTGTCACGCTCAATGGTGGACCAATCATTAATATTGGAATGAGAGAAGACACTCATTTTACAGAAAGCCAAAAGAATTTTCTTCGTCCTTATTTCGAGGATAGGGAGCATTATGAGTTTTTTGCCTATCTCTATGCCATTTGGGAGGAAGAAAATGAGCTCTAAGAAATATAATTCATATCTACAAAGAAAAGTTTTAGACTTTCTAACTCTTTCGGAAGGGTGGGGAGGAGAAGATACATTTCCCTTTAATTTTGAATTCGTAAATTTTTGTGCAGCTATTGCAGTACATTTGGGTACAAAATATCCTTGGGAATCTTTCCCCACTTATGATAATTCTATTCAATTTAAAATCAATCTATATAACAGGGCTAATCCTGACGAATGTGACTTTTATTTTGAATTTGAAATCTATCCAAAAGAAGATACGCTTGGAGAAATTGATAGAATTTCTTATCTTTTTATAAAAGAACAGGAATATCAAAATGCTCTTGGTGGATTTCTTGAGCTTAAACCAAACTCTTCTCCCGCTGACATTGCAAATTACTTTAACACTCTTGTAGGAGATTATATTTATGAACAAACCAAAAGAATTTAAATTAGGTTGGCTTTCTCCTGATGGTGAATTAGTAGAATGTCATACCTTTGACCATATTTCTTCTGCCAGCGAAATTTGTGATAAGCTTGGTTATTCTTATGCTAATGCAAGAGGAAATGCGCCTGATGATGTTTTGCTTGCTCATGGGTGGTTACATCTAACATATTCTATGCTTGACCATGAATATAGGATTTATTACGCTTATTTTAATCATGTTAGGCTAACAGAAACACAAAAGGCTTATATTCGTCCTTTCAAGGAAATGGGATATACTTTTGGAGACTTGTTTGAGATGACTTGGGAGGAAAATGATGAGGAATTTAATTAAGAAAATTGCTCTGGCTCTTGTGAGTATTTTCTTTTTTGCATCTCTTTTTTATGGTTATATGAATTAGAGGAACAAAGACATGGACAACATTATTCATATTCCATTTAGCTACGATATTTGGAAGCCCTCAGAAATGAGGTATTTCATTGATAAAGAAGCACAACGCTGTTTCAAAAGTGACAATCCAGAAGAAATTCTAAACCGTTCTTATTTTTCTATGTATGTGGAATGGTGGCTGCATAATATCGGCTATTACGCAACATATCCTTTGTGTGACGATTTTAATTATTTTTCCAAGCTAAACGAAAGATTTAGAGATGTTGATTTAGAGGAATGGAAAAGGAGTGTTGATTAAATGCTACCAATTCTTGTTATTTTAGCTTATATAGCCATTCCAATTTGTCTTTATAATTATTTTGAAGATAAAAATAAAGCCATGGGAAATTCTTTGGCTAACAAAACTCAAAAAATTACTCTTGATGCTATTCGAGCTAAAAGAGATTACAACAAATATTTCTATGAGGCTAATATTGAAAAATGGAAGCAGTCTAAATTTTATTGCTTTGTTTTAAAAACAATCCATGATGTAGCCAAAAATGGAGAATCTGGTGTAATTATTAACTATTTAACAGAAAAAAATGTTATTCTTCCAACAAAAACAATTTATAATAGTTATGGAGAAGCTATTACACCTTCTGGACACACAGTTCTTTTTCGAGAAATTGATTATCAATTTTCACCTGATGAACTTACTCATTTCTCTGATACTGATGCTCTTGTGACTTACATTGACGGCTTGATTCGATATTTAAAAAGTGAGCATTTTAACGTCAAAATCCGTCCGAGTTACACCAATTCCATTACAATTTCTTGGTAATTTACAAACTTTTTTATAAAACTCTATTGACAACCTCTTTTGTTTGTGATATTATTATCATAGAAAATCTAAGGAGGTTACTTTTATGAAGCTTGATATGAGATTTGGATGGTTGATGCTTCGAGTTTTCGCTTTGATTGTCACAGTATCTTTTCTTTTTAAGAACGGATTTAATTCTACCTTTATCGGTTACTGTGTAGCTTGCATCCTCACTTGGGTGATTGCTCTTAGGTATGAAAAGAAGATTGCTGTAAAGGAGAATTAAAATGAATAATTGGTATTCCGATGCTTTAAAATATGCCAATCGACTCGCTACTAATTCTGGTGGTTGGAAAGAGGGAGAACAGGAAGAAGTAGAAAAGGTTCTCTCTTTTATTGGCGGTATGCACGATAAGGCAACAGAAGATTCCGAAGAAGATTCTCTTTACAATGTGTTTGAAAATGGTTATTGCTACTATTTCGCACAGATTCTAAACTTTGCATTTCCTAATGTCGGTCATGTTGTTTGGGTGCGTAATTATGGGCATATCGTTTGGCAAAGCTATTCCACCTCTATTTGCTATGATATTAGCGGAATTTATCTTGAATATACAAGCACAGATGATTTAGTTCCTATTGATAGACTCGGACAGCTTTTAAAAGATTTTAAGCACAATGGCGAAGAATATCGTTGCTACAATTCAGACTTTAAAACTTGGTGCGACAAATATGGGTTTAAACCTATTTTAGCTGTTACTATTATTTATAAAAATCTACCAGAGCTTAGCGGAAAAAATTATTCTGCTTGGGACGAACTTTATTACTACATTGAAGATTCGGCAATCAAGTTTTGGGAAGACTCTAACGCAAACAAAAAAGCTTGTCTTCACTCAATCGAAGCTGAACTTAGAAAGGGTGAATTTTAATGAAACTTTGGGTTGATGATGTGAGGCCAGCACCAAATATGTATGTCTGGTTAAAAAGTGTTGATGAAGCAAAAGAATGTATTGAATTTCTGGAAGAACATCTTGCGAAAGTTCGTGAGGAACTTCGTCCTTATAGCGGTAATAATATCGAAATTATCGACATTGACCACGATGCAGGAGATTATGTTAGATTTGGTGGAGACTACATCAAACTCCTTGATTGGCTCGAAGAAACTGGTCGCAATTATCCTATCCGTATTCACAGCATGAATCCAGTTGGGGTTCAAAATATGCGAAATATTATTCAGCATAATAACTGGAAAGAAATTCCTTTTGAGGGATTTGACTAAAAGGAGGACTAAAATGAACAAGCAGACAAACGATTTTATCATTAGCCTTAAGCGTTACACAGAGACCGAAGACCGTTTTGGAGATTACTATCTCAACGCAACAGCAGAATATCTTTCTAATATGAGCGGAACTCCTATCGAGCATTACAATAAGAGCATTCTTTATAGCTATATTCAGTCTGCCTTTAAAGACTTCATGTCTACGGCGGATTCTCCTCAGCTTGCCATGTATGATTTCTTCACCTCTTTTAATAATAATGTTAAAAAGTCTTCTGACCCAGACCTTGTTCTTGCTCACGCCTGTTGTGTAGCTATGGATTTAAGCCAAGTGCGTGAAAAGAAAGATGGTGTATGGATGACAGTAAATGGTTTTCATGTACCTGCTGACCCCAAGGACGATAAAAATTTATACAGGAAAGGAAATTAATTGTGAATTATATTGACGCTACCATCGAAATGAAAATCAAAGAAGATGGCAATCCTAAATTTGAGATTGTTCTTCCTCAGATTGTTGAGTGGACTTGTTC